TTTATCACGATGGTCAACATGTTCTCTAGTTAAATATGGTATTTCTCTATCTTTATTATTCATTTTACAATTGTTAACTTTAATTGTCATTTCTTTCTCTCCCATTTTTTTTGGTTTAAGATAGAAAATTCGTCTAGAACATAAGCTTCTTAATCCTATATCAGAACGATTTTTATTTTCATCACTAATATCTTGAAACACAGATTTAATATTTTTTTCACCATCAAGATCTTTGTATACATACACAGGATTTATTGCTCCTACAATTGCACTATATGCTTGGAAAATCTTAGTATAAAATTTAGATACATTTAAACACATTTCATTTTTATTATAATTTTTTTCTCCTTCTTCATTTACAACCTTTAATTCTTTAAACCCGTCGTCTGTAATCGCATACAAATCTTGATTTCCATATTTAACTCTAGTAGAAACAACATTTACATTTATTGGTTTTAATTTTTTCTTTAAGAGCCTATGTGTTAATACAGATACTTGTTCACAATATGTAGGATCATTAAGTTTAAGTAGTTGTTGAAAAGATTGTTCAAATATTAACTTGGAAGCTATTTCATCTATGCTATTAACCAATTCTTCGTTAAAAAACATATCAGGTTTTTTACTATTCCCCTGACTTTGAGTATTTCCCATATGTTATAAATATATATAATAAAATTGAATTAAATATATTATTATTTTTATATTTTAAAATGTTAAATGTTAAAATAAAAAATGTAAAAAATACTAAACGAAAAAAAAAGAAGAAAAAGAAAGAAGACTTATGGGATGCATTTGACCATGAATATAATACAAAAACTCAATCATTAGAGTTAATGTATTCAAACCAAAGTAATTCTTCAAGAGAAAATTGTGAGTTATGTAATTCACCATTACAATACGCTGAATCAAATTATCTAACATGTAGTAATAATAAATGTAGTGTAATATATAAAGACAGTTTAGATCAAACAGCAGAATGGAGGTTTTATGGAGCAGATGATTCATCTAGTAGAGATCCTACTAGATGTGGAATGCCAGTAAATCATTTATTAAAAGAATCATCATATGGATGTAAAGTAATATGTAATGGTAAATCATCATATGAAATGCGAAAAATTAAAAGATACACAGAATGGCAGTCGATGCCATATAAAGAAAAATCACAATATGATGAATTTGAGCATATTAAGGCAATGTCTAGAATTGCTGGTATTCCGAAAATGATACAAGATGAAGCATTAAGACAACATAAAATTATATCAGAGATGAGAACATTTAGAGGATTTAATAGAGAAGGAGTAATAGCAGCATCTGTATATATTGCGTGTAGAATTCATAATTACCCTAGAACAGCCAAGGAGATTGCTACAGTATTTAAGTTAGATGCTACATCTGCTACGAAAGGTTGTAAACATGCTGTACATTTACTAGAGAAAAATGAAACTGGACTTGAAAATAATGAAAAAACACATTTTCACAGAACTAAACCAATAGCATTTATAGAGCGGTATTGTAGTAGATTAAACATGAATAGTGAATTGATAAAACTGTGTAAATTTGTAGCAATGAAAATAGAAAAAAATAATATTATCCCTGAGAATACACCACATAGTGTTGCTGCAGGAATAGTTTATTTTGTAGCTCAATGTTGTAATTTAAATATAACAAAAAAGCAAGTAAATTCTTATAGTGAAATAAGTGAGGTTACCATTAATAAATGTTATAAAAAACTAGATAAAATTAAAGATACACTTATACCCAAAAGTATTATATCAAAATATTCTTTATAAAAATATATTATAAATTTTATATTTTTATACAATAATTTAACTGTTTTTAATCTATTAAATCTTTAATCATTTTATTACGAATTTCATTCCAATAAGCTCTTCCTTCACTGCCACCTTTGTGAGTAATTTGACCAGGATGAAGCCTATAATACAATAAAGGTTCAGGAAAATTATAAACAACTCCAAACATTTTCAACATTCTTAACTCTAGATTAAAATCTTCAGCCATCTTTTTCAATTCAGGGTTATAATTACCTGCTTTAATTATAGATGATTTTCTATAACAAACTGTAGGGTGATTTATAAACCAATGCGTTGGTCTTTTCTTAAACTCTTGCCATTGAATAGTAGGTAATCTTGTAATATCTACGACATGTTTTGTACTGCCACGAAACATATTTATTTGACCACCACATATGTGAATATTAGGATTATTTTCCATAAATTTCATTTGTTTCATAATTCTATCAGAAATCATTATATCATCACTATCCATTTTAATAATAATTTCATTGCTACATAATAACACACCATGATTAAGTGTATATCCAATTCCTTTATTACCATCATTTTCTTTATATACTACAGTAGTAAATCTAGTTGTTTTTTCAAAGTGTTTTAATTGTTTTTTAAGAATAGTAGTATGTAATTTATCTGAACCATCATTTATCCATACCAATTCTATATTAAATAAACCCTCCTGTTTTTTAATAGAGTCCAAGCATTCTTTAACAAACGATGCTTGTGTATTTAAACTAGACACTAAAACGGATACAGAATCATTTGGTTTAGAAAATTGTTTAGGGAGAGATAACTGATTCATTGTTTCATAGTTTTGTTTTGTAGACCCCCATTCTTGATAAGCATAAATTTTTTCATGTCCTTTATATTCAATACCACTATAATGACGAGGTAAGAAATAATAACTAGGAAACACCTTAATTTCGTTTGTCATTTGATAGTCATTTACTATTCTAGTTAGTAGTCCCGGACCTACATTGTACCATGCTCGTTGATTGGTTAGTTTTTGGGAGACATGATTTTCTCTTATCCATTTAATACATCGTTTTACAATTAAATGATTAGGTGGAAACCCCATTGTTCCAGTAGCGATTAAGCCTTTTCTTATTTTTTCTTGTTCATAACCGGCAAAACATTTACATTTCATTAAAATGTCATCAATTGGTTCAATACATATAGAGTCAGCATCAACAAATACCCCTCCATACTTTTCCAATATTTCCCATCGTATAATATCCGCTTTTCCATTAATTTCTTCGATAGAATCAATCTTATCTTTCAAGGTCAACACCATACCCCTTTTATCTAACTCTTCTTCATTCCAAAAAATATATTCATATCCCAAATGAGAATGTTTATCTTTCCATGTGTTCATAAATTTGGTAGGCGCTGGTTTACTACCAATCCATAATTGATGTATTATCTTTGGTATAGACATTGAATAATATTAAACACTTACTTTTAATATTATTTCCATAAATTATAATAGTTATTTATTTTTATCAATTACATAATCATATATACCTCCTACTGTAAAATAGTGTTTTATTTTAAGATATTCACTGTACATATTATTATATTGTTGTTCATTTATATTAGAAAGTATACTTTCTAATTTATCAATATCATTTACATTTAATGAAATACATATTTTACTATAGTTTATTTTATCCTTAAATGGTAACCATTCTTTATCATTCCATATATAAACAGGTATACATCCTAATTTGAAAATTTCAAAAAAACGAAAAGATGATCTGCCATAACCTCGTGGAGCCAACGCAAATTTGGAATTAGAAGTAGTTTTAATAAAATTATGCTGTTTGTTAATATCTACATTAGAAGTCCATCCATTTGTAAAATGGATAATAAATTTATTGTTATTATTAAATTTTATTCTAATCTGTTTTCTTACATTAGGCAATACATTATTAGCGGTTTCAGCACCAACAAATGAACATAGTATGAATTTATCTTGAAAAGATTTTTTAGTAATACTTGATAATGTATTTTTAATATCTTGATATACAAGTGGTATAGGCACATCACCACAACCAGTACCATAAATAATAGTATTATCGGGTAATTTAAGTTTTACTCCATCATCATGTTGAACAATTGTAAAATATCCATTATCAGATGGATTTTGTTTAACCCATTCATTCAATGATTCTTGCATTTTTTCTTTATTTTCATTATTTTTAAACCATCCTTCTATTTGAAAATTTGTCCATAACGCAGGAATATATTTTCTTTTGAGATTTGGTTTATTTTTAATAAATGTATCTAAAAAATATTCTTCTAGATACATACCATTTTTAAATGGTGGATATGTATCTTTATTTTTACAATAAAATAATTCATTTTTAATCATTTGTTTTGATATAACAATTACTATTTTAATATTTAAATATTAAAATGGTAATATTGTTATAAAATGCAATACTATGGATTAAAGGATTCAAATGGAATACCATTGGACAAGAAATTAGATGAGCTATTTAAACATAAATCAAATGGTACTTATATTGAATTAGGTGCTAATAATGGTATATTACAAAGTAATACTTATTTTTTTGAAAAAAATAGAAACTGGAATGGAGTTTTAATTGAAGCATCTCCTATATTATATGAAATATGTAAAAATAATAGACCTAATTCAAAATGCTATAACTATGCGTGTGTTTCAAATGATTATAATAAAAAAACAGTTTTAGGTGATTTTAATTTTAGTAATCCTAAAGATGGATTGATGTCGAGTATAAATTCAGTAAGAAGAAGTAGATATAAGAATAATTTAATCGAAGTAAATTGTAATAATCTTACTAATATTCTAATTGATTCAAAAATATCAACATCAATTGATCTATTATCATTAGATGTTGAAGGACATGAATATCAAGTATTAAAAGGATTAGACTTTAATAAATATAAAATCAATTATTTATTAGTAGAAATATACAACAAAGATTATAATAATATAACTAGTTATTTAAATGAAAATAATTATAGTTTAAAAGAAAATTTTTCAAATTACAATAAGTTAAATAATCCTAGATGGGATGGTACGCATAATGATTATTTATTTAAATTAAATTAAATAGTGTTATTTTTAGTATATTAATACATATATAAATGAAGCCATTTTTTCATGAAGAAGACAAAGCAATGTTTTACAAATATCTTGATAGATCAACTGTTTATTTTGAATTTGGATGTGGGGGTAGTACATACCAGGCAAGTATAAGAGATAATATAAAAAAAATTTATTCGGTTGAAAGTGATATACAATGGCAAAGACGATTGAAAAGTAAAATAAAACACAGAGATATAAAATATATATATAATGATATTAACACTCGACCAAATACATGGGGTTATCCTGGTAGAAACGCAACAAATCAACAGAAAATAAACTATAGTAACCACATGAAGAATTTAGGTATTGAAAAACAACAAGAGATTGATATGGTATTTATTGATGGTAGATTTCGTGTTGCTTGTTGTTTAAAGTGTTTTGATATAATTAAAGATGATTGTGTTGTTTTATTTGATGATTTTTTATTTAGGAAACATTATCATATTGTTTTAAATTATTTTGATATAATAGAACAAACCAAATCAAATAGTATGGTTGTTTTAAAGAAAAAAGACAATATTAGTGTACCTGAAGATGTTATAAAAAAATACGAGTTGATTCCAAATTAAGTATAATGATATAATTCAGTGTTTTCAATAGGATATTTACAATGACCATTTTTATTTACACGCTCTGGATAATCAGGCATGTAACATTTTACTATTTTTGTTGATAAAAATGCTGCACACCATGATATTGTACTAATAGAACATACTAATACTTTACTATTTCGCATTATATGATAGTCTGTAAGAATATCATTGCTTTCTATGTTTATAGAAATATTTTTGGTTAATTTTATATATTCTTTAATATCATTTATAAAACATTGCTCATATGTATTTTTCGGTTTATTAACGATTAAACAAGAATTTTTAGGAATATTTATTTTACTTATTATATTTTTAATGCTATCAATAGATAATGTTGTTCCATGATCAACTTTATCACCCAATCTTATATGAATTGCTAGATCGTAAAATTTATTAAAATTTGTAGGATTATGTATAATATCTTTTATGTAAAATTTTTCAATATTTCCATCTCCAGCATTAACACCATCTGTCAATACAAAATGTTCTATATTTGATTTCATATATTTTAATATTTCATCTTTATATTTTCTATATACAATATCATGTTGATAATATCCATTCATTAAATAGTTAGTTTTATTATCTATATTTATGTTAAAATTTTTGCTGTCCAAATCAATTATCTTTTTAAACATTTCATCATTAATAATAAAATTATAGTTACCATTTGTTTGATAATTTAAATTACATTTTAAACATAAAAAACTACATCCCAAGTATCGGAATATTGCGTTTCCTAATCTCCCTTTTATTTGAAATACTACACTCATTTAGATTTATTTTTTAGATATCTTTATATTTTAATTATGGTATAAAGACATTATATTTATAGTAATTATATGTTTTCATTATGCATTCCAACAATGAACCGATTTGATACATATTTGAGAGGGTATTTAGAAAAATATTTGAATAATCCATTAATTTCAGAAATTGTAATAACAGATGAAAATGGAAATGATGTTCAAAAAATAAAACAAACATTTCCTGACAATAATAAGTTAAAATTACATGTAAATGAAAAAAGATTAGGTCCATTTTTAAATAAAATAAAAGCATGTAAATTAGCAACAAATACATGGATAGCATTAATTGATTCTGATAATTTTGCGGATATAGATTATTTTAATAAAGCAACTGAATTTATCGAAAAACATAATCCACCTAAAAATTCAATTATATCACCATGTTATGCTTCAGAAACATTTAATTTTAACCATTTTAGTACAATAAATGGAGAATACACAAAATTAAATAAGGAAAATTTTAACAAATTAAAGAATATAGAATTACAAAATAAAAATTCAGGTCGCATGAATCATATTTTAAATATAGGTAACTATATTTTAAATAAGTTTGTAATAAATACAATTGATTTAACACAAGAATCTGAATTAATAAAAAATTCTCATAGTTTTGATGTAATATTGATGAATTATATGTTTTTTACCCAATTAGATGTACAATTTTACATTGTAAATGGTCTTAAGTATAATCATGTTATAAGCAATGATAGTGTTTATCTTAGTCATATATCAAAACAACAACAATATGCAAGAGTAGCATATGCAAAAATGTATCAATATTTTAAACAATAATTTAAATATATATCCAATATTATCATTATATGAAAATATTAGATATTCCTATTGAATTTCAACCAGCATATTTATCCAATTATCCTGGTTATACTTCTGGAAAAAATATGGAAGAGATATTTTTTGAAATGTTTAAAAGTAGTCATCATAGTATTAAAACAGACTATATATACATACCCGTATTTTGGACATCTTATTATGTAACTCATAATTATGCTAATAATATTAACCCTTTATATGAGTGGTTGAATAAACTAGATAAAAGTAAAAAATATTTCACAATAGTTCAATATGCGTCTGGTATATTTGTAAATAAAGATAAATTTGATATTGATATAATTGTTTTTAGTGCTGGTGGAGGAGGTATTAATGTTAAAGGTAAAACATCTGAAAAACAATTATTATACCATGGATTAACTAGGCATATATTTTATGGAAATAAAGGAGATTATGATATTCCATTAATGTGTAAACCATTATTTCCTTCTATAAAAACAAATAAGGATATATTTTGTTCTTTTATGGGAAGATTTGATACTCATTACTGTAGAATTAATATGTTTAATATACTGAATACAAATAAGAAATATCAAATGTTTAATTCAGTTAATTTTGAGAAATACAAAGAAATATTAAATAGAAGTATTTTCACCCTAGCACCTAGAGGCTATGGATACACTTCATTTCGTATATACGAAGCAATACAAGCAAATAGTATACCTGTTTATATATGGCATGACAAAATGGTTTTACCATTCAGTGATATATTAGATTGGAACGATTTTTCTGTAATAATAAATAGTAAAGACATATCAAAATTACCAGAAATTTTAGATGGAATTGATATAACTGAAAAACAAAGAAATTTACAAAAAGTAAAGAAACAATTTACATTTGATGAGACATTTAAATATATAACAAGTAAAATATAAATTAAATAATTAAATATATAAATATATTTACTTATAAATTTAATATAATGATAATACCACTGAAAATACTTAGATCCAAGCTAAACCTAGAAATAAAAGGTGTTTTACATATAGGTGCTCATGAATGTGAAGAGCAAAAATATTATTTAGAAGAAGGTGTAAATAATGATAATATTTATTGGGTGGAAGCAATGCAAGAAAAGGTTGAATTAATGAAAAAGAAAGATAACACATTAAAGGTTTATCAATCTGTTATAGATGTAGAAGACGGAAAAACAATTGAGTTTAATGTTGCGGACAATGGACAAAGCTCATCTATATTTGATTTTGGGACTCATTCTAAACATCACCCATATGTTAAAATGATCGGAAAGAAACAGGTTACTACAACTAGATTAGACACATTTATTAAAACAAATAATATTCCTATTGATAATATAAATTTTATGAATATTGATATTCAAGGTGCTGAATTAAAAGCATTGAAAAGTATGGGTAATTATATAGATAATATTGATTATATTTACACAGAAGTAAATACAGAATATGTTTATAAAGGTTGTGCTTTATTGTCAGAAATAGATGAATTTTTAGGTAATAATGGATTTAAGCGAGTAGCATGTCAAATGTGGGGAAATTGTGGTTGGGGAGATGCTTTTTATATTAGAATAAAATAATTATAGTTAATTATATAATATAGAATTTTAAATATAATATAGATTATTTAATATTATATTTAAAAATTAAACAGCACCGGCACTTACATTTTCACTTTTTGAAGTTTTTACATTATCGGTAGTAACTCTAGTCCAATTTGCTGGAAAAAGATCGCCCATTATTTTATTACCCATTGCTGGACCAAACCATTTATCAGGATAACATACAATTTTATCCTTACTTTGATTTAAATATGCTGACCACCAACTAAATGTACTGTTAGCAATAATGTTGTGATTACAACCAGACATAATTAACATTTGTTCCCAATCTTCTGCTTCAAGATCTCCTTTTACAAACCGCATTTTTGGAAAATCTTTTTTAATAAATCTTACATGATCACCTACACGCTTTAGATCTTCTTTTTCACAAAAATAAATAATACGATAATCTTTTATTCCTGTTTCTTCTACTATTTTTTTTAAAGCATTTTTATAATACATAAATGGAAGAATAGGATGATAGTCTTGAATGTTTTTAAAATCACCATGACGAAAATGCATGGAAATAGTAGGTTTGTCAAAATACATTATTTTGTATCTATTAATAGTTTCTTGTCTAGCCTTTGTAATTTGAACGATTTCGTTGATTTTGCCAAAGTTATGGTGAAAATAACGAGGTGATTGAAAATAACCAAACAGTTCAAAACTAACATCATCACCGTGATTTTTAATATCTGGCAAAGCACGATAATGAAAATGTGGTTCAGTATAACGCTTTTCTGGATGTAGTTGTTTATCAATATAAGGAGACAATCCCTTTAATAAGCTATGCCAATAAGTTGGTCTAGGAGAACCTTCTTTTGATTGTGGGTCTAACTTATAACCTGGAATAACGAATTTTTTTCCATTATCAAAACAATATGACATTAAAGCAAATACTTGGAACAATTGATTTCCTAATCCACCTTGAATATACACTGATATCATTATAGTATATTTACATTGATTATCTTTAAATATATTATTAATTAAACCAATATATTTTCAAACATATCTTTTATAATTTTATCAAGAGTATCAAATTCTCGTGTCCATCCAAGTTGTTTTTCTGCTTTACTACTATCTCCTAATAATAAATCTACTTCGTATGGTCTGAAATATTTTTCATCTATAACAATTCGAGTTATCCCTTTATCGTCTACACCATATTCATCTACTTCTTTTCCTGTATCATTTTTCCAGTGAATAGTATATCCTTTATATGCAAATGCTTTTTCTACAAAATTACGGACTGTATAAGTTTGTCCTGTAGATAAAACATAATCATCTGGACTTTTTTGTTGTAACATTAACCACATACCCCTTACATAATCTTTAGCATGACCCCAATCGCGTTTACTATTTAAGTTACCTAAACGAATCTGTGTTAATTTACCTTCTGATATTTCTTTAACACCATTGATAACCTTCATAGTTAAAAAATTAACTCCTCTTCTAGGCGATTCATGATTGAATAGTATACCATTTGTTAAAAATAAATTATATGACTTTCTATAACATTTTACTAAGAAATGAGAATATACTTTTGCACATCCATAAGGTGATATAGGATTTAACGGTGTATTTTCATTTTGAATATCGTTCAATACTTTACCATACATTTCACTTGTACCTGCTTGATAAAATTTAGTTTTTTTTTGAATACTAAAATGAAAACTTTTTATAATCTCTAATAAATGCAATACACCAATAGCATCTACTTCTGTTGTATATTTTGGAAGTTCAAATGATACCTTTACATGACTTTGTGCTCCTAAGTTATATATCTCAAGTATATCAAACCCTTCATTATCCTTTATTATATTATTTAGATATGTATTTAATCCACAGAAATCTGTCAAATCTCCATAACGAAGTATTATTCTATTGCGTAAATGATCAATGCGTTTATTTGTATACAGTAAAGAAGTTCTTCTTACAAATCCATAAATTTTATATCCTTTTTCCAGTAATAATTCAGTTAGATAAGATCCATCTTGTCCTGTAATTCCACTAATAAATGCTAACTTCATTTAATATAAATAATTATTAGTATTTATATTAATTTTTTCGTGTTTTCTTTTTATTTTTCTTTTTTTTTCTAATAGTTTTCTTTTTGTTTGTTTTTTTATGTTTTTTCCCACCTAGCTGACTTCTTTTTGTTTTAGTTTTACTTTTAGTTTTACTTTTACCTTTATTTGTTTTAAGTTGCATAACTTCTTCCACCTTGTTAGTTTTGGGATTTACAATAAGCAAATATGGTTCAACTTCATTACCACAAGTGCATTTTTTTATTATCCGTTCCATACTTGCTGTTTTTTTATTGTAATTTAAAAAGTTATTATGTACGCTTTTACTTGACATATAATATAAAATTATATAATTTTTATTTTTAATAAATTTTATTAAAAATCAGCATCAAAATTAAACGCTTCACTTTTATTTTCACAAGAACTCAATGAATAGTCACCAACACGCTTTTCAAAAAAGTTTGTTTTACCTTCAAGACTAATCATTTCCATAAAATCGAATGGATTACTAGAATTGAATATTTTACCATATCCCAATTGTTGACTTAAACGGTCGGCAACGAATTCAATGTATTGAGACATCAACTTAGAATTCATACCAATGAGCTTACAAGGCAATGCTTCTAATATGAATTCTTTTTCTATTTCCACTGCTTCTTTTATTAATTCAAATATCTTAGCCTTTTTAGGTTTACGAGATAATTTACTAAACAATAATACAGCAAAATCAGTATGCATTCCTTCATCGCGTGAAATTAATTCATTACTAAAAGTTAATCCAGGCATTAATCCTCTTTTTTTCAACCAATAAATACTACAAAATGATCCGGAAAAGAATATACCTTCTACACATGCGAATGCTACCAAACGAGTAGCAAATGATGAACGATTGTCTTGAATCCATTTAATAGCCCAATCTGCTTTTTTCTTAATACAAGAGAAATTATCAATAGCACGAAACAATTTTGTTTGTTCTTCTCTATCTTTAATGTATGTATCGATTAATAAACTATATGTTTCACTATGTATATTTTCCATCATCAACTGAAATCCATATGTAGCACGGGCTTCAGGCAATTGAACTTCGCTTAAAAATCGCTGTCCTAAATTTTCTAGGACAATGCCATCACTAGCGGCAAAAAAAGCCAATACCATTTTAATAAAATGTTGCTCTTTTTCTTTCAACGAATTCCAATCTTTTAAATCTTTGGAGAAATCTATTTCTTCGGCTCGCCAAAAACAATCCATCATTTTTTTATACATTTTCCATATATCCTGGTCTGATAATGGAAACATTACAAATCGGTTTGGGTTTTCTGTGAGTAATTCTTCTTTTTGGGGACTTGACATCCTAAATAATAATGGTATATATTTAAATATTTTCCATAAATTTTATTTTTTTGGTAAATATTTTTATATTTACCGAATTTTAATTTCAACCCAAAATATTTTTGATTGATCTTTATTAAATATATTTAGAAACATACTAGTGTTATTAATTATAAAAAAGTATGTTCATAAAGATTATTTTACCTTTATTATATATCAAACTATGGATATAAATAAAGCTTTAGATAATATTAAAAACAAAAACAATTTTTATTTAAGAAATATTGAAGATGAAAATAGTAAGAACAAGTGGATAACTATTTTAAATAAAAATCCAAATAAAGCTATTGAGGAATATCATAAAATATTATGTAAAAATAACCCTGAAAATGAAGGGTTTTGTAATTTACTTGATTTGTTTAAGATTCTTGGCTCTTTGGATCAATTAAATAAGCAAAATGAAGTTATGAAAAGTATAGAAGAAAAATATGAAAAAAAGGGAGAGAAAACAAAGAATGATTTACAAATTAAATATGAAAAAGATAAAAAAGCAATAGAAGATGAATTGAATAATCAGATTGCTGAAATACAAGAAAAAAATAATGAAATTCAATTACTGTCTGAGACAAAAACATCCGAATTGAAAAATGAAAACGAAACATTGAAACAACAGCAACAAACAGCAAATAATGATTTAATAAAAATCAATAATGCTGTAGAAGAATTATTAGGTTATATTAATAATATACCTGTAACAAATGATAATCGACTTATATTAGGAGAAGCAAAGCAAAAGATAGAAAACACATGGAAAGCACCACCACGCGAATTCGACAATAAAGAAGAAGTATTAAATAATATAAGAAATAAACAATCGAATAAATGATAATTGTTTAGTATAATTATTTACTGTATAAATAATTATATAAACATATTTATATAATTATGGCTGAACAACAATCTGCTCCTCCTGTTCCTTCTGCTCCCCCTGCCCCTAGTGCAGATAGTATAATAAAAAAAATACAGGGCATTAGTCAAAAAATTATTGCTCTTAAAAAAAATATGGAAGAACGAATTGCAACTGTAAAACAATTATTAGACGATTCAAAATCTTCTAGTGAAGAATCACGACAATTACAACAAAGAATAATGGAACTTAGCAATAAATTATCAGAAATAAATAACGAGAATGCTGAATTAAAAGGTGAATTAAATAAATTAGAATCTATTAATAATGAGTTACAAATTTTAGAAAATAAGGTAGATGAATTAATTAACTTAAATCAAACCGGTGGTTATCAATATAAAAATAAAAGTAAATCTATGAAAAAACGCGTAATTAAATTAAATAATTTTGGATTATTAAAATCACGCTCCAAAAAAAATAATAAATCACAAAAAAAGAAGAAAGTAATAAAATCTAAACTAAAGAAGATTGTAAAAGGAAAGAGTATTAAAAAAGGTGGAGGAAAGAAAAAGAAATTACACAAAAAAACAAAGAAACATACAAAATCAAAAAAAGACCGTCGTAGAAAGTAATTTAGGTATAATATATAATCTATTAATAGTTTATATATTATAATAATAACATGAGTAAATTACCCATAAATACAACCATTGCTTCAACATTCAATAAATATTTTAATGATGCTCGTAATGAAGACATTGAAAAATGTAAAGACAAAGATATTAAACTAGCTAGAGATAAGATTACTTACATGGCTGAAACAATTAATGACAATATTAAAAAATCTACAGACATGGTTACAAACTCTAGTAAGTTGAAGGCTTTAATTATAGATTACAATCAGTATATAGAAAATACACCAAGAGTTAGTGATTGGTCATCTGGACATCAAAAAATATTAAAATTAACTGGTAAATATTCTACCATGTTATCTAATTTAATTAAACAAGATAGTAGGTTAAAAAAACAATGTGATGAAAAAATGAAACAAACACCTTATAGTACATTAAGAGAAATACTAGCATATTTTAGCTCATTAAAACAAAAAAAAAGTCAGGGTCATTTTTATTTACCAGTTTATGTTTTACTAAAAATTTTACGATATCAGGATCTTAGTTTAGAATCAGCAAAACATGCGGAAGGATTGAAACATAATGTAAAACTTAATAAAGTTTTACAAGTAAGTGGTTCACAGCGTCGAAATGAAACGAAATTATTTGAAAGGTTTTTTAATTTTATAATGTCTAATTTTAACATAACTATTAATCAATATAATTTAAATCAAGTAATTAATTTATCAAAAAATAACTTTTCTTCAGTAGATCAGTTTATAGAATATATGGAATCACTTTTGGTATTTTTTACAAATAATGATATACCCACATTATCGAAATTATCAAAGTTGGGTTTTTCTTCAAAAGAAGTACAAAAGTATGAAAATATTATAAAACATATTAAATTTATTAATACACGAGCATTTGCTTTGGGTGAATATTTTAACTTAATATTAATTAGCGATTCAAATAGAAATAAACAACCAGATCATTTAAAAGTTACACAATTTAAGCAATATATTAATAATATTAGAAAAAAACTGTTAGGTGGTATACAGACAAAATACAATACACCATCGCCTCCACCATCATCAAACTCGAATGGAGTTAGTGCTTTTGAAAACCAATTTATATCTGAAGAATTACCAAATCAACAACGGTTGTTTGATGAACAATTATATGATAGTAATGCTGAACGAGGTTCTTATGTTCCAAAACCAACTCGTAGAGCTCCATCAAAACCAAAAAGTTATAATCCTCAAAGAACAACAACAGATTATACTCCTGTTGAAGCTAGAAATGCTATGGGTGCAAATGCACCATTGCCTCCCTCTATGGGAATAGACTTATCTAGTTTAGATAAATATAGTAAAGGAGAAAGATTTGTAGATAGAAATCGCCAGGTATCTACACGAAGTAGACAAAAAAGTTTTAATACCGGATCAGAAAGAAATACAGTTCGAAGAAGAAAATATGACGGGGGTAGAAAAACCAGAAAAAATAGACATAAAAATAAAAATAAAGGTTTAAATAAAAATAATAAAAAAAAGCGAAATACGAAACGGAATCAGTTAAAATTTAACAAGGGTAATAAACGAACAAGAAAAAATAAGTAATTTAGAATTTTTTTTTAGCAATGTATTGTATAATGAAAATCCCCGCCATTTTCAAAAATCAAGTTCTTTACTATATTGTTCTAGCATTTTCTGTTCTTAATGTTCTAGGATATGTCAGTATGAAAGCATGGGAATGTTTAGCATTGTTTTGTTTAACTGCTTACATCGTAAACATGCAAGTTAACAATGTAACTGTTGGATTACTAGCAGGTATTTTTGTTGCCAACTTTATTTTTAGTTGTGGTCGTGTTAAGGAAGGTCTTGAAAACGCATTGCAATCACCAGAAAAAGATGTAGAAAAAGCCGAAGAAGCATTGGAACGCGCACAAGAAAAGGTTCAGGAATGTGCTGAAGGTGAAGAAATGGTTGATGGTGAATGTGTAGCAGTAGCAGATGAAGCAATGACAAATGCCAAAAAAGCAACAGATGTAGCTAAAAAGGCAATTGCTGATATGCAATCTATGTTGAAAATGTAAATTAGCCTATAGTTTATAATATATTCATATAATTAATTTTATTTTATATATAAAATATATAAAATGAAACTACCAAAGGGTCTGAATAAGATTTTAAAGAAGATGAAACTTAACAAAATGCTTCAAAATAAATTGCTACTTTATGTCGTTGCTGTAGTTGCGTTAATCTATGTAGTTCAATTATTAAATGAACGAAAAAATAATATGGTTGCTGTTTTTGCTATAACCGCATTACTTTCTACTTACTTTAGTAAAAACATGATTGTTAATTTAGGAATTGCTTTAATTGTGACAATTGCTGTAGGTGCATCTAATATTCTTCAAGAAGGGTTTGAAGATAAGGAAGAAAATAAAGATGATAAGGAAGATGAAGAAGACGAAGAAGAAAAACCAAAAAAAGAAGGAATGAAGAGTAAAAAAAGTGGAAAGAAAGCATATTTTCTTAATGTGGATGATGAATGCGTTGAAGCAACTCCAGCAGATTGTGCTGAAGGAGAATGTTATACTAATAATAAATGTACTGAAAAATTTGGACAACGAAGTATTCCAAAAAGTACCCCTGCTTCTGTAGATGGTGAAAAAGAAAAACCTGGAGACCGAATTGACTATGCTTCTACTTTAGAAATGGCATATGATAATTTGCAAGGTATGTTGGGAGAAGGAGGAATGAAAGGATTAACGGAAGAAACAAAAAAACTTGTTTCACAACAACAATCATTGATGGAGTCATTGAAAACTATGACACCTATTATGAAAAGTGCAAAAGAAACCCTTGATAACATGGAACTACCAGATATGAAGGAAATGCAAGGTATGTTAAATAAACTTAAGATTGGAAAAAAATAATTGATTTATTACCAAATAAAATGATAAATATATAATTATGATTTTATTTATATTTAATTTATATAATGAAAAAATATTGTCCACCTGGAGTATTATGTATTGAAAATACGACTATGATGTTTTTAATTTTAATAATTGTATTAAGTGCTGTTGTACTAAGTATTGTATTGAAAAAAGTAAAATTAAATATGAACATTATAACACCATCTCATGATAGTTATAAATCACAAAATCATTCTATACAAACCAATCGCCCGGGATTTTTTGGTATATTTAATCATCCAAGTAGTGTGTTTTTAAACCCACATGCTCCCCCTTTAAAAAATGGAATGTATCATCCAAATAATAGCAGTGATCCTAGAGGTATTCCAATAAATATTCCAACACAATCAAGAGATAGTGAATATAGTCAAATGGGTGTGTTAACTCGTGAAAATGGCAAAGAAACTATTTTACCATTAATGGGTAGAGTATTAATGAGCAACCGTAGCAAATTTCAATATTATACCATTAGTGACAAATCAAATGTTAAGTTACCTATATATCACAAAAACAAAAATAGTACAAACGAATATGGATGTGATGAATTATTTAATGGAGATAAAGTATATGTTGAAGGATATAGAGATGTGTTTGTTGTATCTATTTATGAAAATTCAGCACCACGATACATACCTTACATATAGAATAATTTAAGAATATTAAACATAAAAATATTTTATAAATGTATATGATAAATACTTTATTAGACGATTATAATAAAAACAAAACTAGAGAAAGACAAAATTCATTGGGTTGTTTAAAAGAATTAAATCAACATTCTATAAATAATACTTCTATGTATTTCGATGATTGTATAGAAAATTTTTCAATGTATAAAAAAAAATTTGATGTTATAACAAAACTAAAATATGGTGAAAAATTAGGAAAAGATGATAATGGTGATTATAATATATTTTCCAATGGGTATTTTCAACAAACAATACGATGGTGGTATAGTGAAAATCGATATAAAACATATGATTACCTTGAAAAAGATTTAGATGATTTTACACGATATTTAGAAACATATTACAATAATGTTTTAATGTCAGATGGATTTAAATACTCTCGTATAGATAAAAGTGCAGATTATTTTAAAATACAAGCATTTAACGATCAATTAATCTTTTTTATTAAACAAATTGTAACTGGTGTTTATACACTTAAAAAAACATATTCTAATAATGTAGATAATCCATCTGTATTTGGTACAAAAATGGGTGATGAAAAAGCAAAAGCAATTGTTGATTATATTGACCATAAAATAACTAGAATGCTTTACTACAAAAATATATTTCTACAGTTGTTTAAATAACTGAATAAACATTATATAAATTATTATAATGTTTATTAAATTTGGATTTAATTAATTTGATTTACTTTTTTTTACTTTATTTGCTTCATCCACATGTTTTGACAGAGAATACATTGTATGTGTTATACCTTTCATAATATCACCAACTGTTTCACTGTTATTAGCATCGGGTAATGTATATGATGATACAATATCTCTGTTTTTTTCATCTGATAAATTTAGATTTATAATTAGATCTGTTTTTGGAATAAATACATTTTCTTCAATACTATATTTTGCTTCTTTCATTTCCTTTTTAAATTTTTTAAACCATTTTAGGTCTTTATTACCCCCTCCCGATTGTATTTTATCATCGTTTTTCTCTCCCTTTTTCTCTTCAGAATCTTTTTTATTTTTCGATTTGATTATTTTTTCGATGATATTTTCTTTGTCCAGAATAACTTGGTTATGTATCGCTTTTATATATTTTTCTTTTTCTTCATATGAATCATCATCTTCCTTCATGTCATTTAATTTTTCATAACCCGACTTATAATCGATATTATCACATTTTGTATCAGAACCTTCTGATTTGTCATTATTTCGTATTATATCAAAGAATGAAGAAGCATTTTTATATAATTCATCTTTTCGATTATTTGAATCTTCATCTCGATAGTAATCATCAAACATATTTACTAAGTCGTCGTCAACTAGTATTTCTTTCTTTTCTTCGTTATCATCTTCTTTCTTTTCTTCCTTTTCTTCTTCCTTCTTTTCTTCTTGTTCATCATTTTCTTTCTTTTTATCGATTTTACTATGAATACAACATACTTTTAATAAAGAATTCATAAATGGTGTCCATGATTTATCATTGTTAAACAAGTTATTAATTAATATTTCGTTATTTTCATCATCTTTTTCTTCTTCATTATCTTTTTCTTCTTTATTATCATCATCTTTAGGTCCATTTTCATTATCGTTGTTATTTTCTTCATTGTCAGTTTCTGTATTTTCTTCACTATCATCTTCTTCTGGAATTATTTCTTCGCTTGATGGTGTCCATAATAGTTCTTCAGTTTCGTTTAAATCAACATCTATTTCATTGATATCCAATTCTTCAGATGAAGGATACCATAATTCTTTTTCAGATGAATCATTGGTTTCATCTCCCCCTACTTGACTAATATTTAGTTTACTCTTTTTCTTAAGTTTAAGAGTTTTATTTTTTAGATTATGATTTCTTTTCTTTTTTCTACTAAGTTTACCATTTTTTTTCTTTTTATTTGATTTCTTATTGATATATCGTTTACTTTGATTTTTTGTTTTTTTTATTTTATATAATCTTTTTTTGGTAATATTCATTTATATACATAAAATTATATTATTTTATTATATATTAATTATAATGTCTAATTCCAGCAATAAATTAAAAACAAATCTAGGAATGAAATGTCGTTCAACAACCGAATGTAAAGAATCTTATTTACAATGTTTAAAAATAGATAAAAACAATAAAGTTGATATATGTGATAAAAATAATGTCAACTGTGGAAGCGCCGATGAACCAACTGGTGTATGTTACCCTTCGTCTATTGAAGCTGGATCTTTAAAAAAATTAGAATATATAGATGAAGAAACTATAAAAAGAGAAAAAGCTCAGAAAAAAAAGAGAGAAGAAGATAAAAAAAAGAGAGAAGAAATGTTAGGAATGGTAATTGGAATTGGTATAGGAGCAATAGTAGTAATATTAGGTGGTCGATGGGCATTTAAATATGTTAAAAAAAGAATGAAGAACGAAAATGAATAAATAACTGCAACACAAGTCTTGATATATTAAATAATAAAACTCCTAAAATTTAGGAAATTATTATTTCAACAATTAATATTTATTATTTTAAATTAATTTACAATTTAGTTGCATTGTGAAGATTTTGCAAGGTTGGCTTGTAATCGGGTGCTTGCAAATCAGGATTTGTTCGTGGAAGCATTTTTCCAATAACTTCTTCTTCTACTGTCAATGGAAACTGATTCATAACACTTAGCTGTTTTGATTTTTTTACTTCAGAGGGAGAGAAAGTTCTAATCTCTTCTTTTTTACTACATCTCATGATAAGAATATATGCTGCTACTATACCTACAATACCCATAAGCATATCTAAACTAAACAAACTTAGAGCGACCATGATAACTACTGCTTTCCCAACAATAGTATCAATTAACATACAAACATTGCTAGGTGGAGCAATATCGATAACAATAAAAACTACCATTAGTAGCGACAATACTAAATAAGTAGGATTACTAGGCATCATTTTCAATAGATTTTTCATATAAGATAATATGATATTTTATTTATTGAAATTAGTGACTATCAAACAAAATAAATCCTCCTAATAAAATAGTAATAATTCCAAATATACTTTTAAATATATGAGTATCTATTTTACTTGTAAAATAGGATGCTAATGTTCCTACTACAAAGAAAAATGATAAAGTTAATGCGTAATTCCATTTGATGCATTTACCATTATTTCCATTGCATATTTCTTTAGCAAAGAAAAATACAGCAACAATACCTATTGGCAATAATAAAGATGCTAAAGATGTACCAATCGCAACTTTATAGTCATTAACTACATTTAAATACACTAACAAAGGTACTATTAATATTTCAGCACCACCTCCAACTAACGAAGCTACTATACCAGTTAATGTTCCTATAAACATTAATTTAAATACATTATGATCTACTAGTGGAAAAATTCCATTTATATTTTTTTTTAAAAAATCATTTTTTTTTATCATATCCAAAACTTCATTTATAAGTGACATAATTATATATTATACTAAGTAAATAAAACAAATATGATAGATAAACATTATAATATTCAAATTATTAATTAAAACAATCTAAACAGTTTGAAATATATTATTTGTAAATTATGACAGAACTTGTAGATCAAAATGAAATTGCTACTTATCTAGGACAAAAAGGATACACTATCAAAAAAGAATATATAAGTATTAAAGAACAAAATTTAATAAAAAAAGAACTTACTATGAAACCATTTGTACCTAAAAATTCACTAGCAAAACCAAATTCATTTCCAGTATACAGAGAATCAAATAAAAAACTATATCTTCCAAAATTTTATGGCGCAAAACATTACGGTGATCCTGAAATATCTAAAATTGGTTCAGGAAAAGAGATTGATATAGAATTTAAAGGTGAACTACGCGATTATCAACTACCGATCGTGGATACTTACATGAAGGCAGCAGAAAAAAATGGAGGAGGGCTTTTGGAACTTCATACAGGTGCAGGTAAAACCGTTTGTGGTCTTAGAATTATATCAAAAATAAAAAGAAAAACACTAATAATAGTACATAAAGAATTTTTACTAAGACAATGGGTTGAGAGAATTGAACAATTTTTACCCACGGCAAAGGTTGGTAGAATACAAGGTACTGTAATTGATATAGAAGGTAAAGATATAGTTATAGGTATGTTACAAAGTTTAAGTATGAAGGATTATGATATTAAATTATTTAGTGATTTTGGACTTACTATTGTTGATGAGGTACATCATATTAGTAGCGAAGTATTCAGCAGAGCATTGTTTAAAATAGTTACAAAATATACTTTAGGTCTTTCTGCTACATTAACAAGAAAAGATGGATTAACAAAGGTTATTAAAATGTTTTTAGGAGATGTTGTATTTAGCAAAAAAAGAAAAGGTGAAAATAAAGTTTTAGTAAAAGCAATAGAGTATATAAGTGGAGACGATGAATTTGATAATGAAGTATTAAATTGGAGAGGACAAGTAAATTATACATCAATGATTAAAAAACTATGCGAATACAATAGAAGAAGTGAATTTTTATTAGATGTTTTAAAAGATACTATAAAGAATGGTAATGTAGAAGATCAAATAATGATATTAGGTCATAATAAAAACTTATTGCGTTATTTACACGATGCTATTAAACATCGAAATATAGCAACGGTTGGATATTATGTTGGTGGAATGAAAGAACAAGATTTAAAGATAAGTGAAGGGAAAAAGGTAATTATAGGAACATATGCTATGGCAGAAGAAGGATTAGATATTAAAACTCTTACTACACTATTGATGGCAACACCCAAGGTTAATGTTAATCAAGCAGTAGGTCGTATACTTAGAAAAAAAGATCATGAAGCATTGGTTATTGATATTGTAGATGTTCATAGTATATTTCAGCGACATTGGTCAAAACGATTGTCTTTTTATAAAAAACAAAAATTTAAGGTGATTAAAGGAGATAGTATAAATTATCATAATCAAGAATGGGATACTATTGTAGCAAGAAAAGATGAAACGCCATTTACAAAATCTAAAAAAACAAAAAGTAAATTACCTGTTAAAAAAAAACCTGCGTTAAAAATCAAAGTAGGTACTGAAATATTAAATCGAACATGTTTAATTGATGATGATGATTGAAAATCTAATAATTTTATTATAATTTAAATGTAATTATAATAAAATCACAAATTAATTAATAATTTAATATAGTAATAATGTATATTAATGTCTCACATTAATGTTACAGAGTTAAAATCGGTAAAAGACAGTAAAACACCTATTAAAGCAGATGATGTAGTTACAATAGGTGAAGATATTGTAAAGATATTTCCAACAGGTGTAAATCTAAAAAACATGGCAGACGCAACTATGAAGGTTTTATCCAAAGTAACCACACTATATCACTTAAATGGAGAACAAAAAAAAGATTTGGTAGTAGATATTTTATGTTATGTTGTAGATAATACGGATGCTGGTGCGTTGGAGTTTTTAGATCCAGTTATAAAGGATATGCTTCCTGGATTGATAGACACCCTTATTATGGTAGATGGTGGTAAGTTACACATTGCCAAGCCAAAAAATTTAATGGATAAATTAAAAGGATGTTGTCCTTGTAAATAAATTACCTAGATATTACCTTATTATAATATTGTATCCATTCAAATAGTGTTTCTTTTCTACCAGGTATAATAGAACCACAGTTATTGTTATCTAGGTAATTTACTAATATTCTATCTTCATTAATCTGATGATTCGAATAATTTAAAAGACTATCTATAAAAGATGTATAATGATTGTTCCAATGACACATCATGTCAGACGCAATATTTTTACAGTAATAAACCAATTGATTATCAAGTGGGTTTTCATTATTTACAGTAGTTATATTCCAAATAGGAAATAATTTAATATCTTGAATCAATTGTTTATATATTTTATGATAAGTTCCATCATACTGGAATATTAAACTTATAATATTATTAGGTAACTCTAAAAATAAATTTCTACAACGATTTTTATTTTCTACATTTTTTAAATCATACATAATTAAATAATATTACACTAATATTATTTAATATAAATCTATTTTTAAATTACTTTATTTTACATCGCTTATTTTTTGTAATGATTATAGTTGTCAACACAATTTACTTGAGTTTTATTTATTCCTAGAGGACCTAATGCGTTATGTGGTGGAGTTACATTAGGAGATTCAAAAGAAGCACCAACTGGTGCGTTGCTTTGAAATTGAGTGTATCCGCTACCCCCTTTTTGATATTTTTTCTTACCTTTTACAGTTTTATTTTTCTTGCTTTTCTTTTTTTTTAAAGATTTTCCTTTTAGATGTTTTCGTGATTTAAGTGTCTTGTTTTTCTTAGATTTTCCTTTCTTAGATTTCCCCTTTTTAGATTTTTTACCAGCTCCACATTGAGAAGCTACATATCGAGACACTGGAGCATAACTACCCTGAACACTTTCAGACAATGCTGCGCCTTCGTTTGTATATCCATATCCTATGCGGTTATTAAAAATAGCAATACCTTTGCTTCCACCACAATGATTATATTTTACTGGACCAGAGTAACCAAATCCCATATTTCCCTTAGCATTATTTGCCATGGAATTCATAGTTGCTCCATACGCACCTCCTTTCTGTGATTTTTTTAATTGTCTTTTTTTTGTTGATTTACCTTTACTACTTGCTTTTCTACTTTTGATTTTATTATTAACCATTATATAATAACAATACAAATTATTTTTCAAAAAACATTAATTCCTGTTTTTGTATAATTGGATTATTGCTTAGTTTTACCGGTTCCCATTTGTTAAATTTTTTATTAAATATACATTCAATATTATATGATTTATTTAGTATAAATTTATCTAAACGCATATCTTCAAAACATTCTTCATCTTCACTTTCTTCGATAAGATCAATATCATCGTTTTCTCGAATGCATCTAAATAATTTATTCATAAACTTGCTTGTTTTTATATTTCCTATGTATGCATAACCAACATTGACTAAATTTTCTTTTTCTAAACAAAAAAGATTATATATGTCTGTATTTACTTCAGCTGTTATTCTAAAAGTAGCACAATCTATTTTATTAATTTCAACTTTTTCATTTATATATATATTTTCTGTCCATGAACGATGTTGTATACAGTATATAGAATATGGTAATTTATGAATTTTCGAATATATAGATTTATACGAGTTACTTATCAATGGTACTTTAAATAAATATTCGTGTTTTAAATATATTTTTGACGATAGATGACTTTTCAATATATTATGAATAATTGTAAATTTATTATATTGTGACTCAAACATCATTTTTTTATTTTTGTAGTAAAATACATTTTCAATATTAAATACATTTTTATTTTTTATTAAAATATGAGTTCCGTATAATATTGTTCCAGTTCCAATTGATAACACAGGATCAAAATTGCATGATATTTGCTTTATTTGATGGAAACTCCTTGTTTTAAACATATAACTTAAACTAATACATACTGGTTTACCGTTTAAATATGTAAACCAAATAAAATATTTCCTTCCCATGGGTATACTAATATAAAATCTATTTTTAATATCAACCTTGTTATGTAAAGTTTTTTCATAAAAAGGTTTAACATTCGGGAATTGTGATATTAAATACTTTCGTTCTTTATTTAATAACAATGATTTTTGAGATTTACGAGATGAGTATACCATATATTATATATCCAACTTATCTTTTTAAATATATTTTATTAATCAATACGCAGAATATCCTACATCAGAAAAAGAATTTGAAAAAGAATCATTGTGTTTTGAACCAGATAGACTATCATTGTTGACTGATAAACTATTATTACTCGATGATTTCTTTAAATCTTTTAAGTAATTTTTTAACTCGTCCTTCATTTTAGATTGAGATTTTGTATTATTGGAGTCATTTTCACTATTTTTAATATCGTCGGATTGATTAATTTTTTCATACATTTCTTTATATTTTTCTCGAGGAAGATTCACTAAATCCTTTGTTTTTGGAGAAGTCAGGTTATTTTTCAAGAATATATAGATATAATGAGCGCATAAAATTAAAACTAATGAAACAATAACTCTTTGTATTATCCAAAATATCATATACATAAACTTATATTAACTTTGACAATAAATAACTCATTGTTTCTTGAAACGAAAAGTCATTGTCATTTAATTGGGAGAGAAAATATACATCACATATCTCTCCCTTTTCTGTTTTTTCAATAATAAGGGAGACATTACATTTCTCATTTAGTTTGTATATTTCTTCTCTTATTGTGATATTTTTATGATTATTTGGAATTCTATCTACCTTTTTTTTATTCCATTTATTATTATCTATATACATCGTATACTTTTCTAAATAATTGTTTATTTTAATGTAACAGTCATCCGAAGTAGATTGTATTGTATCTATATAATGTCTATAGTATTGATTATTATAAATAGTATAATATCCATTATCAGATAATATAATATTTTTACTTTTATCTTCATAATATAGATTATTTTTCAAGTTATTAAAATTTATTGATTTAATGTCTAATTCGTCAATATAATATTTCATTAAATATATTATTTGAAACTATTTAAACCGATTTAATAAGATAATTTATATGGTAAAAATTGTTCTGGTAAATAAGAATGCTTCATTAAATGATAAAACTGTAAAATCATTTAAACTTGATGATTTATACAAAAAATGCAACTTAAAATCGAATGATAATTTTGCAAAAAGACACACATGGGAAGTTAAAAAAATGTTTTATTCAGTGTATGCAAAAGATACAGGTAGATCAAACAGTGAAAACAAATATGATTTACCACCTCCTGTAGATGAAGCATTATATTTCAATACAATGGTTTTAATTAAACATTCTAACAAAGAGGCAACAGAAAATACATTACTAGATTTAACTGTAGATGAATGGGAAAAAGTGTATGAAACATTATTTGGTGGATTTGAAGATCTAGATAATTCAGAAGAATTAAGTGAAGAAGAAGAAGAATTTTCAGATAGTGAAAAAACAAAAGAAGGGTATCATAAAGATGGTTTTGTTGTAGACGATGATGATGAAGAAGATGAAGATTATGTACCTATGGAAGATGAAGATGAGGATGAAGATTTAGAAGAAAGCACTAGTTATGATGAAGATAATTCTGAAGAATACGAAGAAAATAGTGAGGAAGAAGATAGCGAGGAAGAAGATAGTGAAGAAGAAGATAGTGAGGAAGAATACTATTCTGAATTAAGTGAAGATAGTTATTGTTCAAGTGAAGAAGATTAATATATTTAATAAATTGAATTTAAAAATATTGAATAGAAATTTATTAAAAATGAAGGTTGAAAATTCTGAAAAAATACGAAAAAATGTTAGATCGATGCTTGGAGAAAAGTTTGATATAGAAAATAGTTCTATATGTAAAAATATTGAAGTAAGTATATTTAATTACACAATAAAAGAAGCAACTAGAAAAAAAATAGTAAAAAAATGGGAAAATAAGTATTTTGTTCAGCTGTATGTTAATAGATTAAGAACTCTGATGTCGAATATGTCGAGTAACAATTCATTACTGATGTCTATTAAAAATAAAAAACTAGAAAAATCAGCGTTGGAAAATTTAACTCATCAAGAAATGAATCCTACAATTTGGAAAACATTGATTGAAGCTAAAATTAAAAGAGATAAGAATATGACATCGGATAATATGATGGCTGCTACAGATCAGTTTAAATGTTATAAATGTAAAAAAAGAAAGTGTACATATTACGAAATGCAGACACGATCAGCAGATGAACCAATGACTACATTTGTAACTTGTTTAAATTGTGGTAATAGATGGAAATGTTAAACTTAATTAAAATAATGATAAAAAATATAACATTTTAAAATGTTATATTTTTTATATATGACTACATTATTGTCTAATAATATATTTCATCATAATTTACAAAGTGGAACAATTGAATATGTAAATAAGTATCCATTTGTAAAATTAGAAAACAAAATATTAGAATCAAATGTAAATCCCTCAATTGATATTTTAAATATTTCATTATTAGATGCTCAAAAATATGTGCTTCAAAATACAAATTTTATTGGATTTACATTTGACGCTAGTGCGAATGTTCAAAATATACAAGATATATCCAATGATACAATAGGAAATGCTTATTTTTTTAAAGAAAACAGTTCAATAGCAGATGGATTTAATAGAACAGTATATTTAATAAAAAACAATGGAATGAGTGAATCTGTATTTACTGAAATAGAAAATAATTATTACTTTGGTGATTTAGACTATGTAAAATTTAATATTCCCAATTCAGATATATCTAGCATAGAACAATCAGTAATTGATTTATCACAAAATTTAACATTATTATCCAGATTTATACCAGCAGATATAATATCTGAAGTTACAAACATATCTATCCAACCATTAGCAAATCATGAACTCTATGTTGATTATTATTTTTACATTTGGGAAGATATGAATGGACCATGGTATGATGGAACAGAACTATCCATGACTCCAAATTACAAACAACTAACTGATGTAAATTATAATATAAGACCAATTACATTTAATGATATATCAAATCAATATCAAATTAATCAAACCGATCAAAATGGAAAAAATTTATACACATACAATTATTTTAATACCAACGCTAGTGATACATCGTCGAATTTTATAAAGGTATTTAAAATAAGTGGAACATCTGGAATAAATAATGGAATGCCTGAACAGAATTCATTAATTTTAACAAGTCCAAAATATACAAAGTATAATTTTTTATGGACATATTCAATTAAAGATAGTTATAAAATAGTAGTTACAGATATATACAATAATGTAAATGAATTTTCATTAGAAGGAAAAGCACCCTTTTTTACACCAAATATTAATATTAATGGTATATCGTGGAGATATGATTATTTTTCAAATATAGGTAGTTTACCAAGTCATTTTACTTCATTAAATGTAGAAAGAATTTATAAAGTAAGTAATCCAGTAAATATTAGCTATAATTCGGGTAAGTTAACCATTAATTTACCACCACAGGATTTAATAGATATAAGTAATAATTTTATAAATAGATATAAACCGGATAACAGAAATGGAACTAAATATTTAAATGACCCTATCATTGGTTCTGAATATATTCATTTATACGAAGATAATGAAATCGTTAAAGTTACATATAACATTTACATTTTTATGAACAATAACAAGCATCAAGGATTGGATATAAATAATAATATTGTAGATATTTCAAATATATCGGTTAATAGTAATAACTATCCTTATGGAGATAATTTATCTAGTATTTCTTACGATATACTTCACGAAATAAGTGATAATAATATATATTATGAAACAATAATGGATAGTAATATTGATTATGGTAACATACCATATAATGGAACTTATAATGATATTTCAAGAAATAGATATAACAACGAAGATGATATAGATGGATATTCATATGATGTAAGTGCACAAGATGTATTAAATAATGATACTATGGATAAATATTTTGCATATGAATATAACCCTTCTTTAGATATTGAAATAGTGCGTATCAGAAAAAATGATTTAATTAATAATTCAAACTATGGGCATATAGTAACCACATCGGATTGGTATACAGTAAATAAACGATATAATCCAACTCCACAAAGTAAATACTACATATTTACAATGGATAGTAATGAATATTATATTAGATGGAATTATAATATACAACGATATCACTATGATAAAACAAACCCAATTAATTTTGTTAATGCATATTATACAAAATCATCATATAATACTAGTATAAGTAAGTATGTATATTTCGATTTTACACAATTTGGTTTAAAATATTATCCAAATAAATTATTAGATATATCATATACTACATTACCACATTACACAAATAATGAAGTTGATTTTTATTATAAAAATTTAAATATTTCATTTCCAGAAAAGGTTCGAAATGATATGATAGTTAATTTTTTCTACAATCACAATGAGAATATTAGAGTTAAAATTAATATTTTTATATTGAAGCCTGATTATGTTCGTGAAGCAGATCAATCTATTAATTTTGATACATCAGTTATTGATTATAACAATTTTGATTTATCATATTCATTTTATGATAGTTCATTAATTATTCCAGAAAATATTTCTATTGATATAAGTGAAAATACAACTGATAATTCAATAATTGCTGGTAAATATACATTTGAATGGAATTATGAAATTATAATTGATGATGGAACAGATACTAGTTATTTACCATTCGACAAAACCAGTGATTATCAGATTAATAGTACAATTGTAAATATTCCTTTTAATGATTTTATATATGATTTTAGTGGAGTTAAAATAAATTCAAATGCAATTTTTACAAGTTTATTTTTAGAAATATCACAATATGATATACAAAATTATGTTGATTATATTAATTTTTATCAAAAAACATTAGACATATCAAATACATTTATAAGTTTAGAATATAACTTATTTACACCTAATAAAGAACAATCACAAGTTGGTGGTAATTTTTGGATATTGCCATCTGGATATCAAGGAAGAACTGACCCAAGAATATATCAAACACCAGTTGAGTATTTTGACAAAACAGTTGTTCCTAGCCCAATAAATATTTATGAAAATAAAGGAGAATATGGAGATGTTGGATTTGATGTTAGAAATGCTAGTTATGTATCAACCAATAGTGAATTTTATAACTTATCACATCAATATGACATATCAAGTCAAACTTTTCAAACAAATATTGATAATGTTCAATATGTATCAGATATTAGTAACTATATAATTGAAATGATTATTCCAGAAGGAACTATAAACAATACTTCTGATAATATTAATTGGGGAGTTGGCAATGTTTCTAATATATCGATAAATGATATATACAATAAAGTAGATGGAGTTCATATTGGTGTTATAAATGATTTTTCAAACAATACTATTTTATTATATAAAGACGGAAACTCTTATATATATGACGATAATATAGAATCAATTACAGGAACTGTAAGATGGATGTTTCAATATATCAATGGAAAAATGAGCGTACATATTACTGTTAATAATAAAGGTGCTGTTTTTATAGAAAATTTAGATATACCAATTGATAGATTTACAATTTTAGGTACCAATAATACAGATAGTGTTCAAAATGATTCTATAATAAAGATTTACAATAAAAGAGGTTCATCCGATGAAATATTAATGACAGATTTATCCAATACAGATATTGTATTTCATCAAATAAAAGACGCAAGATTATTGGGAAGTAATACAGAATATATTCCACAAAGTCATCAATATTTAAATGCTACCTTTCAAATACCTTATATTTGTAGATTGGATGTTGTTTTACATGATAAAACTAATAATTTTAAATTTAGTAATATAATACGACTTCCAGAAAATAAAGTCAATTCACTATACCACAGAATAGCAGATTGGGATATATCGTTTAACAATAATAATGGATTAACCAATTATTTTTTCAACAAATCAGTAAGTTATCCATTTCAACATAAATATGTTTATGGCGTTGGATTTATTTCACCATTCAATGCTGAAAGTCAAGATTTTTATTATCCTGAAAAACTAAATGTAGAATACAATAATAATAATAAATTATTAATTTTGGAAATATCAGACTATGAATTGTTAAAACTTAAATTTAATCTTGTTGATTTTTGGAATGCTATATACGATCGTACAAGAGTAACATTTGTATATTATGGTTGGATATCAAAAAGTCAAAAAATAAATGAATATATTGATTCATCATTAGATCCAAATCTAATTTCTGATGTTAGTAGTATAATATTAGACTTAAGTGATGCAGATGTTACACCAGAAACTGTTGATTTTTACTATCAAAGTTCTTCAAATATAATATATGAAAATAACTATCCTAGTATTCCAAAATCAGTATTTTTAATTGATGAAAATAATTTAAGAAGTGGAATATATTACATTGGATGGACATATATTATAAATAATACATGGAATATAAATAAAATACCTCTTACTGAAAATTATGATATCTCATTAGCAAGTGTTTATGTTCCACCATTTCAATATCAACCAGGAAATGTAAACATTGAAATTCAAAATGATATTTCTCAAGTTACACTGTCATTATCTAATAAAACTATAAATGATTTGTCTAGAAATATTTATTACAAAAATTTCGATTATAGCGATATAAGTCAAGTAAATATACATTATTATGTTTGGACGCCAAATACCGTATATACTGTTGATAATTCAAATGGATGGATACTGCCTTCAGATTACAATGGTATAAATGATATAAGAATAAAAGAGTATCCATCAATATATTACAATTCAATTACTGGACTATATGAATTTTATGATATATCATATAATGGTGAATTAGGTTTAGATAAAACAAAGTCATTTGTTAAAACAGTAAGTGGTAAAAATTTATTTGATATGTCAAAAGTTGTATTTACGGCTACTGATTTTGGATTAGAAGAATTACCCTATTCAAGTGATTATTATAATAATGGACAAATGGTTCCATACATTGCATCTTGGGGATACTCATTAACAATGAAATCTACATCTAGTTTTGCAAATGTAACGATAACATCTGATATATCAAATTCAAACAGTCCAAATTATATATTTAGAGATGTCAATTGGATTATAAATTATGATAGTAGTAATAATGCTTATTTTGAAAATAACAATTATGAAAAATATTTATACAGTAGTTTGATATTAAAAGAAGTAATACCACCACCTGAACCAGATGTAATATACAATAGTTATAGATGTGGAGTAGGAGGGTGTGCCAAAACTACTACAAAAACAAAAGAAACAAAAAATTTCATTCAACGATATGCTTCATTATTTGATGTCGATTTTAGAGTTGCTTCTAAAATTAATTTTGATTGTAACGACTAATAATATGTGCTCTTATAATACATTTTTACAAATTAATTGTATTATAATATATTATATTAATATGACATCATTTAATGGAATAAACTTGAAAACATTGGAATTTAAAGTACAGGTAGGAAACGAATTACAATTTGATAATATTAAAATTATAAAATTCGAGTCGGATATTCAACCTAAGGTCTTAGTTAAAAAAAATATATTTGATATTAATGATATCCCGTCTTGGAACAATAGACAAATTATTATTTTTAATTTTGAAGACTATTTTCCAAATACAACAGGTATTGGTAAAGTAATTGCTCAATATACATCTAATTCAATTAATTTGTCTGATCAACTTATTGATTTTTCACAATATAGTGTTTTTAATATTTTAAAAATAAAAAATATTGGTTCTTCTGAAATATTTAAAAATATACAACAAGAAATCGCTAGTTATGATAGTACAGGTTCTGTTAATGGTGTTCAATTGGAAAATATCAATGTAAACGAAAATAGTTTTGATGCGATTAATAACTTTTATATTAATAAATTAAAAAATAGTGTAAACAAATACATTATGTATGGATTTAAATGTACTACAAATAAAAGTATTTTATTTGATACATTGGAATCAAACAATGTAGAACATGAATTTAGAAATATGATTTATATTTATAATAACGATTTTATAACTGGATTTTCAAATTCATTGATAGAAACAAATATTACATTTAGATTATTATTACCAAATACAAGACCAATAGAAATATTAAATTTAACACCATCTGAAAATTATAATGTAATAATTGATGAAAATGATGTAATTACCATTCCAGAAAACGATACTAGTATTCATACAATATTTATTAATCCAAATGAAGGTATTGTAAACAGTAAAATAAACATACGGTTTATTAGTGATGATATATTATTTAATACATTTGTTCCTATATTTAAAACAGTTGGTACAAATCAATATTTATTAAGTTCACTACCTAGTGGGTTAGATCCTAGTTTATATATATTTAATATTTCATTTTTTAAAATATCTGCAGTTGATAGGGTAACTAGATCTACAACTAGTGTATTAAGTATAGGTGGAACAAGAGATATTGAATTTTTTGTAATACCTGATATAAAACAGGAATATTTTGGTGGAATAAATCCATATTCACCATTGGTAATAGATGTTTTAAATGTTAATCCTGGTATATTTAAAGTAGATGAAAGTATCCGATTTCCCGATGTATCTGGAAATATAATAAAAAATTCAATACTTACAATAGAAAGCACATCTAATCCTAGTAATTTAAATAATGAATTAACAATTGAATTTACAATAACTAGTACAGTTGATATTTTTGCTACATTGGAAATACCACCTATATCTGTTCAAGTTGCTAATATATTTTTAAATGATGTAAAATGTTTTATTAATACAGCAGATATTATTAAATATAATCCAAATATCGTAATAGACGCTGCTACAGGGACAATTGAAGATTTATCCAAAGCAAATTTTATAGGTGTAAATCAACAAGCAGATATAGTACCATTGACATATAATTTTAATGCAGAAGTATTAGATAATGAATTTGTTATAACATATATTACTAATTTACAAGTGGATGACATTGTTTTACGATTTAATGGAGTAGATACTAGTTTTAACGCATATGAAGGGGATAATTATATATTTGATACCAGTCATATAAGCAATGTTAATCATATGATGACATTTTTTACAAATAGTAATATAACAAGTAATAACGAACTATCATCTGAATATGTAACATATAATGAATATATAAACCAGGGAAATCCTGGTTCAATAATTACTTTAAAAATACCACCTTACTCTGAATATTCAAAGATATATATATCGGATCATCCATCTGGACTAAATATGAATAATAAATTAAATGGAATATGTGTAATAAATATATTACCAAATCCAGACAACTTATCCATCGGTGTAGTAAATTTTAGTGAATTAAATAATAAAAATAATAGTATTTTGTCATTAGAACCATATACAGGTGATGATGGGTTACCAATACAAGCAATTAACTTTGTGGATGTAAGTTTAAATAATATAACAACTGACGCAACTAGAATTATTGATCTTTTTTCAGGAGAAACAACGCCATTGCCTCAAATAACAATAAATTCAGTTTATTTATCAAAACCAAATAATGTTGTTTTTACTGTGTTTAATAAAAATTATGTTAAACTAACATGGAAGCTTAATAATCGCAATATTTATCAGTTTGCTAATCCAAGAGAAAGTAGGTTTGTAACAGAAGTACATTATAATATTTACAGAGAAGATGTCGATACAGACAATATAGCATTATTGGGAACAAATGTTATAAATGAATTTGTAGATCAAACTGCTGTAAATTTTAATAATTATAATTATTATATTGAATCAGTTGCAACATGGGAAGGATTAACAATGACATCTCAATTAAGTGACCCATTATTTGTATTTGTATGCGAAAGTAATCGTTTTCCAGATGGGAGATGGAATAATTCATTTTCAAATCCAAAATTATATAAAGAATTATCAACTTGTTCTAACTCAACTAATAATATTACTACAAATTTATTTCCAAATTCATGGTCATTAAGTCAAAAACAAATATACGCTAGATTGTCTAAACTTGCTATTAATAAACGGTAAATAAAAAATAATAAATTATTTATTATTTTTTATTATTTTTAATTCAATATTTATTCTAGAATTTCCAAATCTTTAATATTCCAGTATTCACTTGCTCCATTTGACATAGGTCGTCTTATAATAAATGGTATTTTTTGTTTCATAAGTTCTTCGTGTGCGATTGTTAATCCATCTATCATATTAGGATCAACTGGTATAAATGGTTGTGAACCATTATTTATTTGTTGTGCTCTTATTCCAATTATTTTTGCTTTTTCGTATTTTGTCATAATTGGGATTGTTTTATGAAGAGGATCAATAATTTTACCATTTTTGTCTTTTACAATTACAGATAAAGCTTGTAATTCTTCTTCTGATATTTGAACTACCTCTGGATGATAATCAACTAAAACATTTTTTTCATCATAACCTTCTAATTTTTGTAAATCTTCATCTTCACTATCACTATCACTATTAGTATCATTATCAGATTCATTATCAGATTCATCCATATATTCATTATTATCATCCTCTCCTACTTTTTCTTCATTATCTTCCACAACAGAGTTTTCAACATCATCTTGTGGTTTTTTATCATCTGGAGATGTCAATCCAAAGAAATCGGTTACAACTTTAGTATTCATTATGTATAATTAATAGACTTAATTTTAATTAATAAAAATTAATTATATTTATATTTCAATTTTATTCGTTTTTCCATACATTATCACATAAACAACATAAATACATATACTTCATATCTGTATCATCGTATCGAATAGTTACAATTTTAGTATCTTGATCTTTATTTGAAGCACATTCCGAATTTGGACATTTGATATTTTTAACTTCAGGTAATGTTGGATCTAATTTTGTATATTCATTTACAATATCTTTGTAATTTTCTTGCTTTTTATTAATATAACTTTTAGATACACAAATTAATGATTTATCTACTACTAAACTAGTATCTTCATAATTACATTGGCGACAATAATACACTAAATTATTTAATGTGGTATCTTCGCCACTAAGTTTAATATAATACATGTTATTACAATTATTACAGAAATGCATTGTTATATATAAAAATAATATATTTATATATTATTTTCAATTTAATGATTTAATTATTTTTTGAAAATCCTTTTTAAATGTACCTTTAGGTACACAATTTAACTTTATAGAATAGACTGATGTTCTTATTACTTTTACATCATAAGTTAAAAAATGGTCGATTGTATCAATATCTTTAATTATGTTATTTTGATTTTTTTTTACATAATCAACTATATATTTTTTAAATTTATTAAACATTTTCTTACATATTTTTTCATTTAATACATCAAAAAAAGCAACCTTTATACTTGAATAACGAATTACTTTATTATAAGGTTTAAATGATGAACATGCTTCAGTTAATCCTGGTTCATTTAACAATGGTTTGTTATGAAATAATGTTGTTAATGTAAGTAAAATACTTGAAATAGTTTGACATGATGACCATTGCGGTCCACTCCATGTATTTAATATTGAAACACATACTTTTCCATTTCTATATAAATTAGGATTAAATCGAACACCATCTCCATTTGTTAAATAGGTTAACTTAGGTGGTGAAAATGGATAATTATCTGGATAATCAAATTCAAAAAAATACATCCCATGACTATATATTGTATTTTGAGGTCCAATTATTAAGGCATATCCTTTCTTTATATTATCTGAATCATGTAAATAATATATACCTTGATCATTTAAAGGATGTTTATTAATATTTATAACATCTTTTAATAATCGTTTTTCATTTAAATTTAATGACATTTATAGTTAATCTAATCTTGGATTTAAATTACTTAAATAAAATATATTTTCAATATCCAGTTCAACATCTATAAAATTGATTTAAAAAAATATTTTGTAGATAGATTATACAAAATGACTTCTTTAGGTGAATATCTAAAAAAACATAAAGCTGAAAAAGGAGGTGTGTATACGCATACCAGAATTGGTGACAAAAATTCAAATATTTATGCCGGTTCGTTTAATATACCCCATTCAGAAACAAAGAAATTTCATAAATTATATGTTCAACATGTATTTAAAAAAAACATGCCTGAATATTTAACAGAAGCACAAGATAAGGAAAATGGAGGTCCTATTCTTGTTGATTTTGACTTTAGATATTCTAAAGAAGTTACTACTCGACAGCATACAGAAGAACATATATATGATATAGTTGATTTGTATGTAGAAAAACTACTATTACTATGTAAATTAGATAAAAAAACATTTAATGTTTATATATTTGAAAAACCCAATATAGTACCAAAAGGAGACATTGTTAAAGATGGTATTCATATGATAATTGGTATTAACTTAAGTCACGATAAACAAATGTTATTGAGAAAACATGTATTAACATGTATACAACAACAGATTTTGGGTGATCTAGAACTTCAAAACAATGCTGATAATGTTTTAGATGAAGCTATTACTAGTGGTCGAAACAATTGGATGATGTATGGATCTAGAAAACCTAATAATGAAGCATATAAATTAACATATCATTATAAGATTACAACGGATGAAGACGGACATAATATTGAAGAACAAGACATTGAAAATATTAAACCTACTAAGGCAGTAAGAATATTCAGTCCCCGTTATTTGGATTGGCCAAAAGCGCACTTAAAACCAGAGCATGAAGATGAGTTAAGCAATATGAAAAAAACATCCGGGAGAAATAATAATAACGCATTAGCAGGTCGTATTTTAGATGTTCCATCTTCTTTATTAACATACACATCTCGCGAAAATCTAGAAGCAACCATAATAGATAGGAATTCAATGAATCAGGTAATGGAAATAACATACGCATTTTTGGAGAAAAATCATTCAGATATAAAAGAAATACATGATTACACAATGGCTCTTCCTGAAAAATATTATAATGAATATGCTTACTGGATAAATGTAGCTATGGCATTAAAAGCAACTAACAATTTACTACTTCCAACCTTCTTATACTTTTCTAGTCAATGGGAAAAATTTGATTTTAATAATATTAGTGAGGTATTAAATCATTGGGATAGTATATCAAACACCTCTGGAAAACTATTGACACATTTAAGCATACGATATTGGTGTAAAGTAGATAACCCATCTGAACACGATAGAATCCGTAACAATTCAACAGATACTTATGTAAAACGAACACTAGTAGGTGGTCTTCAAACTGGAGGTTCAGACTATGATATGGCGGTGTTAGCAAAACATTTGTATAAAGATCAGTTCCGTTGTGTTGCTATTAAAAAAAATATTTGGTATACTTTTCAAGGAAATAAATGGCATGAATCCGACTCTGGTAGTGACTTGAGAAAAAATTTATCTAGTCATATGGCAAAAATATATATAAATAAAGAAAGAGAATGTATGATGAAAATAGCAGAATTAGGAGCAAATATAACTGAAGAACAACAAAAAAAATTATCTACTCAAGCAGGAACATATTGTAATATAGCATATAAATTAAAAGGATGTACTCCAAAAAACAACATTATGACAGAATGTCGTCACATGTTTTATGACAACAACCTATTAAATAAATTGGACACGAATCCGATGTTGCTATGCTTTAACAATGGAGTTTATGATTTTGAAATGAATAAGTTCAGAAATGGACTACCAGAAGATTATATATCACTAAGTACAAATATTGATTATGTAGAAATCAATGAACAAAATTCTAAACACAGAGAGTTGATGGATGAAATTAATGATTTTATGGCAAAACTGTTTCCTGATCCTAAGTTAAGAGAATATATGTGGGAACATGCGGCATCATGTTTAACAGGAAATAACTTAAATCAAACATTTAATATATATACTGGTGTAGGTAGTAATGGTAAATCTATGTTTGTTAAATTAATGGAACATGCTCTAGGGGATTTAAAAGGTACAGTACCAATATCTTTAATTACTAAAAAAAGACAAGATATCGGTTCATCTTCTTCAGAAGTAGCATCATTAAAAGGTTTAAGATACGCATGTATGAATGAACCTAGTAAGGGAGATAAAATTAATGAAGGTATTTTAAAAGAAATAACAGGTGGAGACCCAATACAGGCTAGACAGTTGTATTCAGAAAGTATTACATTTATTCCACAATTTAAATTGGTGTGTTGTACAAATCATCTGTTTGAAATTAAAGCACAAGATGATGGAACATGGCGTCGTATTAGACAAGTTCCATTTGAATCTAAATTTACAAGCAATCCATCAAATAATCCAGAAGATAATGAATTTAAAAAGGATAAAACTTTAGAAAGAAAACTTCCTATTTGGGCTCCCATATTTATGGGAATGTTGGTAAAGATAGCTAGTAAGAATAAAGGTCATGTTAATGATTGTGAGAAGGTAATGGAAGCTAGTAATAGTTACAGACAACGAAGTGACTTCCTGACTAAGTATGTAAGCGAATGTATTAAAAAGACAAATGATCCAAATGACACACTATCTAAGAAGGAAGTTAAAAATAGCTTTAAAGAATGGTATGAGAGCAGTTTTGACGATAAAGTACCACCACTTCAGGATTTATACGATAAACTAGATACTATTTGTGGTAAATATAAGTTACGAAAATGGGTTGGTGTGAAAATTATATATGATTTCGATTATCCAGATGAAATGGAATAAAAACAGTATTAGAATATTTATAAAATGATTAACAATAACAACATATAATTTTTATTAGTATTAATTAATTATTAATACTAATTGTAGTGTAGGTTTAAACAAATGCAAAACAATATTAAAATTCTAATTTGAAGTAATGTAATAAAGAAAAGCAGTTAATACTACTGTCCCTAACGCAATAACCATATATAGTGTATCCATAAAATGATATCGTTTGGTAAATAACATAATATTTCTAACGATTGGTTTTAAAATAAATGGAATAATAGAAAATGTCAATAAAACTAAATATCCAGTTTTCTCAATTTCATAATGTTTATTGTAAATAAAAAATAATACTAAACTTACAAATACAATCCAATATATTGTATTTAAGATTCCGATAGTTTCTCTATATATATCACTAGCTTTATCATAAAATATCGCATGACGATAATCTACCTTACCTTTTCTAATGTTATCTCTCTTTGTTTTATCTAATAGCTCACTTGTATCTACTATTTTTTCATTAATTTTTTTATTATATTGCTGTTGTTCTTTACGTTCTTTAATCATTTTACGATGTATAAAATCATCACTAATTAAATTATCTAACTCAGTGTTGTAATAACAAGCCTTTTTATAAGTGTTGCCATTATAATCAATTGAATTGGGTTCACATTTATCAAAGTTTGATATATTTGTTTTCCAGTCACACTCGTTGTCATTGTTTAATGCCATTCCTTCAACTGTCTTATTAAATAAATTTTTTAAGTTAATTGTGTCGAAAAATCCAACGCTTGATATTTCTTCGGCATCTTCATCATTTTTATTTGAATAATCAGTAAATGATTCAAATGCTTTTTTACGCTCTTCTCTTTTAATGTCTAAATAATATTCCATACCACATCGTGTTTTATCTGAATCATCATTAAGATTACAACCTCCTTCTTGATAATATTGCATTTCTGCCTTATTTATTCGTTCTGGTAAACTTTCATATTCATTTTTTAATTTATAATATTTATCTTTTTTTTCTTGTATTTTTGATTCTTGAACTATTTTATCAATATTACTAATCATTCTTTTTCTTATACATTCATTAGAATAAAAATAAGATTAACTTTATAATTTAATCTTATTTCAATATATTTAATTTATAAAACTGTAATGGTGACCATTAAGAGCATCTTCTTTACCATTTACAAATGATTCACATATTAAACTTTTAAATAAACCAGATTTAGATTTAGGATGTTCTCCTAATCCCCCATCATTTACATTAAATCGTTGATCGTATACTTGATCAAATTTATCATAATCAAATTTGTTTCTTCGTAAATTAAATAATACTTCATAAGTAATATTATATATCATTACTGCAGTTACCAAAATAATTAATCCAAAATAAACAGTATCTGGTAATGCTGTTATTTTTTGTCTAGTAAATAAAATCAAACTAATAATAACTAAACTAAAAAATATAATTTTAAAAATATAAATATGAGCGGTGTATCGATCATATTCCCATTCACTTGCTTCTACTACACGCCTTTTATTTTCTTTTTCCTGTTTAATGTTAGAAATGTGATCTTTTAAGTTTTTAGTTTCTTTTTTAAAGATTTCTATAGATGTTTTTTTATCTGCTAAATTTTGTCTAGTATCATACAATGTTTGGGTTAATTTATCAGTATAATCATTTGAAGTTTTTTCAATTCTAGTTTCTATTTCTGTTAATTTAGTGCATTTATCACTGCTACTGTTTGCTTGACACTCATTTGTTTTAAGTGTAGATACATATTTTTGTAATTCAGCAAATGGATTTACACTAGGTTCAGTCATTATATATATAATGATTATAATTTATTCATTGTAATCATAATATTAATCCTATCTATTAATCTTTATTTATTAATGCTGCTACAGTTACTCCAGCTGCTACCACTAATCCAGCCCAAATACCATATTCAATGTTTTTACTAGGTACTTTAGAATTCATATCTTCTAAAAAAGCATTGATAGTAGCATTATTTTTCTTAGAATAAGGTATATTGTTAATCAAATCATATAATGCTTTATTTTTATTAAGTACATTTTGTTGTATTTGTTTTGATTCTTTGTTATATATAGTCCCATCTGCTTTGCCATTATAATCAATTAGCATATCTCGTTTAGGATGATATTTACTATTTAATTCATTTAACTTGTTTTCCAATGGAAATTCAGGTGATGCTCTGTAAATAATATTGTCTATGTATTCTTCCTTAGCATTTTCATATCTAATTAATGGATTGTATTTTACTTCACATTTATAACAACTATCTGAACCATCTGTCATTTTATTTGTTATATCGTCAATAGAATTATATTCAGCACAAACTTCTTTACAATTATTAGAAAATCCTTCTACTGTATTATCTTGTTTAAATAAAAACTTTTTTCTTAATTTTTCCTCTTCTTCGCTTTTCATCATATCATCGTTTAAATAACGACCATTTTTCGTTCCATCGCATACGATTTTATTGTTAATTACACTACAGTCTTTGCGATTGTAACTTTTCATTCCATAATTACATGCTTCTGTTAATTTATAAGCAGAATAATCTTTATAATATTCATCATCAACATCTTCCCTACTATTTGTTTTAAACATAGTACAATTGTTTACTTTATGATTTTCAACATTTTTCCCTTCTAATTCATCTGGAAATCGATATGTTTCTGTCCAGTTGCATTTCTCCCATTTAGCAGGAACGGTAACTTGTTTTCCTTGTTTAACAATTCCTCTCTTGTATTGTTGAACATTTCTACACCGTTTACCACAATAATCATACCAATAATAAGGAACACAAACACTTCTTCCCCAAAATAAACGGAAACATCTTCTTCGTCGTTTCCAACATTTATAGTTAGAACAAATTCGTTTTTTATATGTAGGTATATTGCCATATTTATGTGGTGGACTCCATTTCTTATAACTATCTTTAATTTTATTATTACTAGATTTGGGTAAAGTTTTATTATATTCTTTTTTCCATTTATCATAAGGGACTGAAAAATTTATATTTTTACTCAATGATATATTACCAGGACTATTTGCTTGGTTTTTAATATCACATCCTAAATAACATGCTTGTCTCTCTTCGTCAGAGTATCGTTCATCACAAAAATTTTTACATTTTCTAAATGCTTCATTAGCATTTTCTGTATTCTTTTTTACGACACTACTGTATAATATAGGTGCTTTTTTATCAATATCTTTTAAAGGTTCTGCTCTTTGAGTATTACCTTCTATGATTGAACCACTTATGCCTTTATCTTTTACAAAAGAAAGTCCTTGTTTAGTAGTCATTTATTATATATATAATTTATAATATATTTTAACTATATTATAAATTTAATCATATTGGTTATTATTTTTTGCTAATTAGCATTTTGCTAATAAAATATATCAAAATAATCGATGATATACCAAAAACACCATATTGAAGTTGTAACATAGTAATTCCTTTTAAAAATTCATCGTGTGATAAATTTAAAGAGTTAATTTTATCGGAATAATATTTACTTTTTTTAACCAATTTATCGTAATCTTGTAATTGTTTGCTTAATTTTATAGTTGTTTTGTTTTTTTCAAATCTAATTCCAGATGTATCTGATTGTTGTTCCATTTGTTCTGCTTTTAAATCTCTAAGCTTTCTTTCTGATTCTAAAAATTGTGCGTATAACATTTGTTCTTCGGAATCCAATTCATATTGTAAACATTCATCGCCATTTATAGGGTCAATGGTTCCTTCCAAAAATCCATACAATCTTTCTTCGTTATTTGGAGATGTTGTAGGACATGTAGCATTGAAATTTACATGTTTTGGTTTAAATGTACTATCTCCTATACTATTAACATATTTGTAATAATTATTATTTTGATTTACAAAATAAATATCTTTACCTACCTTAACATTACGACCTTTATTTTTAACATCCATTTTATTATTTGCCTTTATTTTCTCACTTAACATAACTATTTTTCGTTCTTCTACTGTTATTTTGTCTTCTATGGAAGAAGGTTTACATCCTTTAAATGTAAATAAACCAGTGGTATTATCGCAAGCAACTTCTGGTTTTTTATTGTTATCCATATAACATCTAGCACCTTCCAAAACATCTGAATCATTTTCAGGTATTACAAAATTAACTAATTTAATGTCTTTTCTATCATTAATAGTACAATTATTATTTTCTATACCTTCAATTATTTTAGGTTTTAGTAAAAACTTCATTTTATTTTTAATAAAGTCATCTCCTTGTTTTAAATTATGTTTATCGGATTTCATATCTAATATAGTATTAAAAATATGTTTAATTGGAGTCATATAAATATCATATAGAAGTTTATTTTTGATATATGTTATATTAGTTAAATAATTTAACATATATCTTACTTATTATTTTTCATTAGTTTTATAGCATAATATCCCATAAATCCTATTCCTAAAACATAGTATATTAAATGCATAGTTAGTGTTGTATTTTCTTCGTATATATTTTTTTTAAGTTCTGTACCAGATAAATATTTACCAGATGCTGCTTCTAATCTATCTTCCATTTTTTCTAAATCTTCAAGTGTTTTACCTTGCATCGATGTTATATCAGATAACTCTTTGATTACACCTTTATTATTACCTAATGATTTCAATAATTTATTTTTAAAAGTAATAATAGATGCCTTAGCATTATTAATATCATTTTCTGTACTTGTTGGATCTACTAATGTTTTATGATAATTGCAAATTAGTGTCTTTTTTGTATTAATATTATCTAAACCAATCTTATCATCTACTTTTACACTCATTTATATATAACCAATATTTATATAAATTTTAGTTATAAAAACTAATAAAAATTAAAATTATAGTTTATTAATTATTGTAAACAAAATCGATAATATTTTGTTGTAATTGATGTAGGACTAGATCGTGTTATTTCACACAGTTCACCAGGTCGTAATCCAATTGCTTGAGCAACAGGATCAAATCGGTCTATTTCTGGCATTTGAGAATCGCGGGTAACATTGTATTTCTCGTATATTTCTTTTTTTTCTTTCTCACTTAAAACTCTATGAGGGGGTACATTTACATGATTTAATATATTAAATAAATACTGTTTCATATTGTAAATATTTACAAACTGATTATCATTTATAAATAACATTTTCATACATTTAACAAGAGTATCATTTGGTTTATGTTTTGTAAATATAATTAATTCATCGTCTTTTTTTAAAATTTCTTCATTTACAAATATATCTTCTACATAACCACAAACATTCCCGTAGTTTAATTTTTTTTGTATATGATATTTAACATATATTTTTTTATCATTTGTTTTATGTGTTAAAAGTAAATCCAATTGTTCGTTATTATACATTGCTTGTACTTCATTTATACTGAAATCATTCCATTCATCAATATCGTATCCTCTAGCATCCAGTAGCTCTAAAAGGATTTTTCTTGATTTGTATAAGTTCGATATTGTTAAGCTATTTTCTTTTACAGTAGTCATTATCTAAAATATATAGATATTTATTTATATATTTTATACTATTCAATTTAATTTATTACACATCTATTTTAATCCCTTTTTTCACAATGTTATCATTATCTTCTGATGTTTCTTCATCATTTTTTTCATTAATATCATCTACTGTCAATATTTCTAAATCTTTATTGTCCATTTCTCCTTCATTTATAATTGTAATTTTAGGTTTTTTTATATCGCCATAAATATCGTCTTCATCGTCATATCCTTCATAGCTATCCTCTTCATCGGTACTTTCATAATCTTCTTGTTGTAACATATCTGTTTCTACCGGGGCATTAATTGTAGGTATTATGGAATTTTGTTCAACAGGTTCTTTTGGATTAAAAGGATCATAACTAGGTGATTTTGGAGAAGCATCTAATTCTTCAGTATCCATACTAATAACGGGTTTAGGTATTACTGCTTCAGTAACTTTTTCTATTTTTGTAATATCTTGTATAAATTTAAATTCACCTGTTTCTAGATCTTCTAATTTAATACTATATTGTTCCAAATCATCCTTATCTTGTGTAATTTCAACTACATTAAATGTAAATTCTTTGTCAAATGTTTTGTTTAATTCATCTACCTTTACAGTGTCTCCTATATTTATAGTAATATCATTTACTGTAATCGTATCTAAAAATGATTGTTCAGGCATATTCATCTTTAATGATAGTTTATTAGTTTCATCATCCCAATCATCGTTTTCTATATTTACAATAGTTGTATTTTTTATTAATTTTGGTGCTTCTTTTTCTATTAATACTGTTGTATCTTTAAAGAAATTATTTTTCTCAGAATCTATTATTTGTTTTTTATTTTCATTTGCTATTTCACTTAGATCATTAAATTTTGTTAAACGAACAATATTATCACTTTCTTGAAGAGAAGTTAATGAATCGACATTATCTTCTGTAATAATTCTCATCTGAACATTCATTGCTTGTAACTCTTGCATTAATAGTTTAAAAGCATAAGGGACTCTTACAATACTAAAATCTTTCCCAAATTTACTTACATTTTTAACATTTATTTCATTGTTGATATTAGTTACAAACTTAACAGGTCCATCCACAAACGGGCTTAAAAATAAATTATTTTGTTCATTGTAGATTGCAATAGTTCCACTTTTGTTACATATTGCCATATAAAATTCGTCTCCTCTTACCATCATTGATTCATTAAGAAAATAATTTAACCCGTGTGCTATTACACAATCGCGATCCATCTCTCCCACTCTCAATCCACCATTATTCGCTCTTCCTTGAACCGTTTGGCGTGTCATTACAGTTCTTGGCCCTGTAGCACGATAGTTGATTTTATCTTTCGGCATATGTTTTAAGCGCAAATAGTATGTAGGTCCAAAATATATTTCTGTTTCTAATTGTTCACCTGTCATACCATTGTATAGCAATTCATTTCCAGAAGAATGATAGCCTGCTTCTACTAATGCTTTACCGAATAATTCATGCTTTGGACCTTTTTGCATAAAAGCAGTGCAATTACCAAATCCACCATATATAGCGGCTGTTTTACTAGTAATAGTTTCAACAAGGTGACCAATTGTCATGCGACTAGGCATTGCATGAGGATTCACTATAATGTCTGGTCGTATACCATTTGCTGTTGTAGGCATATCTTTTTCATCTAAAATAATACCAATCGTTCCTTTTTGTCCAGCACGACTACAAAATTTATCACCTATTGCTGGAATACGCTCTGCTCTAATTCTAACTTTAGCAATTCGTTTACCTTCTTCTCCTCTTGTAATAAATGATTTATCTACATAACCAACTTGTCCTTTTTTTGGTGTCACAGAATCATCTCTGAAACTACCTTCATTATCGCCAAATAATGGGGTTGTTTTTCCAATAACAATTGTTTTTTCAGTTACTTCTTCATTTTCTTTTATTAAACCGGTTGTTTTATCTAGTTTTGAATAATCATATCCTGGTTTTAAATCAATTACATTATTATCTTCAATATTCATAAATCTTTTATCTATAACAGCATTACCTACACTTTTTGTTTCTTCATGATCTTCATACATATTATAATAAGTAGTTCTAAACAGACCTCTTTCCAATGATCCTTTATTTACAATAACAGCATCTTCAACATTAAATCCACTGTAACACATAACAGCTACAATTGCATTTTCTCCATAAGGATGTTGCTCTTTTGTGGCATAATCCAAATATCTACTTTTAGTAAGTGGAATTTGACCATAATTTAATAAATATGATGTTTTATCAATGCGATTTCTAAAATTACTATGAAACATAGATACGCCTTGTTTTGCTTGTCCACATGAAAAAGCATTTCTAGGATAAGGATTGTTTTCTGGAAATATAATTTGATTCGCCATTACTCCCAAAATTAAAGATGGGTCTATTTCTTGATGAGTTACACGATTTTTAACATAATCATCTCGAGAAGTAGTTGATTTTGCAATATAGTTACCTTCACATTCTATAGTATCTACATACTCTACTACAGACGATTGTTTTTTCAACAAACTATCTGGAGCATTTTTAGAATCCATCAATTCATAGTTTCCAAACCCACCTACTATCTGTTTAAACGATATTTTTTTATTGTCAAACTTTTCCTTTATGTCACTTCTTTCATGACTTAATACATTATCACTATGCATATAATACAATGGACGACAAGGACGACCAGAGTCAGTCCATATAATAATTTCATTTTTCTTTGTATTAAATGAAATGCTGGTGTAAATATCTATTATACTATTACGCTTCATCAATCTTAATTTTTCAATTATTTTCATTGGAAAATGTGCTGATCCTACCCATGCACCATTTACAAAAACCTTACTTAAATTAGATAATTCTTTATAAGAACATTCATCTAACAATTTCATTCCAAGTTCTCTAACTAATTTTACATAGGGCTTTCCACTAGTTCCACTAGTGATAACTGTAGAAGTGGATAAATGTTTATGTAATCCAACATTACCCCCGTCTGGTGAATGTAAAGGACATAAATATCCCCATTGAGTAGCATGAAGAAGTCGTGGAGCAACAACTTTAGCACCTTCAGCAGCGAGTGGTAAGTTTGTTTTTCTAAGCTGACATAAAGCAGAGAAAAAAGAAAGTCTATTTAGCCCTTGAACTAATCCCAATCGTTTTGTATGTTCTTCTGCTCCCCAATTTCCTTTAAATCCTTTGCGAAACCCTTCTTCTACAATTCGTTTCATAAACATTTCATTTGTATTATTCAAAATCAAATTTTTGAAATCCATACCATGATAAGTTTCTCCATTGTTTGATTCATAAAAAAATTTAGAATCAATGTATAAATTAATAGATTTTAATTGCTTAGTATAATATTCTTTAAACAATTGTGAAATAAGTGTTCCTGCTATTTCAATTCGTTTATATCCATAACTATCTCTATCTGTTGGTTTTTCATTTTTGTTTACTACTAGTAGCAACTTTTTTACGATATATCCCAAATACAATGCTTTATTTTTGAAATTTAACTCTCCAATATGAGGGATAAAATAAGAAGAAAGCATATCCAAAGCATGGCTAATTGTTTTATGTTTCATTAACTCAGCTATAAATTTTAAAGCCTGTGTTTGTGTAAATATACGACCAGCATGATGTACACATGGTCTAAAATATTCAACTAAATAATCGTATTTTTCAATATCCAATAAACATGCTTGTATAATCTCTTTATCAGAAGTAATACCTAGAGCTCTCATTACAATAAATAAAGGTACTGGTTTTCTAACATTGGGGATGTTTACTACTATTTGTCCATTAGATGCAGTTGGTTGAGGTGCTACCATTCTTACAGAAAGAGTACGAATTGGTTTGGATGAATCTTCAGAAACCGAACGAATTTCAGCAGCATGACTATAAATTTCACTGTAACCTTCTTTTACATATAAAATATTATCTGCTCTTCCCTCTTGACTCATAATTACTTTTTCTTTACCATCTATGATAAAATATCCACCAATATCATTTCTACATTCACCTAAATTAAATCGGGCTTCTGGTTCTAATCCTCTTAAAAAACACAAGTTAGATTGTAACATAATTGGAAATCTACCCAAGTATATTTTTTCTAATGTAATTGTTTCGTTGTGAACATCGTATTTTCTAGGGATACCAGCATGTTCTTCAGAAGGAAGTCTTAAATTTTCATCTCCACTATTATTATCGATTAATATAGAAAAATCAATAACTACATCATAATGAATTGTGAATCCATATGTCATGTTTCGAACTCTTGCTTCGTTTGGATACATATAATGTTGTCGTTCACCATCTTCATCTTTATCGAATATAATTGGTTTACCATAGTAAATTCTATCGGCATTTTTTCCTCCAAAATAAATGTTAGCCCTATGTTTAAATATCTTGTGTTTTTCATCTTTCGTTCGATAAAATTTCATTGGATTTTGATTTTTAAATACTTCTTTGATTCCAGTATCAAAGAATCTGTTATATGAATCTAAATGATGTTTGGTTAGAAAATTATCATTTTCTTTAAACATTTTATCTATAATTGTCCATGATATAGAATCCATACTTATATATTATCTATAATGAATTTTTTAGATTATTATTTTAATAGTTTAAAATAATAACTTAATTATTTATTTGTAGTAATTATTTCAATAATACTAGTAGAAGTCCAATTAATATAAACATACCTATAATTGGTAGTAAAACAAGTAACCAAGATAAACCGGTTAATCCATTTTTACATAATAAATTAAGCAGCCATGTCCAAAATATAACATATACAATTTTAACAACAAAAAATGCTAAATTATGACATGGTGATTTAACAATCATATCACCTACACGATATACTGTATTATCCTCACAATTTTGAACAAGTATTGATATAATAGATACTAACGAAATTGCTAAATAGAGTTGAGCTGGTGTACATATACTGTTAAACATTTTAATGATATTCATTATATATAATAATTAATATATTATATAAAATATTTAAATTATAGTTTAGATTCGGTATGAATTGATTTTACATCAATTGGTTGTGGGTATTTAGTTAATGACTTACTCATTTCAGGATGAACTGCTGGACTAGCAGATACAGTTTTATCTGCACCAGTCGTTACTGCTATAGCATTTTTAGCAGTGTTAATAATACTATTTTTAACTAATGATATATCTCCTAATCCAATAGTTTCCAATAAACTTCCTCCTTTTTGGTGTGGTGTTGGTATGCTTGAATTTAAATTAGTTGATTCAGGATATTGTTGTTGAGGATTGGAATTATTTGGTATTCCAGTAATTTCTTCTCCCATATTTGATCCACCTTTCATTTTAAGTTTCAATACACGCTTTGGTTTTTTATTTTTACGCGTTTTTTTACCTTTTTTACTTTTTTTACCTTTCGTTTTATTTTTTTTTGTTTTACCTTTTATTTTCATTCGATTTCGTATTGTTTTTACTTTTTTGTATTTATTAAAACGAACCTGTTTTGTACTTTTTTTGTTTGATTTTGTTTTTTTAAGAATAGATTTTACCATTATTTATATATATAAAAATAGATATAAAAAATGTATTTTAATTATTTATTTAACCGTAATATTTAATATATATCAATATGCGTTAACATATGTCGTCTACAACATATTTTATTTAAATGAAGTTCATCCATTACTTCAGCTTCGGGTGTTTTCTTAATATTATTTTTTGTCATATAAATTACATCATTAACATCTAATCCTCTTGATGTTTTAATTTCATTTACTCTTTGTGTGTAATATAGATATTTGTCTGCCAACACTTTTCCACATGTAAAACATTTAATAGGAACAATCATTATTATTTATTATAATAATATAATAAATAATTTTAAATCAATTTTATTTATTCTATTATTTGTCTTTTATTTAAGTAATAGTATTCATCATATTTAAGACCATTTTTATCTTCTTTAAACATAGGACCACTTTTATCTCCTTCTACACATTCTTCTACATTTTTGTTTTTAACCCATACACAACATTTTGCTACATTACAACCTATTTGTTTTCCGTTTCCACTTCCTAAATCAGAGCATAACTTTTCTAAATTTTCAGATTCATCGCATAAGTCATCAAATTTATTTGACATTCCTTCGTATATTATTTCAATTGTATCTACCTTTTTTTCCTTCTTATTTTTAAGAGCACCATTAATATCATCAAATGTCATTCCATACATAGATAATGTAAGTAGTAAAACAATTATTAATGTAATTCCAACAATTATCTCTCCCCAATTATCTGTTATAGATTGGGTAATTGTACCTAAAATATTTACCATATATGATATAATTACATATTATTCTTCCATTAATACCATTCCTTTTGTTGTTTTTGTTTTACGATGAATGATTTTATTTTTAGTTATCTTTTTATGACAATTTTTACATATTGGTATTAAATTAGATGCATGATTTTTATGAAACCATTTATCCTTAAAATATCCATCCTTGTTAGAAAATTCTTGAGGATTTAAATGATGGATATCATCCGCATTATTATTACAGTTCATCATTCCACACTTATTTTTTATAATATTACTATTATACCTACTTTCTCTTTTAGTTAATATAGATTGATTTTTATTTGCGATCCTAATATCATATGCCATATCTATAAAGTTATCCGGCATATTAAGTGATTTACATACTTCTAATCCATACATCCCTTCACCTGGTCCGTTTTCTAACTTTCTTTTATACACAAGCATATCATTTGCTTTGTCATATTGAACTGACATATGATACATTATCAAATTTTCTTTTAATAAATCTTGTATTCTTGGAATATTTATCAATTCATGAAAATGAGTAGCAAATATAAACGACGACTTTTTCTTACATAGATAATCAACTCCACTAGCAAATAATGCCAGCGCAGAATCTATTTCAGTTCCGGAACACAGTTCATCACCTAATACTAAACTATTTTCACAACAATTCATTAAAATCGTTCTTAGTTCACACATTTCAACAGCAAATGTACTTAATCCTTTAAATATATTATCATTACCTAATATTCTAGTAAATAGAGACTTATATGGATAGAATTCAAAATTAGTACAAGGTACAAACATTCCAGATTGTGCTAATATAATTGATATGCCAATTGACTTAATTAAACTAGATTTACCAACAGCATTTGTTCCGTATAGTAATATACCATTTTTATCTATTTCCAATGAAATATCATTTGGAACATATGCCTCTTCCTTATTTAAATGTTCAATAAGTACATGTCTCATATTTTTAGCATTTAAATAAGAAATATTATCATATTTATCATGAATCTCTGGTTTACAATAATTATATTTTGTAGCTAGATGTGTTTTTGTAAATAAAATATCAACATTTGAAATATAGTTGATAATGTTAGTAAATTCATTATAATACCCTTTTAAAGTTTCAACAAATTTGTGGAAATATATCTTGATTAAATCTTTCATATTACTAGCATCTTGAGCCATTGATATGTATAATTGATTTAAAATTGGGCTACTTATCTTTTTATTTCCGGATGTTCCTGTAGCATATTTAAAATGATGTAAATCAAGTTCAAATTCAACAGTTGATTTATCATAGTTAGATGTAAATGACAATAATATATTTTTTTCCTTACCGTTTGGTAAATATTTATTTAAATATTTAGTAATATTTTTTTTTAATTTTTCACACCGTTTAGATGTTAGTTGTATATAAATTTCATGTTTTTCTGTTGAATGAACTCTAACAGGTTCATTTATTAATTTAGAGAGGAAATCTTGAATACTTTGAATTTGTTGTAAATGTTCGATCTGTTTTTTTTCTGCGATATCCAAGTCTTCATATAACCCTCTTTTAAAAAAATTAACAATAGTTTTTGGATCTTCCATACAATTATCTATTATCAAAGTTGATGAAAATAATTTGATCATACTTGTTAAATCGTCTACAATGTCAGATTTACTAGTATTTGACTTTTTTATTAGATATTCTTTAATTGTATTATCATTTGACATAATATTGTATATTCTTAAAAAAGAAACAAATGAGTAATATATCAAGGGGAGTTCATTTTGTTTCAATATATTTAACACAATTTTTCTATACAATTTCTCAACATCTCTTATATTATTAAAATCATTTCGATATTCCAAAACTCGATCGGGAGAGATATTTTCAATAATATAACCCATTATTCTATATTCATTATTTAAATACGAAACCTTTGTAGATGGGTGTAATATTAAATCTTTCATTCTCCTTCTTCCCATTGCGGTTTTACATCGATTCATCATATTAAGAACTGATGAAAACTTATTATTAATAGACTGTTCGGTATTAATTACATTAAGTTGCTTTAAACAATGAGTTGCTAGATAAACAGTGTCACTTCCTTTTTCATACATTGGTTCACTAATACATTTCAATAACTCTTTATTATGTTGGGTTATAAAATTCAATAGATAACAGTAAGCACTAGCACTATGAATATATATGTCCATTTGTGTGTGTTTCATGAAAAAATTATAATCGGGAATTTTAAAAACTTTATCAAATATTTCTTTTTGAAATACTTCTTTTTCACAACGCTTCGCCTGAAGACTTAATTCCGTCTCATCTAGTAACGAAACAACATGTATTTTATCTGAATTTAAACCAATAAAATGAACTATATCGTTAATTTTATAAGATTTTTCATAATTATGTATAAATATAGTTTCACTAGGGTTATATATTGATATGAATCGATCTAATTCATCAAATGCGGTTGAATTATGTATATTATTATTTTCATAACGAAATTCAAATAATTTTGATTTTCCTGTAAAATTATCAATTAGTGATACACCACAATGAAAGTATGGTAATTTATTAAAAGCATCACCATCGTATTTTTCAATCCATATTACACAACAATAATTAGAAATTTTTCGTTTAGATGATTCAATATTTGTACTAGGAGAGTACACTCCTTTTTCTCTTCTTAACTTTACTTTCCGTTTTTTTATCATTTCTTCTGCATATTCTTCCCATACCACAACAGTATAACCTTCATCTAATAACTTAGGCACATATTTTTGTAAAGGTTTACATATTGTATATCCAGCCATTTCTAATGGTGTTGATTGAAATTTCCCCTTTCTAGCAATTTGACATTCTAATATTCTAGAAAATTCAAGCAAATAATGGTCTGTTATATTATCTTTTTTTAATCCATATACTTCGTAAAAAGAACCACATTGCCATAATAAAAATATTTTATTACCAAACTTTTTTTTGTATTGATCAAATTTTTCAAAATATTCAGCGATCATTGTAGGAGGTTCTTCTTTTTTTAACATTGTTACAAAGTAAAATAAAATTATATTTTTAAGTTTATTAAAAATATAATTTGTCTTATGAATCCAAATAATTATGTAGAAGCATATCTACATTTTTATTATAAATATCTCCTGATAAAAATGAATTTTCATAAATACTTCTAATAATATGTTCTGGTGCTGTAGAACCAATTTTAATAAGATTGTGTTTTCTTAGATATTGTTTAATCTTACTTAAAGGTCTTTTTTTAAGTGTATTCGTGTCTTTTAAAATTTTCTTCCTTGTTTTTTGATTTTTAATTAATACACCAACTTTTCCATCTTTTTTACCCAAATGAATAAACCGTTTAGTTGTAGTTTTTAATTGTTTCATTTTTTTAAATGTTTTACCAGGTCGTAAATTACTAGAATTAAATGATGCGTTGGGTGTGGATGTATTCAAATTATTTTGAGACATTTTTTGTTTTAAATTATTTAAATTTTGTTGTCTTTGAAAAAAATTATCTGTATGAACAGAAACAGTTGGATTACTAGTAGAAGTAGATGATTGTAAAAATTTAGGTTTTTTCAAAGTTTTATTATACATAGAAAATAAAGGTTTTTTTCCATGTTTTAATATTCCATAAGGAGGATCTGGTTTTGTATTTATATCTGTATTTACAACATAACCAATTGGTTTGGGTTGTTGATTTGTATTTTCATTATTTATCGAAATAAGAGGAGTATTTAAAATATCGGTTGAAGAGTTGATTGGTGCTTGTTGTATCATAGGTTGTTGTATAACAGGTTGTTGTATCATAGGTTGTTGTATCATAGGTTGTTGTATCATAGGTTGTTGTATTATAGGTTGTTGTTGATATTGTAGTTGCTGTTGCTGTTGCTGTTGAAATATTCTCTGTCTTTCTAATCGCCTCGCTAATTTTCTCTCCCTTCTTTTTTCCCTTTTCGACTTGTGTTTTTCTGATAAACTTTGAAGATAATCCAAGCTATTATTTAGGTCGTGTTGAATAGATTTGTTATTATCAGATGTATCTTCATTTATTTTTTCTTTTTCCTTTTCTTTTTCCATTTTTTTATGTTCTTTAATTTTGTTTATTAATTTCATCTTTAATTCCTTATTTTCTTTATAATCACTATTACGAGCACTTTTTTTTCTTTCTTTTTTTAATGTCTTTGGTTTACCTATTTTAAAATACTCTGGATTTACTGATATTTTTTTAGTAGCCATTTATTTAATTATAAATACAAATTAATAATTAAATTTAAACCTAATTTATCACAAATACATATTTACTAGTGGATTATTTTGTTTTTCTACTCGTGATTTTACTTCATCATTTTTAATATACAGTTTAAATCCTTTTTTAATGTCTTTAAGTGTTATATTTCTTTTTTCAGATTCTGGTAAACAAAACACTCTACGACTATGTGCTATTTTTACCTTGGATAACAATGTTTCCATATCTCTCCCAAAATATTTAAAATAGTTTTTATGTTTTTGAAACCATGAACTAGATATTTTATCAATTGTCCATTCGCAATCTTTTACTTTTTTATTAAAAATTAATTGCAACTCTTCTGGAGTATAATCATCTATTTTAAATCGCCATATAAATCTTGAGTCAAGACCTTGGTTATATGAAAAAAAACATTTTTTTAGATCTTCTTCGTATCCAGCAATTATTACCATTAATTCATGTTTATGGTTACTTAAAGCTTCACATAAAGTATCAATACATTCTTTCGCAAAAGAGTCTTTTTTTTCAGTATTACCTAATGCGTATGCTTCATCAATAAAAAGTACACCACCAATAGCACTTTTAATTACTTCTGTTGTTTTTATTGCTGTTTGTCCTAAATACCCTGCTATTAAATCTGCTCTAGTAACCTTCTTAAACACGTTATTTTTCAATATCCCTAATTTTGAGTATATACCACCAATAATATGCGCCGTTTCTGTTTTTCCAGTTCCAGGTGGTCCATAGATAACAGTATGCATAAATTCATTATTTACATTTTCATTTTTGTGAACATGTAATTTTTGAATAAAATATAAAATTTGATCAAGTATATTTTCTTTTAAATTATGCATTCCTATCATGTCATTTAAACGCACTATATCTGGTTTTATTAGATGTATAGCTTCCATATCAATATTGTATTCTATATCTTGTGACAAAGGATAATCATCTGCTAATTTTATTAGATCAGCTATGCTATCCAATGTTACATTTATTTCTACTTTTTTCTTAATAATTTTTATTGGTTTAGGTATTGAAGTAAGATTATTTGACAATACATATTGTTTTAAATTAAAATCATCGTAATTCTTATCAATGTCCAATAATGTATTCGTAAGATTTTTATTTATAATACTACGCCTTTGTTTATGATAATTATAATTGTAACTATTAAGATAATATGATATAGATTTTTTATTGTATGGTATTTTATTTTTATCAATATTGGTATTATTCATTATAAAGTAATTATTTTCGTTATTTTTAACATTATTATTTGGTATATCTTTTAATAATAAATTATACGAGTTATCAATAGTATATTTTTTTTGAGTTGTTATTTTCAATACTTCATCAAATTCTTTACATATCTCTTCTATCAACTCTTCAATAGTTTTTTCTACACCATTATGTAGGGAAGAATTATCAAACATATTAGTATTATTTGTATTAATAAAATTATCTATGAAATTAAGAGATATATCTATAATATTATCTTTTTTTTTCTTATTTTCATCATTATTCTTATTTGTATTTGAAGATTTATTATTATTGCGATTCATATATATATCGAAATAGAATAATGTTTACATAATATTTTAATGATATTTCGATATTAAAATAAAAAATAAAATTGAATTTTAATAATTATTTTAAAAAAAATGTTAAAATGGACAATAAGTGCATACATCAATCAAATTCAACAATATCAGATCAATCAAGTAACATGGATACGGTAAATGAATTGAACTGGAAGGTAATTGAAAGTTATTTTAAAAATGACCACTTAGGTAAACTAGTGCGCCATCAACTTGAGTCTTACAATCACTTTATAAATGAAGATTTAATTAATACAATTAATATGTTTAACCCTGTATTAATTCGATCTGAAAATGATAGAGATGAAAAAACTGGATTATACAAATTAGAGATTACAATTACATTTTCAAATTTTCAAATGTATCGTCCAGAGATTCATGAAAACAACGGTGCTACTAAGATTATGTTTCCACAAGAAGCAAGGCTTCGTAATTTTACATATGCTTCAACTATGACATTGGATTTAAATATGGAGATTAAAGTACGATATGGTGAAAATCTACAACAAGTTGAAACGCATTTCAAAAAGCTACCAAAAATTCATATTGGTAAAATGCCTATTATGTTGAAGTCTAAAATTTGTGTTCTTACACAATATAAACATCTTCACACAGATTTAGTAGGAGAATGTCGTTTTGATCCAGGAGGTTATTTTATAATCAGTGGTTCTGAGAAAACCATACTGGCTCAAGAAAGAGCATGTGAAAACAAGGTGATGTGTTTTAATATTAAGAAAAATAACAACAAATGGTCTTGGTTAGCAGAAATTAAATCAGTACCAAAAGATAAATGTATTTCTCCAAAGCAAATTAATATGATGATAGCAGCAAAAAGTAATGGAAGTGGACATTCTATATACATTCAAATCCCTCGTATAAAACAACCAATTCCATTGTTTATCTTATTTCGAGCATTGGGTGTAATGTCAGATAAAGAAATATGTGAATACATTGTTTTAAATATTAATGAAGCACGAAAAACCAGTCTGATTTATTCACTTAAAGCATCTATTATGGAAGCTAGCAAATGTATTACTCAAGAAGACGCTATTAAATACATTGTAAATTATGCTATGTTTACACCCATTAATATGGATAAAGAAGAAGGATATAAGATGAAGTATAACTTTACTACAAATGTATTAGAAAATGATTTGTTTCCTCATTGTGATAGTCTTAAGCAAAGATTATACTTTCTAGGATATATGGCAAATAAATTAATACAAACATCATTAGGATGGAAAAAATGTAGTGATAGAGATTCATACCAAAATAAACGATTGGATTTGGCTGGTGTACTATTAAATAATTTGTTTCGGAACTATTTCAACAAACTAGTAAAAGACATGACAAAACAAATTATCAGAGAAATCAATAATGGTTCATGGAAATCTACATATAATTACACCAATATAATTAATAATACAAATGTTTATAAGATTATTAAGTCAACTACCATAGAGAATGGTATAAAAAGAGCATTAGCGACTGGTGACTTTGGAATCAAAAACACAAACTCCAACAAAAGTGGCGTAGCTCAAGTTCTTAGTAGATTAACATATATTTCATCGCTTAGTCATTTAAGAAGAGTCAATACCCCAATTGATAAAAGTGGTAAGTTAATTCCTCCACGAAAGTTACATAACACACAATGGGGGTTTATTTGTTTGGCAGAAAGTCCAGAGGGTGCTGGTGTTGGTGTTGTTAAAAATTTAGGGTATATGACACATATTACAATTCGTTCAAATATAGATACTATTTATAATGTATTAAAGAATAAATATGTGCCTATCGAGTCAAAAACACCAAATCAACTATATAATGAAGTTAAATTGTTTGTTAATGGAAATTGGATTGGTATCATCGAACCAGAAAATGTGATTGATACTTATAATTATTTGAAAATTTGTAAATATAATGGTAAAATAAATATATTTACCAGTATAGTATTTGATTATAAAAATAAAGAAATTCAAATTTGCAATGATGCAGGTCGTTTAACTAGACCGGTTTATAAAGTAAATAATGGAAAAACACTTATGGATGGTAATGAACAATTAATAAGTGATATTAATAATAAAAAGGTTAATTGGAATGATATGCTTATAAATAGTGAATATGGGGATTCTATTATAGAATATATTGATCCAGCAGAACAAAACGCTAGTTACATTGCTACAAATCAATCAAAGCTATTAGATTCCAAAACACATACACATTGTGAAATACATAGTAGTAGCATATTTGGACTACTAGCTAGTTGTATTCCTTTTCCAGAACATAATCAATCACCTAGAAATACTTATCAATGTGCTCAAGGAAAACAAGCAATGGGTATGTATGTTTCAAATTTTAGAACTAGAATGGACAAAACAGCATATGTTCAAACTTATACTACTAGACCATTAGTAGACACTAGAATTATGAATATTATGAATTTACATAAAATTCCTTCAGGATGTATGGTAATAGTAGCAATAGGTGTATACGGTGGATATAATCAAGAAGATAGTATAATATTTAATAAAAGTAGTTTAGATAGAGGATTATTTTCAGCAACATTATATCACACAGAAAAAGATGAAGATAAGAAAATACAAGGTGATGAAGAGATACGATGTAAAGCTGATAAAACAAAAACAAAAGGAATGAAATTTGCTAATTACAATAAATTAAATAGCCAGGGTGTTGTTCCGGAAAATACATTATTAGAAAATAGAGACATCATTATTGGTAAAGTAGTTCCTATTAAAGAAAATAGAAACGATCATACAAAATTAATAAAATACAGAGATCAAAGTAAAGTATTTAGAACAAAAGAAAACACATATGTAGATAAAAATTATATAAATAGAAATGGCGATGGATACACATTCGCCAAAATTAGAACAAGAACATATAGAGTACCTACTATTGGTGATAAATTTTCAAGTCGTCATGGTCAGAAAGGAACGATTGGGTTAATTCTACCACATGAATCAATGCCTACAAGTGCGAACGGATTAACACCAGACATAATTATTAACCCCCATTGTATACCATCTAGAATGACAATTGGTCAGTTAAAAGAAACTGTAATGGGTAAGGTTTTGTTACAATTAGGATTATTTGGAGATGGAACAAGTTTTAATGAACACCATGTAGTAGATATATGTAAAGAATTACAAAAACTAGGGTACGAAAGACACGGTAATGAAATATTATATAATGGAATGACAGGTGAACAATTAGAAACAAGTATATTTATAGGACCAGTATTTTATCAAAGACTGAAACACATGGTGAATGATAAAAACCATAGTAGAAGTATTGGTCCAATGGTTGTATTAACTAGACAACCAGCAGAAGGTAGATCACGAGATGGTGGACTTAGATTTGGTGAGATGGAAAGAGATTGTATGATTAGTCATGGTGCGAGTGCGTTTACTAGAGATAGAATATATGGAGCAAGTGATAAATTTGAAGTTCACACATGTAATAAATGCGGTTTAATAGCGGTGTTTAATAAAGAGAAAAATATTCATTATTGTAATACATGTGACAATAAGGTTGATTTTAAACGCGTATTACTTCCTTACTCATGTAAGTTATTATTTCAAGAATTGATATCTATGAACATTGCTCCTAGATTAATTACCGAATAAAGTATAATTAAAAATAAATAAACATATTTAGACATTTTTTATTATTTTTAATTAGATATAATATAGATGAAAAGTTTTAAATTTAAAAAAAAGCACACCTTTTATAAAAGATTAGATGAATCCTATCGAATTAAAAATAAATATCCAGATAAAGTTCCAATAATAGTAGAAAAACAAAAAGGAAATAGCGAAATACCAGATATAGATAGAAATAAGTATTTAGTACCAAATGATATTACTATGGCTGAGTTTATGTATGTTATCAGAAAAAGAATTAAAATTTCACCAGATAAGTCGATCTATTTATTTGTAGAAAATCTAGGCTTAGTACCAACATCGATGCATATACAACAAGTATATTCTCAGGCTCAAAATAAAGACGGGTTTTTATATATTAAATATTGTGGAGAATCTACATTTGGTTAGAAAGAATTATTTTATTTTATTATATTAGTATATAAATGAGTCATCTTAGTCAAATTATAAATTCATATACCACAAAAGGACCAACCAACGATGGTTCTAGTAGAGTAGCCATGATGAAACATGTTCAGCGACGATTGTCACAATTTGTAGATTCTGAAAGTAAAACATCCACCCTTTTTGGACATAAAGTAGGAAATACCAACCAAAGTGTTGGATCAAACAGTGGAGATAGTAGTCAGAGAACTTACTTTAACATGACATTTAGTGGACTTTCTGTAAAACAAAAATAAATTTAAATTCAGATCTATATAAAATAAAATCTTAACATAATACCTTATACCAAGATATTATGTTAATGTAATATATAATGAATAAATTTATAGCTGAATTTATAGGAACTCTTGCTCTTGTCTATACCATTTTAGCAACTGGACAACCATTCGCAATTGGGTTAGCACTTGTTTTGATTATACTTGTAATTGGAAACATTTCAGGAGGACATGTTAATCCTGCTGTATCATTTGCTATGTATTTAGGTGGCAAATTATCACAAGAAGATTTAATGCCTTATGTAATCGCACAATTATCTGGTGCTGTTGTTGCTCTAGAACTTCATAAGCGTTTGTAATTATTATAAAAATACTTATATAGTATCAATAAACAATATTATATAAATATTATATATATGTCAATATTCGATTATGATGGTCCCGCTTATATAAGTGCTTTCGCTGATATAATAGAGCGAATCGAACATATTAAAGATAATGAAAACGATGCTTCAAGAAAAGAGAAAAAATTATTAAATAGTTTTTACAACCAATTAAATTCTAGTAGAAGTGTTTCACGAAGCGTTAGTAAAAGTTTAAGTAAAAGCACATCTAAAAAAAGTACTCGCAAAAATAGAAATAAAATAAGTAGAAAAAAGAAAACACTTAAACGCTTAAATTAAGTTAAAAGTTTTAAAATAACATATATTAATTAAATAACATATGTTAATTGTTGCTATATCATCGTTTTTATTATTAAATGCAATATTTTGGGGTCTTATACCTGTTGGTAAATACTCACCACATCAATTATTATTAAATTTTTGTAATATCGATTACAAACCTGATTTATATTTTCATTTGTTTATAGGAACAAGTTTTTATGTTTTAGCAGTTTTGTTAATACACAAAGGAGAATCATTTTTTAGTAAGGAAACTGTAGACAATATAAGCACCTAATAAAGATAATCCAAAATTATAAGATACCGCAATTTTATTATTACGAATTTTTTCAATAATGTCATCTGAAGCGTCATTTTTTTCACGATATCTGTTTAAAATTTTTTCATTTAAATCAAGGGTGTTATTTATATTTTGAAATGATTCTCTAACTTCCTTATAATCGCTTTTAGAAATAGGCATGTTTGATGGTCCATCTGTAACTGGACATACATTTTTAGGACATCGAATACATTCGGGCGTTCCCTCAGAAAAAGCTTGAAACATTGCTAATGGATTAATTTTTCCTATATTCTCCATCATACCTGGAACAAGTCCTCTCATTCTACTTCTACCTCCTGTCATAGATACACCACCTATTTTAATATTTCCAGTAGGAACATTATTTATATATAAATAACGATCTACTTCTCGTCCATTTAATTTACACTTTGCTAGTGTTTTTAAGAAATATTGATTACCTAATTTCTTTTTAATGGCGCGACCTGTTCCAGATACTAATACTTCAGTGTAATTAATTAATCCGGCAACATCTGCAGCAAGAGCACGCATATTTCCACTTGGACTCATTCCTAATTGATTTGGTGTTCTTATTGCTGAAGAATAATTAAAATCTCTACCCATAAAGCTACTTCCTCCTTTTTTTTTATTTTTACCCATATCATTTTGAGACTTTTTTACAACATCCCCTACAAAACTTTCTTTTTTTTTATTAGTAAAATCTGAAAAACTCATTTATATTATAACAATATAAAATTATATTAATTATTAACTATAACAATGAATGAGTTAATCAAAATAAAAAATAAATACAAAAACAAAAATTATAATCTTATTCCCAATGATACTATAAAAAATGATAATATTAATGAAGTTGTTAATGAAGTGTTAGATGATATAATAGTTACAGTAATATACGATAACCTAACTACAGATAATCTAAATACATTTAATACATCCAATAATATACCTAATATAGAAAATCAAATTATCGAATTAGAAGAATGTAGAATTTGTTTTGAAGAAGAAACCGCGGAAAATCCATTTATATGGCCATGTCGATGTAAAGGTACTAGTAAATATGTTCATCGTTCATGTATAGAGAGATGGAGGAACGAAAATGTAAACAATCAAGCATTTGAAAAATGTATGGAGTGTAGGTATATGTATCGTTCTAAATACGAATACCCAATTGAAACGTTTTATATAGAAACAAATGGTGTTTTCATAACATTTGGTATTAATATAATACCTTTGTTATTAACATATTTTATAACACAGATAGATACAGTTAATGATTATTCTATTGTCAAGTATATTACAGGAGGTGATAATAGTTCGATTGTACAAATTATACATTCAAATCCACAAACTTTCAATAGCGTATCGTATTGTATTTACTATAATTCTATTTTGTTTATTCAATGTATGTTATTTGTTTTTTTATATTCTATATATTCTTGTAGACTTATTAAAAGGAAAAAAAAATTTTTAAAACAACATGCAAATAATATGTGTTTTCATTCTATGTTTATTTTTAAATTTCCAATATTGTATACACTAGTAATCAATGATATAGGATGGTTAACAATATTTATTACATTATCAACTATATGTATTTTATTTGAATCGATATTTTATTATTTTTTTATTAAAATACATAATAATATTATTGATGATTTAAATTTTAATAATACATATACTTTACAGAATTATGATGAAACCGATGATTTATTAGATATGACAAACGATTATATAGAAACATTATTTCAAAGTGAAAATTATACTATTGTACCTGTATCTCAATAACATTACTCTAATAAATAATACACTATAATAAATAATTTATAATGTATTAATACTTAATTTTTTCACTTTCACTTACTGCTTGATTTTGTTCTTGTTTTGATTTTTCTACAACTGACTTTAACTTACCTTCGTTTTCTTTAATCTGTTTTTCGTTTTTTTGGATATCTTTTTCTAAATTCTTAATTCTACTTTTTATTTTTAAGGCACTATCCTTAATCTCATTGATTTTTATTTTTTGTTTGTATATATCATCTTTCTCGTTTTGAGAACATTCACTCATACCTTCTTTTGTTTTAAATACATTTATGAGTTTATATATCGATAAACTATTTAATTGACTTATAAATAAAACTAAAATTAAAAATATTAATAATTTAACTATATAATTTGATAGCATATATATCATATAGCGAAAAAAATATATTAACATGCTTCAGGGTGCTTAGAACAAGCATCACTATTGTCTACTCCTCTCCCTTCTTCTGAATTTTTAAGTTTTATAATATTTTTTTTAGTTTCATTTATTTTAGTTATTTGTTTTTTATTAGTCGATATTAATTCTGTAATTTTACTTATCATATCATTCACAGTAGTTTCAGTATCAATAATTGTATTTTTATTTTCATCCATTCGTTTTTTTAGACATTCTGATTCTTTGGATGATTTATTAGAATTACATGTCATCGATTCAATAATATATTCTGTCGTTGGAAATATAGTTTTATTTAAAACATGATTAATAATAAGAAATAAGAAAAATACAATTAATAAAATTTCAAGAATCTTCATATACTTTATATTTAGAAATATATTTTCATTACAAAGGTTATATCAACCACATTATACTAATGTTATTAATATATTGGTGATTTAAAATAATAAAATGTATATATCTATTATATATATAATGTTGAAATATAAAGATATATCTTGTTGCTCAACAACATCTAAATCGAATGTTGAAACTATAAGTTTAGTTCCAAATGATTTTGTTTACAAAAATAGTTGTCCAACTAAAAGTAGAACCCGTGCTAGTGTAATCAAATCTGGACAACAACCAAATAAAAATCCATATTCATATTCATATAGAGAACATTTAAAAAACAAAAAAGCAATTACATATGAAAAAAAACTACCCAATGTTTGTACAGTTCGAGACAATACCTCCATATCTGAATATACTTATGAATTGTTTAATAATTATGATTGGGGATTAAGTGGTACTGAAATATCGAGACATGATACTGAAGCAGAGGCAATTGAAGCATGTAATTTAGATGAAACATGTATTGGTATTGATTCTGTATATGAAATGGTTGGTGTTGTACTAACAACACGATATCGTGCTATGTCATCCGGTACAAAAACACCAACTGTAGGGCAATATTTAAAGGTACGAAGTGGAGGGGAAATATTAGATTGTAACAAAACACATTATAATCCAAATAATCAAAAATTTATGCAACAAGGAGCTGTAACAAGTGGTGGTCGTTTAGAACGATTGAAATACGATACTATTACAAACTCTGATAAATGTAGTAATGATCCAACAAAATGTACTGGAGTATATGCTGGCGATAAACAGCGATTTACTGGAAGTTATAATGAAAATACGGATGCGGATTGTCCTCAAAATAGAGCAAAACATCGTGCTATTGGAGGATATCCATATAATAATGGCTGTTTAAAACTATAAATAGTTTACATAAAAAATAATGCATAATTTAATTTAATTTGTATATATAAATATAAATTAAATAAGATGATGTACACTATGAATATTTTTAATAATAAATATACTCCAAAAAATGAAAATCCTCATCAATTGGTAAAAAATAACCCAAATATAAATACATCAAGAAGTAGCTGTAATGCTCCTCCATTTAGAATGCCATATAACCATGTTAGAAAAATAAGTAATTGTGATAATTGTACTACGAATGTAAAGGTTCAAAAAGATCCTATTGCTGTAGCTATTGGTGATGGGACATGTTTTTGCTATGATCCAACCATTCGAAGTTATTTAAACAAAAATGGTATTCCACAACATGATTTTATTTTTGACCACTACAATGTAATGTATAAAAGAGCATTGGTATATGAAAAAAATACACCAAATAATCTTTATAGAACTACAGATATATCAAATGTGTTTTATTCAACAAATGAAGACCCATCAAACAATAAAATAGAACCTTGTTCAAAATTAGTTTACAAGTTTTCAAATCATACAAATAGAAGTTACGGTGCTAGTAGTCAAAAGGCAAGAATTACTCGATTGAAATATAATAATACTACAGCAATGCAGTCGCGTTTTTACAGTTCTGCTTGTAAAGAATCCATAAAGTGTTTACATAATAGTTTACCATTAGCAAGAACTACTAATTCTAAGTTAAACTGTGTAGATAGAAGAAATGGTACAAAAAATTCGTGTAATTAATTTAATTATAAATAATTTAAATTGAAAAAATTTAACAATCTGTCTCTTAATTATAAAGAACTGTACACAATAAACTTATACTAAATATGAACCATACTACTGTTGATCTAAAAGATATATCATCTAAAAATACACCATTTAAATCTATATTTAAGGAAGCATTTAAATATGGATTTTCATCACAAGATTCATCTACCGCATATTACAAACAAATCCACTTATTAAACAAATTTACTTCTATTGAACGTGTTCAACCCATATCCCAATGTTACTTGTCCATCGATATAAATAAAATTATGTATAAAAGAAAATCAAATCAAATAAAATATATTGAAAAACAGGAGGTCGAATTTTTGGAGAATAATGAAGTATATTCACAACCAGTATGTGATTATATAAGTGATTGTATGATTCGAGGTGAAGTTATTACAATAAATGTAAGTTTTGAAAATTACATTTATGATCATGATGAAAAAACACAAGTTACTCATTCTGTGTTAATAATACTGCATCCATTAATCGATAGAAAGACCAATCGATTGAAAAATTACAATATGTTTTACATAAATTCTCATGGAGGATCACTGTTTTATACTAATTTTCATGAAAAAAATGTTTTAGGTAAAAATATAATTAAAAAAACAAAATTCAATAATCCAATTGATTTTATAGTAAATAACATATTTGTTAAAACAATAAATAATTATAATAATGATTTTGATATTGGTATCAAATTACATTATGATTTTAGTAAACAGCACAACTATTTAGGAATTAATCTACAATCTTATGACAATCATGGTGCATGTTTTATATTTCCAATACTATTCAATATATTCATACATACCAATTACAGCAAATATTTTATAAACAAAAATAATACTTATTCTATTATTGTGGAAAATACAGTAGAATGTTTATTACAATCCAAAGAGATAAATATGTTTGTATATCATGCGTTAGCTCAAATAGATGATAGAATAAACGACTACTTATGTAAGTATTATCATTGTATGAAAAACAAAAACATCGCCCCTACTGTAGAAGAAGAATTGTATAATGATATAGACGATCATTTGTCTAAGTTTAACTATAGATTTATAAAATCAACTTTAACTAAAACAATGCAATTTATTAAACAAGATTGGTCAAATTATACAGCAACTATGTTTGTTTAAAATATTGTAAAAGTTTAAAATGTCATAAAATAATATTTTTATCTTTAAAATGGAAAAACAAGAAGAAGAACAAAACAATGTTATTAAAACAACAATTAGCTGTCCAAAATCGATATGTGATATAAATGGACAAGTATTGCCTAATGGTAATTATTACTTTACAATATCAAAATACAATGATAGCTATTGTCAAGGTTCTCTAACAGCAAAAGGACATTATGGTAAATTTACCTTTAAAACAATTGATATTGTAAAAATGATGTCTATTGCTCAATCTAGACTTGCTCGTCGTTCTGGTTTGGAAGAAGATGGAATGCCTGATTATATTTCACCACCTATATCACCTGAAAATTCAAATTTAGTGAAACAATTAGATGAAAAAGAAGTCGTTCATAACTATTTTTATACTCCAGACCAGTGTTCTGTATGTTTATCTATGATATCTGATAGTAGAAAAAAACTTTTGTGCGGACATAGTTTTCATAATTTATGTATATCTCAATGGCTCGCAAGAGACCAACGATGTCCTGTATGTCGTACAATTCATGTTGAAAAATCTAATCGTAGAAATTCAGAACCGGTTGTTTCAAGGTCAATGGATGTTGAGTCAGATGATAATAATAGATCACTCCCTTCACTTAATTTAAGACATCGATATAATAACTATGTAATACCTAGAAATAATTATGTAGATGGAAATGCTTACTATCGTAGAACCGTTCATGAAAGTAAGTATTGTTATAAAAAATAAATTGAAATTTGTTTAAATAGGTTAATTTGACATAAAAATATTTTATATTATAATATAAGTATTTTAGAATGCTTTCTAATAAAATGGTATCTATAATTGATAAACTTGAACAAGAAATACGAAAAAACCAAATTAAAAAAAAATTTAATTTACAGGTTCTTAGTCCTACATTAGGAAAAGCAAATCCACATAAAAATAAACAAAAGAAAAAAGATAAATAAACAAAAATATATAATTATACATTTTTGTTTATCTTACAGTTGAGTTCAGGATATTTCTCATAAAGTTTAAAGATAGATTGTTCCTTCATCTTTGCTTCAATCATTATATCTATATGAACGCCATATTTTTTAGGAATTTCCATTAGATACTTTGGGATTTTTTCGATATAATCACTATGATGTCCACATCTTCCACTACCTTGTTCACTAACATGAAATTTAGGTTTTATTCCTCGTCTTTTCCAGGTATATAAGATTAATGGAATGTAGAAACTAGCTTCGCGAAACAATTCATTTGGATGTAGTTTGTTATAACAATCAAAATGATGAGTATCAAATACAACAGGAACACCAACTCGTTTTGAAATATTTAAACAATCAACTATGGAGAAACATTTTTCACAATTTTCCAATACTAAACGCTTTTTTATATGATGAGGGAGAGATATATAATTTAAACACCACCTATCCATTGCCTCTTTTTTATTACCATACACCCCTCCACCATGTATTACCATAACGGAATCATCTCCCATTCCCATTAAATCTAATACAGTAGCATGATAATCCAAATCACATATTGTATGTTCTACTGCCTTTTCTGATGGTGATCCCAATACATTATATTGACCTGGATGAAATGTAATTCGTTGGTTATAATATCGTGCTTTTTCACCAATTTGCTTTAATAAATCTTTAGCGAAATCAAAAGTGTAATCCTCCACCTTTGGATTACTTTTGTGTGGAAACATTTCACTACTTAACCGAAAGACTTTAATACCATTTGCTTCATTAAAATCAATTAAAGTAAGTGTGTCTTTTAAGTTTTGTATTATTTTTTCTTTTAAAGCATTAATGCCTTTTTCTTCTATGGATCGAATAATCATTTTTCTAGATGAAAATACAGGTGGTTTTTTTGCTCTTAAAACTGTGTTTAAACAACATAGTCCTAGTTGTATTGGTTTGTTTTCACTCATATTTTAATAATATTAATGCTTTAATAATTGTCATTACTACAATAAAAAAGTTATGTTTTAATTTCAATTTAGATATTCTTGATTTTTAATCCCATTTTATGTGAGTAATATCTTTACAATACGATTTATATAATCCAACCTCTTCGTTTGTTTCATTCAATATTTTAGACATCTTTTTTAATTTTGTTTTTAGGGCTTTATTTTTTGAATATAAAGTTTCAACACGAACCAATAACTTTTCTATTGTTTCGTATTGCTGATTAATTAATTTTTGCTGTTCTTTTTCTTTAACACTATACTTTCCTTGATTAGTAGATTCCATAATTTATATAATTAATAATTTAATGATTATATAAATCAATTTTATAAATTATTATTTATATAATCCGACCTCTTTATTTGTTTCATTCAATATTTTAGACATCTTTTTTAATTTTGTTTTTAGGGCTATATTTTTTGATTTTAAAGTAACAACACAATCCAATAACGTTTCTATCGTTTCGTATTGCTGATTAATTAATTTTTGCTGTTCTTTTTCTTTAACACTATACTTTCCTTGATTAGTAGATTCCATTTGTATGATTATTATATTTTAATATATAATTTTATTATAAATCAATTTAATACATTTGATAAGTATTTGCTTCTGGAATATTGTTTGCCTTTTCCTCATTGTCCCTCCATAAATAAGTACATATAATATGAGCAAATAAAACACCAAATACGGACCCTACAACAACACGCGCATAGTATTGTAAATCAATGTATGCTTCTAATAAACTGATCCCTGCGAAGCATAGTATGGTAAACCCAATCCATGCAATATAAATACCACCACCGTACCGTTTTGCCAGTAAGTAAACAGAACGAGGTGTATGTATGAATACAGCATAAAACATTACTCCATATATACCAAACAATCCAATTATAGGAAATATCCAAACCTTTGGGTTTTTAATAAAAGGTATAATACTTACAATACCACATGAAACTGCTGTTATTACTAACCAAGAAGTGTCTGGAAATCCCATCCGTTCTAACTCTTTGGGTGACCCTCCCATAGCAACCCCTACCATTGAAGTTCCCAAAAACAACGCTCTTGACATATGTTCCCAATCCGAACCAAAATGATATGCTGATATGGCAAAGAACAATAATTTTATAAACAATGGAAATACCAAATACAAATATATGGTTGAAAATGATATTATCAAGTAATAAGGGAGAGATATTAACCAATCCCATTTTCTACACAATGGCCATAAATCAAGAAAACCGTGTCCAATAAATGCCGCAAATGCTATTTTAAAGACAATATTATTATTGGATAATATTGTATTTTCATCAATATTGTATGTAATATTTATAACATTTGAATAATTCATCAGTATGGTTGACTATTGATTTTATTAGTTATCTGATTTAGATCAATTTAACAAACATGATTACATATATCTACTCTATATCATGAATATCTAGTTTATTTTTCTTTTTTTTATCATAATAACACTTTATAAACAATAAACTTGTAACTATTGTAAAATGTCCAATAGAACTTAATAATAAACTTATGTCATTTATCAAATAAGCATACGCAAACCATAATACTTCACCGGAACTACCTATAAAAATAGATATATAAGATAAATCAGTAGCTGATTTTGTAACAATTACTTTATATATTTGTGGAATTCTCATTAATAGTCCATATATACTAGCAACCAATCCTAATATTAGAGTTGATTGATCCATTGTATAATTTATCTAATAATAACTTCTTTTTGTATTTAAGATGTTTATTTAAATTTTATTATTGTTTATGGATTCTTAACCATTTTACTACCTTGCCCAAATATATTGAATCATTAAACCTTTCTTTATGATTATCTTTATAACTACATATTTCTGTTACTTCTACTTCTCTGCCATCATTTGTTTTATAAATATTTGTATGAGGAGTATATTGATTATATTTATATAACCTATCTTTTTGAATTTGAGAAAACCAAGCATACATTTCTTTTTCTTTATTAATTTGCTGTTTAATAGAAGTCATATTGATTATAATGTTTTAATAGAGAATTTCATTTTAATCAATTTATAAATAAGAATTAATTTAACTTTCTCTATTCCAACCATAACCAGCCCACCATCCTCCATAATTATTATAATTAATATTCCAAGTAATACTAGTTAGTTGCAAATTTGGTTGAGGAACCCAATCCCACCTTCGTACACCAGTATATTCATGTCTAATAATATCGTTTGTATTTTGAAAAGGAGGAAATGTTACCCATCTTGTAAGTATTTCTCCAAATAAACCATCGATATGTTGTAATATAGGTTGTATTTTTTTTTTATGTAATCGCTTCCAATTAAAAGCGTAATCTTTGATTAATCTCCATATTTCATCTGGTAATCTCATTATCTTGTTTAATGTAATAAAAATATTTATTATTACATTATATCAATTTTCATTTAAAACTCTACACCTTCACTCTCCAAATCTTTTCTCAAATTTTTAAAATTATTAGTCACTTCATGTATCAACTCTTTACTAAAATTATAATCCGACATAATACTCCATATCAAACAATCATATTCTTTATCCCAAGCATAATTAATCTCTTCTAAAATTTCTTTAATAATAGTCTTGTCCTCGTTCAATGCTTTAATCAACCATTTATGCTTTCCTTTACCACCCAAAATATCCAATCTTTTTCCAATATCACCTTCATCAATACTTACTAATTTATTATTGTCTTTTACTAAAACATTCCTCATATTGAAATCGCTAACTCTAAAAATACCTCGAAATACGCCAATCTTAACAAATTCTTTTAACATATTTCTATTACTCAACATTTCCTTTTTCTTTTTACCAACTTCAGTTCCAGGTTCAATCTTATCCATAACACAATAAACTACTTTATTTTTTAGATCTTTGTTATCACCAACACAATGTCCCCAACTCAACAAACTCCAATTATCAACCCAACTTTTTTTACTTTTATCTTTTTTCTTTATTCTAAAATTACTGACAACTCTTTTTATTCCAATTTTTTCCAATCCAAACTTTTCCTTGCATTCATCCAAAACACAATAATCTCTATTATAGTTCATACTTTTTCTACCTTCTTTCCAAATCTTACCTTCATATTCAAAACACATTACTTTATTTCCGCAAGTAGTATCACTACACAACTTTATTTTATTAACATCAATCGTTCTAGAGTCAACAAATTCCAAATTTTTTTCCAAATCATCAAAATCCGGAACACCTCTCATTTTTTTTATTTTTTTATATTTTTCAGACCTTAATTTAGCTCTATCTGTCATTTTAGTTTCTGTTTTTTCTTTTCTTATTTCTTTTTTATTATTTTCTTTTTTAACTAACATATCTTTAATATTTCTTTTTTTACATCTCTTACCTTTAGCATGTAACTCTCCACTTTCTACTTTTTTGGCATGTTCTAATCCTAGCTCAATATAAAATTTCCTCATTTCTGGTCTATTATACTTAGTATATTCATCTACTACAATACTTCCTTCCAATACAAAATCCTTCTTATTTTTACCTTTTTTTCTACCTTCACTACAATGCATATCAATACAATAATCATCAATGTCCAATCTAACTCTTTGATTCAACATATTAATAATTTCTTGATCACTAACATCATATTTACTATAATCTATTACTTTATCCCACTTCATTTCATCATAATAAATCATCATATAAATACTAGCAGTCATAAATATAGGGCGTTCTCCTCTTTTAATATGGTATTCTTGTAGTTTATATTCTAACATTTTCATACATTTTTGATTATTTTTCTTTCTACCTACACTTAACAAATAATCCCAAATCATATAACTAGGACCATTTCTTCTTATTCTTCTGCCACATTTAACTTTATTTTCTTCTTTATTCAATAATTTAAGAGCATAATAACAACAATCTTCACTACCCTTTTCAAATAAATCAATAAACTTTCCAAATAAATTTAAACATTCCTTATCATCGCCTTCTTTAACATATCTTAGTAGTTTCCCTTCATTAATTTCAGCATCTTTCAAATTTAAACCATATTTATCAATAGCCAATCTATAATAACTTTTTACATCATTATTAAGTCTTAACATATTACAATCAACCAATATTTTACAAATCTTTAACAAAATATTCAATCCTTTTTTATCATTTTTCTCAAATTCTTCAATCAATTCATGTACTTTTAAATACCTATTCCAATCATCGAAACACATCTCTTCATCATTAAATATCTTTACCCTATTTAAAACATTAGATAATACATTTACTGCCCTGTTATCAGCAAACCGAAACATATATAATTCAGTCATTACCCATTCCATTTTCTTTAATTCCTTTCTCCTTAAATATTTTTGAAGAGCACTTTTCAATACATCAATCTTATATCCATAATAACTTTTATTATATGGATTAAATAAAGATCCTTTATAAAACAGACGATTTACATCATGATAATCATTTAAATAGGAAACGATAGCAGTATCAACAGTAGTCATATTAGTATTGTTGTTGTTCATATTAATTTTATAATACATGATAAGTAGTATTAAAAAATAATCAATTTTATAAAAATATTGTATTTAGTAGAAAAATAGTTTATTATTTATTATAATTTTATAAGTTTCTATTTAAACAAATATTCAACAACCTTTTTAATGTAATATTCTTTATTTCTTTCGCAAACAGCCTCATAATTAGAATTGTTGTGTATAAGTGGTGAATTTTGTTGATTATAATTTACAATTGAATCATAATCATCTGAACTCATAAGTTTATCTATGTAATTACTATAATATTCTGGACATAATTTTTTATATTCACTTATATGTTTGTTAGAACGCTTTATATTAGAGTCCAATGGGATAGGAATTTTATTTCCCAATCGGTCTATATCAATATTACCTTTATAACTACTTGAATAACAAACCAAGTGTTCGATAGACATTTTTTTATCATGTAAATCATTTTGTGATACAATGGTTCTAAATAAAATACTATATATCATTCTTTCTACAATATTAATTTGTCGTCTTTTTTTTCCTTTTTTTTTATATGATTTTGGTTTATTAGCTTGATTACACCAAATAGACAACGCATCTTCCATATCTGATTTCTTTATGTTTTCAAATATAAATTGTGGATTTTTATTGTATATCATATTACATTGATTATCAATAAAAGAACCACCTGCGTCGTATTTCAGCCTATCTTTATTTTTTAAATATACAATTTTATCGTAATACTCTGAACTATCTTCTTCATTTTTTATTTTATTACAAATAATATGATAACAAATTGCAATTGTTGATTTTTTAATTATATCTTTATCACTTACATTATTTTTAATCAAAATCAATATTGTAATACATAATATGTACAAGTTATTTTTTTTTACTTTAATATCTGAGTTTTTAATAAATAATTTATTGTCGAGGTCGGCATCACAACTAACACTTTCAAGCACATTACTAATTATAGTTGATACTTTGATGAGTATATTTATGAATTCTGATATATTAATATTTTTAACAGAATTTTTGTCTATATTTTTAGAATCAGAATATATTTTCACTATTTTAAATATTAATGCTAATCCATTATCACCTGAATATTTTGAAATAACCCCTTTTGAATATTCATTCATTAAATATTGAATACCAACAAATAATTCAAAAGCATTAATATTATCAATATTTTTCTTAATGGTTTTATCAATAGATAATATTTCACCCTCATCTCTATCATCATAGTATTCTAATATATATTTAATTAATTTGTACGAAATATCAGTGTCTTTTAAAATAATTGGAATATCATATAACTTTCCTGCTAATATTTCACTTTGGGTAAGTTTACCATCATATTCATTCATCTCAAGAAATTTATTATTGTATTCTTCTCGCGTTCCATTTCTGTTCTCAATGATAATAATTTTTACACCTTCCAAAAATGAGTTACTACCATTCGATTTTATTTTTAATTCGCGTTGTATTTTTTCCAAAATATCTTCCACTTGTTCAGCTTGGTCAACCTTTAAATTTTGACAATACTTATAAATAGTTGATAAATTTTTTAATCGTCGATAATCATACAACTGTTTATAACTAATGTTCTCAATATCTTCTTCTGGTATGTATTTTCTTAAAACATCAATATACGATTCAAATTCATATTTGAAAACCCATAAAGGACGCTTAACGAAATTAATAATAGCATTTATTCGATTGTTTCCATCAATTATTGTATATTTTTCTTTATTATCTGAAATACTTACTCCAAGTGATATTCCAATACCGCTATTTAAATATTTATATAGATATTTAATATAATTATTAAATGTAGGTGTTTTTTTATTTTTTTTTACATCAATATAAGAATTTCGTCTCCAATAGCTTTTTCTTTGAAATTCTGCCTTATTTATTTGCGATACAATGCTTAATAATTCATGTACATGCATCACCTTATTTGTAGTTATAATCTGACTCTGTTGAAGTGTACTCTGTGTGTTAGGCATTTTTGTTGTATTATTTTAAAAATAAATAAATATTATTATAATCAATTTAACTCTTATTCACCAAAAATATATTTGTTGGTGTATAATTGTTATAGTGAGGTATTCCATGTTCCATACACCATCGTACACATTTTTTAATATTTTGATTTTTCAGTAATTCTATTTTATCTTTCGATTTATCTTGATAATATATAATTTTAATTGTATTCATAATATTTTCTATTTGTTGTTGTGTAAAAATGGAGTTTATTTCATTTAATTTACTTAGATAATATGTATTTAGTTCGATATCCAATATACTCGCTATTTCATATTTATCAAAATCCATATGATCCAATACAAATAAAATATCATGAAATCGGTTATAAATAGATGATGTATCACTAAACTTAAAATACTTACAAACTAAATATTTCTCACTATTCGCATGACGACTTGTGTTTGGTTTTACAATATATACTTTTTTGTAAAAACAGTTTAATAGGTAAATTAATTGTGTTGTACTTTTTAAGAAAATATCAAATATTTTTAAAATAAATACACCATTATATTTCTGCATTACAATAGCATATGCTACTTGAGTAAAAAGTAACCGAAACGCATTGTTTTCTTGTTTATTAAAATCACTTGAGAAATCAAATCCACCATCAGCAGTAATGATATTCATACTATTTTTATACATACTTGCCATATGCTTGTAATTTTCAACATTGTATAAATTACCATTTCCTGTTTTTCCTTTTTCAATTACTATATTTTTGTAATTTTTAAACAATTGTTGACTTTTTCTCCATCCAGGTATACTATAATCATCATCGTTTGTTAATGTTATTCCGTAGTAGGTATCCAAAGGGTTTGACCGCATAAAAGCAGTTGCTTCTATAAATCCACCAGGTCCTTCTGCCAAATGAAAACTCTTCAAACTAGTATAATTACTAAGAATATTAAAATGCTTATAAATTTCAATTAGTTTAAAAAACGCTCTAGAAACGGGTTTTACCTTTGAAATTGCATAATTCATATGAGGTAAATTACTATGTATAAACTCATAAGGATTTGTATATTTTTTAATAATATCCCATTTTTTGTAATTTTGATCAATCAACTCTTTTGAATTATTTAAATATTTATGAATGCTTTTACTTAAATATATATCAGCGTCTTCATCATTTACTTTAAATTTTAATTTTATATTTATAGACTTTAATATATGATTACAATCTGGTAATAAATAATATAACATTTTTGTTTTCTATATTATTTATTTGACTAATTTTATATTGTTTTGTTTACTCTTACAATTAAAAATATGAATTATTAAATTTTTCATACAAGTCGTATTTTACGCTTAAGTTTTGTTACAGTTCGTTTTAAAACTAATTTATTGTCTCTCATTTTACGAATTCTTTCTTTATTTTTGTCTATTGTATTATTTGCCTTTTCCATTTGTATTTTAAATACATTATCAGCATCAACATTGCGAACCTTTTTAAATATAAAGTAATTGTTTAAGAATGATACTTTTTTTTCATTATCACTCATTTCTAACGCATTACCAATATGTTTTATACTCATTTCTTTATTTGTTACATCATTTCCCATTTTATTAAACAATCGCTGAAAAGAATCAACTCCAGTAAACACACCAAAATGCTTACATTCATCAGAATCAATTGGAGCAAATCCATACATTTCTAACAATAATTTAAAATAATCAAAATTAACTAAGTATTCTGGAAATGTTTTATTAATTGATTCTTGATAAACATCGATTCTATATCCTACACCATTTAAATCACTAGGAAATGTATCATGTTGATACATTTTTTTTATTTCCCACATTTTTTTATTATTTTCTATGATATATTCGCTTTCCCCATATTCCCTTGACTTTAGCATATCAAACACTTTTGCACCATCGTAGCAAGTACCAATAAAATATCCATTTATTTTACAATTTTCCGATACATTTCTAAGATATTCGTTTAACACTTCAATATTTTCAAAGAAGTAATGAGTTGAAAACATATTAGATACTACATCAAATCCTTCCATTCCAATACCATGATTATCATACACTACCTTACCTAAAACCTCTTTATCTTTACTTCCTTTTCCTACAATAGCATCCATTATTTGTTTACCTTTTGGATCCAATATACCATTTCCGTTTCTTAAATTACGACCACTATCAGCATTTATAAATAAACAACTTGGAGCGTTTTTATGTTTACTTTTAAAATTCAAATATCTAGCACATGCTCCATCTTTTCTATTTTCTAGATTCATTTTGGATAAATCAAATCCTAACACAAAGTCTAAATTAGACTGAAACCATTTCCACATGTCTCCTCCTCTACCAACAGACATATCGATAAGGGTATTTTTATTTTTAGCCGCATTTGTTATCAATAAACTTTTGACATATTTATTATGAAAATCTCGTAATGATCTCGTATTTGTTTTTGTATTTTGTTCTTTATAGTAAACTTCACTGTTTTCTAAATCGAATACACTTGTACCACTTAACATTTCTTTTGTAATTGGATTATGAATAGATTTCCATACACCATTAGCAACATGATATGCGTTTCCAAAATTTTTATTACCACTTCTATAATCCGCTGTTTTATCATGTCTTACTCGAATAGGTATCCACTGCCAATGTTTTTCATTATCTTTTACATATTTAAACTCTACAATGGTCTTATCTTCAAAAGTTTCTGTTTTATCTTCAATAAACATATTTCCATCCAATAGCGGGATGTTACACAAGTGAACATTAAAATTTGGACTAGGTTCACTTGGAAAGAATGGAACAGGTTTATAATCGCGATTGTCATATGTTTTGTTTTCTGGTATTTTACCATCTATTACATCTTGACATGGATTGATAAATCCGTGTTGTGAAGGATTATATCCTACACGCAATTCAACTGTTTTATATTGAAGTAATTGAGTATTGCTTCCAACTAAGTCATTTCCTTCTTGAAATACATGATTTACTTTATCTCTTCCTGTTTCTGTCTTTTTAGTTACTACTAGAAAGTCAATGGTATTATATTGTGGAGGTTTCCATTTAAAACTATGTTTCCATGTTTTTTGATATTCCAATACACCCAAACTATTACTTCCAACAGATTTATCTATTGGTGTAAAGATTAATCCATCTGTTTCATATTCAAACATAGACCCATCTTCCATACCATCTAGTAATTCTTTACACGATCGAAACAAATTAATTTCTTCGTTTTTAGCATTTCTATTTGAATAAAATGTTTTAACTTTAATACCCATATCTGGTTTTTTATCTTTAATAATAGATAACAAAGTCATACCTTTTACAAATTTATTTAATACTTCTAATCTAGACAATCCGGTGTTATACTTTTTATCATCAAATTTTAAATTGTCTCGATAAATCAATGGATAATATCTGTAATCTTCTCCTTTTTTAAAGTAAATGTCAAAACACATATACAAATTTAAATATTTACCATGTTTATCATGAATAATGTGCTCACCGTCTAATACACTATTGTAATATTCATTATCTTTGGTAAGTAATCCAGTATACTGGACATTCATATTGATATCTATCATGTAAATTTTGCCTTTTTGTCCAACATAAAGTAATTTTCTTACACCATCTGCCTTATCCGTTACTGTGTAAGGGGAGTGAATATTAGGAACATTTAATTCTTCTAAATTAGGAGCAGCATTTTCTATTTCTAATGTAATAGATGATGGTCCAATAAAGTTTTTTCTATTTTTTCGCATAAAATGACCCTTTTTATCATTAGCAAATAGTGATTCGTTTGTACTATTACTTGTTAATTTCACAAAATTATATATAACAGCTTTTTGTTCTGTATAAGATATTGGAAAATTTGTTTGTTGTAATCCAGATAGCACCACTTTAATTGCTTGATTTAATTGTTTTTTAAGATCCAAGTGCATCATTGGTTTTGCTTTATCATTTATCAACTCTATCTCTATTTCATATGATTCTTGGTTATTAAACAAATTAGATTTTTGTATTGTTGACTCAGGAATATACTTGCGGTTTTGATAATCCCATTTAGAAGTTCTTAATACACTTAAATCAAATTTAAATGGCATACCTTCTTTCTTAAATGTAAAACGCTTAATTAAACGGAATGTTTTTTTAGTATTGTTCCAATTGTTCAGCATGTTTCTAACCAATGGATATTCACTAGCCAATCTATTTTCTGTTTTATAATTTACGCGAAATTCGAATTCTTTACTATCTAATGCAACTACGCGCGTTTTATCTGAAAGTTCTTTGGATTGTTTTTGTAGGAAAGATACATATGGTTCTGGTATTTCTAAATTAAATGTATTTTTTTTACAATATTTTTTTATATTCATCAGTCCTTTAATTTCTGTTCTAATATTGGACATCCGAAGTCGGCCGGAACGTTCATCTAAAAATTCAGTTTGTATGTTTAAATGATATTGGCCATTTGGAGTTTCACATGTGTAATTATTTACTTTAAGTTTTTTTATAACATTATCAAAATCAATGCGGGTTATTTTGTTTGCATAATTAGTACCAAATCGTAATTCAAATTCATCGGTTGCTTGATTAGAAACTGTATAGTTTCTTAAATAGTCTGTAAATGATTTTGAGAAGTTATTTTGAATCATTAATATATATAATTTATATATAAATTTAATATTATTTCTATTATATTTATATTTTTTCAATTTTATTATATTTTAATAGTTAAAATTTACATTATTAGCTGTTTTATTTTCTCATATAATTCATTTTTAGTAAATGATTTCTTCTCATTTTTCATAATATTTATATTCAATAATTTACAAATATCCTTAATTTCAGATGCTTTGTAACTACCGACCGAACGAAGTGGTTTTGTAATTGAATCTACTACCCATTTATTTTTTTTGAATTCATGTAAATTATCACTTGTTATTTTTTCTTTAATATACAACCCATATTTATTATTGCGCTTATTGATCATTATAAAATCATTATTAAATTCATCAATATGTTCATAATACATATAATTATCTGTATAAATAACATTGTATTTATGAGTTAAACAAATAAAGGTAAATAGTCCCAAGTCTATACCATTATCATCCAATAACTTTTCTTCTAAATGCGTTCTATTTAATTTCAGTATTTTAAGCAGTTGTTTATTATTACGAATATTACTTACATATTCAAACTTTCTATTTGTTTCATAATTGTATAAATCATTTTTATTAAGTTCATATTCGTGAATGCCATAATGATGTGTAATCCAACACCAAAATAGTGTATCTTTACATTCCAATGGTGGATAATAAAAATCTTTCTTCTTTTTTGTTATTTTTACTTCTTCTTTATTAGTAGATGTTGATACAATAGGTTCGGCAAAACAAAATGAATTTATTAAATTTTTATTGGTGAGTGAATATTTATTAATGTTTATTAATAAATCTTCAATATCATTAGTTGACGGAACAAAATTTTTAGTATTTTGTTTATTATGATAATTTCTGGAATAATTATTACGACGATTCATGTTATATATATTTTTACAAACTCTTTATGTAGTTTTATTAAAATATTCTTTTTGAAATACTTCTTGCGTACTCTCAATAGAATGTAACATATTTTCTTGTTCTTCTATATATTTTAAATAATTTTCTATTTCTTTTAATATTTTAACAGGTAATTTATTTAATGATAAAAATACACCATTATTATTTTCAGAAAATCCTACATCATGATTAATAATAATCTCCAATATTTTTTTATGATGTGAGGGATCTTTTTTTTCGATATTGGTTTTTAATTTTTTTAACTGTTCTGTATTATATTTTTCAGAATCGTTTGATTCTACAACACTCATACTTATCATTATAGTGTAATATATAAAAAAATGTTTATATTTATTATGTTAATAATTTGATAATAATTATTTTACAGACAAAGCATTTTTTTTAGTTGTGTTTCGTTTGTTTTTTTTTGATAACGATAATTCGCCTATAATCGATATATGTTCATCATTTAATTTATATCGAATACCAATTACCTTTGCTACAATTACATCATTTTCCTTTACTTGGTTAAATTGTTCATTTTTAATATTATGTTCTCTTGCTATAAACATTACTATTGGATTTTCATCTTCTTTATAATATACAGCTCGAATACCGGCTCTAGTGACATTTTTAACTACACATTTAATTTTCATATTCTCAACAGGATGGCATATTAAACACTCAAATGATACATCAAATATTATTTTATTACCTTCTATAACACCAGAACTGTGTGTAATAATACTAATAGAATTTTTTTTAATATATCCTTCTTTACTACATTTACCTTCATATTCTTCCTTCAATCTAACTAAAATGTGTTCTTTTAAATAATTATCAACATGCTTAAATTCTACATAAACTTTCCTAACCAATATAGATTTTGTATAAATGGACCCCTTTTTCGTATTTTTTGTAGATTTCATTATATAGTATCAATATAAATTTTTATATTTTTACTATAATATTATTATTAAATCAATTTTATACCAAAAATAAGGTATTGCCTTCCTTATCTTGCTTATTTTTATCTATTTTTGGTAAAAGAGAAACATCATATAAAAATCCTTCTAACAAGTTATAATTGTATTTTTCATTATGTTTATATGTCAAGTAGTAAGAATATAATGTAATAGCAATACACATATTTTTCAAACTAGTAATTTTTGTATTTGCCTCTTTTTTGTTTAATTTTTCCTTAATATTGTTTTCTAATGTCTTCATTTTGCTTAGAATAGTTTTTTTATTTTGACCTATACTACATTGTTTTCCACTACTGTTTGTTTTTAGTCCTAATTCTTTTATTTTACTTACAATTCGATCTCTGAATATATCATAAAAATGTATGGTTTTTTCTTTTGCGTCTTTCAATAACCATTTATCTTGCCAATTAGTAACCTTAAATGTTTCTATTAGTTTTTTAGTTAACATAGACATTCGTTTAACATCTTCTAACCATACATTATTATCTTGTTCTACAAAAAAGTTATATTTTCTAATACTTGCCTTTTCGTTTGGCAAAGCAATTACTTTACTATTTTCTACTTTACCTATGTAGTATTTATCAAAATAATCGGTTAATATCTTTTTAATTTTTTTATCTTCTACTTGATTGTAATTTAATAAAATTCGCTTTTTTGAAATATATGGTAATTCTTCTATTAAATGATGAATAGTATATACTGACAATAATTCAATATCAATACCAATATTTTTGTGAATTGCTTGTATTACAGAATTGTATTTCTTTATTTCTAACTTATTTGGAGTATTTAATACTTTAATTTTACCATTTAAATAATTGTAATTAGAAATTATACTGTCCAATATAGAATTATCATTTGTTTTTTTATTGTAAATAGCTTTTGGAATGTTTAAACTAATTTTACTATTTTCAAATTCAATAGGTGTTTTTCTTTGTATCAAAGAGATGTTTTTATTATATAATTCTAATGGTTGGAACATGTAATATTCTCCAATATTCACTAATTTACCAGGGCGATTTAACATATCTTTTAAATATTCGTTTTTGTTATTCAACAAAATATCCAAGGCAATATAAATTTCTTCATCTGAATATTTTTTGTACTGGTTTATAAGTAAAAATAATTGTTTTTTATGAAAAATATAACCATTTGAAAATATAAATTTTATCTTTTTTAATAAAATATCTAAATTTAAAATGATAAAGTAATCATTGTAAGTAGAAGTATCAACTTCTGTATCCTTAAAACTAGGGTCTTTATTTAAATTACAAGTATAATTACATTTACCTACTTCACAAGCAAAACTGTAATCCTTTGCTCTTACATTAAAATCGGAAATGGTTATACCACTAGAAAGGTTGATTTTAACATTTTTATCATATCCTACTAATTGATTTTTATTTAATACACAATCTAAAGCATTTTCTTTTAATATTTGTGAAATTTCATTAATTTTCATCGCTTTTTGTTCAGCCAGTCGATACATATATAAATCAATCGCTTCTACATCATTTTTATCGTTCAATTGTGTTCCATATAAAAATATTTCAACATTTCTTTCACTAAAGGGTAACATGCAATGGCTTAAATTTCTAACACCGCGACCAATTATTTGATTTGTTCTATTTAAGTTATACCATGGTTCCATTAAATGCATTTGTCGAATATTTTTAAAATCAAGACCCTCAGATCCAGCCTTAGAAATTATAACAACTTTTACCATTTCTCCATATTTATTGTTTTCATTTGTTGCATTTTTTAATTCGATTTTATTATTGGGAGAGATAGTTGGATCGCCTGTAATCATTGCGTAAGTTCCAAAAAAGGCTTTATTGCGATTATTCATAAATTTAAAACGCTTCTTAGGTGGTGTTTTAAATAAATTTTTTTTAGTTGATCGAATTAACCCTAATTCTTCCAATGCAAGAGCAATTGGAACACACCCACCTTCAATGAATTGAGAATAAATCATTACAACTCCTGTTGATTTTTTAATTTCATTGATTATGTTGTGTATTTTACGACTATATGTTTTAATTTTTTCCTCTGAAAATATACGACCATAATTATCAATAGTAGATTGTTTATACTCGTATCCTCTTTTGTTATCGTCTCGTTTCATTAATCTTAATAAACCTTCTCTTCCGTACATTTTATCAATAACACCAGGACTTGTTGTTTTTTTATCATCTATTAACGCTTTATTTGGATAAACCATGTTTAAAAGTTGAAGTGGACCATCGATAATAGTATATTGAACACCTTTGTTTTTTTTATTTAGTATTGGATTATCTTTCTTTAATCGTTTTATCAATAAATTATACGCTTTTTCTTGTATAGTTCCAGATATATTATTAATAAATAAATCAAGATACTGAATAGGTATGTCTATTTTTAATCCATTTATTTGACTTGTTGGATAATTCCATGTATTACTTTTAGTTAATAATTGTAACGATTCGCTACGATTCGCTACTTCTGGCATAATATGAAATGGAAATGAAAATGGATTATTTCCCTTTACATAACTAAAATATCCCGTACTTTTTTTAATTAGTGTTTCTTTTCCTATTTCTCTCCCATTTTTATCAACTTTTAGGTCACCATATTTATCAAATATATCTTTTTCTTTTAACATGTATCTTCCATCATTTAGATTCATCAAATTCAATAACCATATTATTTCCTTGTGATCATTGTACATTGGTGTTGCTGTTAATAAAATTAACTTAGTATCCTTAGCATATTTTACTAAATTTAAAAAATGTTCAGATGTTCGTTTCATTTTATCTCCAGTTCTAATATTGTGTACTTCATCGATTACAATAACACGATTCGAAAATTCCTTTTCGATAATATCTATTTTATTTTTGTCTTTTAACTCTTTATCAGTAAGAGATATATTTGCTTTTTTAATAATAGATGTTATATAGTTTGAGAATTCTAAATAACCCATAAACTGATACCAATTTTTTATAATTTTATTTATCTGCTTAACGACCTTTTCGCGAGAAACATTTTTTGTAAACATTGGATTTACTTCTTCAATAAATTTGTTTCCAGTACAGGATTTAATATTCCAATAACCATCTACTAATTTCAACTTTCTTTCATCAAATAGTTGTAATTTGTAATTTTCTTGTACCACTGGACTAGCAATAACTATTATTTTTTTTGTATGACCCATTAACTTCATATATTTTCTAGTTTCTTCTGTAATTGAAATAGAAGAACATGTTTTTCCTGTCCCTAATCCATGATACAATAATAAACTATTATATGGAGTTTCAAATGATAAAAAGTTTCTAACAAATTGTTGATGATTACTAAGTTCAAAATCTTTAACATTACATAAATCGTCTGATATTTTTGTAATATTTTTATAATCTTCTTTTGTGTAACCCTTTATTTTCGTATTTTGAAACTCTTTTTTTAATGTTATTTTTTTATTGAAATCAGATGACTCAATATGTGGGTATAAATTTTGCTCCATATTAATATATATAAATATAAGATTAAACTATTATTAAACAAAAATATATCAAATAAATATTATGCCAAATTATAACTTTTTACTAATGTATTAATCTTTTCTAGAATTTGACGAAGTTCATCATTATATGGGCGAATATGTTTTAATGCTTTTTCATATGTTAACCATTTCATATTGCTAACTTCTGTTTTTTGAAAATTATTACTATTGTCAATATTTTTCATATAAGCTAAATAATATTTGTGCTTATATGTTTTATAATTTGAACCCATAAAAGTTTCTTCATATGGTATTACATTTAATATCATATCCAATTTATTACTTGATATTCCAGTTTCTTCTTGGAATTCTCGTTGACTACATTCAACATCTGTTTCAAAATATTCACGCCTTCCTTTTGGAAACCCCCATTCGGGTTCTGTCCAACTAGTATTACTTTTTTCAATTAATTCTTTTAGATTGAAATACTCTGTATTGTGTACATTAACACCTTCTTTTATATGATTAAATTTAGATCTGGATGTCTTTCCTTCAGTTGAATATTTTGTATTAATAAAATCACCCCACAAATCATACCATAACTCATCAAATGATTTATTTAATAAACTATTTTTTTCTTGTATAGTCATTTCATTTATCAAATTAATTATATAAGATTTATAATACATAGGATATTTTCCTCGCATAAATTCAACAAATCCTAATGTATCTTTTCTACAAATCAATAAATATTCCAATTTATTATTTTTTTTTCGAAAACATATTATACCCGAACTAGTTATGGGTTTTTTACATGATCTAAAGTGATGTCCAGACTTTCCGCAATTAGTACAAAATAAATTTTTAGTATTATTCATTAGTTTATATGTTTAGAATGGTTTATTTTTATATCATTTCCTATATAAATGAGTTTAAATAAAGAAGTCTGGCTACCTCATGTAAAGTTTTTTATGATGACAATGGCTTTAAATTATCCAAAACATCCTAATGATGTAAGTAAAAAAAAATATTATGATTTTATTCAAAACTTGCCACTATTTATACCAATGAGTCCATTTGGTAATAATTTTATTAAAACATTAGACAACTATCCAGTAACCCCTTATTTGGAATCGAGACTTTCATTTATGAAATGGGTACATTATATATTTAATAAAATACAGAAAGAACATAATATGGAAACTGAAAATTTTCAAACTAGTTTAGAGAAGTATTATGATCATTATAAGCCAACTAAAGAGCAAGATAAAGATTATTATAATTTGAAAAGAAAGGTTATTCAAATGTCTGTTGTATTAATAATTATGGGTGTTGCCGGTTATTTATATAATAAATGATTTAAATAGATTATATTTAATTTAATAATCATGATTTACAGAAGAATCTATTTTTTTATTGCTTATTTAATTGTATTAGCTATTTCAACATTTATATTTTTATTATCTATTGCCATTATTTTAACAGAAATGCGTATATTACATTTAAAATCAGGTCATTAACCTTTAAAAAGTATATTTGAATAAAATATCATTATGTATATAATGGGAATAGACAAATGGATTTTTATAATAACTATTTTATTAATATTTGATACATATCATGATGGTCAATATTCCAAATGGTTTTTATCTAAAAAAAAATATTTTAAAATAGCAACCATCGGATTTGTTGGGTTAAGTTTGTATGTTTTTATAAAAAAATATCCTGTTTCATCTAAAAAATTATTATACCATGGTTCAAATATTGTGAGGTATTTACCAATTGATCCTAATACACGCGATATGATCACGCCAATTTTTGATTTAACAAATTCAAATAAAATAATAGAAAATTTAACAAGTAGTCCACAAACAAAACGAATGATGAATTCAGGATTTGGTAGCACTAAACGAAGTGTTAGTGAAACAAAGAAAAAGTATGTAGCAGCACAGCAAGGATGGAAATGTGGTTATTGTGATGAACAATTAGATGAAACATTTGAAGTAGACCATAAGGTAGATTTACAATATGGCGGTTCAAATCATGTAAGTAATTTAGCAGCCGTATGCAGAAGATGTCATGCAAAAAAAGGTATGATGAATCGTCTTTAATTATTATTTAAATAGATGTTTGTTTTATAGATTATTTAATATAAATAATATATAAAATATAGTATATTTATGGATAAATTAAAAAAAGATAGTAAAACAGAATATGAGTTAAAAATACAAAAAAAGAAGGAAGAAAGAACTATTATAACTGTAATACTTTCTAGTATCAGTGCTATTATAGTGATGGTCCTCGCTCTAAACAAGACATTAAGAGATAAAGTAAAAGTATGGAGTTATGATAAATGGTTATCATTGAGTAGTTTTGTTAGTAATTGGTGGGGATGGGTAACTGGTAATATACATGAACAAAATGATGTTAATGATGTAATAAAAAAATCTAAAATTCTAAAATTTTTAAATCAATATCTTCATTTTCGAGATAGTATCAATAATAAGCATCTCTTAAGCTCTATTATGTTTATATTAGGTTCAGGTATCGCAATTGGATTGACAATTGTATTTTTAACAGCAATTAATTTACCTTATACAAAGGGAAATGCAGTGTGGGGAATTGTTTTGTCTATATTAGCAAGTATTATAGCTGGATTTTTTTATATACGAGTTAAAAATAAAGAAGGTTTTTTTAAAAATGATGCGTTTAGTTTATGGCCACAATTAATAAATATAAAAAATATTTTGTATGATAATCGTCTTAAAATAGCCAGTATTATAATGGTAATACTTGGATTAACAATAGCAGCTGGTGTAACACTTCAGTCTGAAAAAAGCGCAATTATGGGTATGAGTACATTAGGTGTTATCACTGGTATTATTGGTATGTTTATTGTTTATACTTTAATTATTAATTCATCATTTTTTGAAAAAATAAAACAATTCAAACCTTTTTTACTATTATTTAATTTAATATTTATAATTCCTTGTCTGATATCAATAGCACTAAGTTGGATTACTGATCAAGTAAGAAATACTCCTAGTTTTGTTTATACTGTATTATTAATTGAATTAGTAATTATTTTATTGTATTTTGTAATCCCATCGGCAGATCGTAGATTTTACTTTAGTTTAACCAATAAAAAGAGTAATTCAGATGAATTAAATAAAATAATAAAAATGAATAAACAAACAAAAGATAATCTACAAAAACAAATATTTAAAATTAAAAAGAATTTTTTTATAAAATCAAATAACGAAAATGTTATAAATATGAATAAAAAAGGTGTAGAAGATACATGGATTGATTTAATATCATTATTTAATAATAAAGAATTGCTTAAAAATAGATTAATCGAATTGGGGTTTTGTTATAAAGGACAAGATACAGATAGTTGTGAAGAATTATTAAAAGAAAGAATTGACTATTTAGAAGATTATAAAGAAAAAATAGTTAAAATGGAACAACAAATAGCAGGACTTAAGACAGAAATATCACCAAATGAACAGTTGGTTGAAACTGCTGAAGAAGATTTGGATGAAAATACTATGAAATCTGTTAAAGACGCTATTGTTTTACAAATGAAACCAGTATCTCTTAAAAATATTACAACTCCTACATCAGTAGATAGAATTAACATATTTACAAATGTCGCCAATCAAACAAATTATTCTTATGGATTATCATTTTGGGTATTTATACATCCTCAATCCGGTAGCATAAAACAATGTAATAATATTATTGATTTTGATGGACGACCTAAGGTAATGTATTGTCCAACTTACAATAAAATACCCAATGGCGATATAGTAAAATATGTAAAAGATGGAAATATAATACGAGCAAAGGTGATTAAATCTAAATTGGTCTCTAATGAATATGTTGTTTATACATTGAAAAATACAATAACTGGAAAATTATACAAAGATGTTCATCATTCGCAAATAAAGTATAACTATCCATATAGTGTATTAAAATTTGTATTAGGATCTTCTGAAGAAACACAACAGGAATATGCTTTACCAAACTTAAAAATGCAGAAATGGAATAATATTGTTATAAACTATGTTGATGGTATCTATGATTTATTTGTAAATGGAGAAATGGTAAATAGTTTCCAAGGTGGAATGGAAGAATTTAAATATAATAATATAACTATTGGTGAGGATAATGGTATTAGTGGAGGAATAGCAAATATTGTTTACTATAAAAATTATTTAACAAAAAATAAAATTATTGCTAATTACAATTCATTAAAACATAAAAGTCCTCCAATAATATCAAATTTATTAAAAGTATAATAATCATATTATAATTTTCTAACTAATAATTATACTATGGACTTCAAAAGAATATTATTTGGAGCAGTTATTGTTATAATAATATACATTTTTTACAATTCTGTTTTTGCTGATAAAAGTAAAAATGATTTAGTAACTATGCATAATGGTATTAAAAACGAATTAAGTATTAATTCTGAAAAATTATCGGTAAGTAAAAGTGTTGATTATACATATGCTTTTTGGATTTATGTAAATGATTACAATAAATTCTATGGTGAAGAAAAAGTATTGATAAAGCGTTCTGATAGCTCTCTTAAAAACAGTAAAAATCAAGATATTGTATTTCCAAAAATAAGTTTAGGAGAAAATCAAAATGATATGCATTTTAAAGTATCAATCGGAAATAAGGGTGATGTAATTGATGATATTACTTTAAATAACATTCCTCTACAAAAATGGAATCATATTATTATGACTAAATCAGGAAACACTATTGATATTTACATGGATGGTAAATTAGTTAAAACACATATTTTATCTGGAAATGCTTATAGTGTTCAAGATGAGGATATAATTATAACCCCAAGAGAATCTGGATCATCTGAATATGGATTTGCTGGTTATTTATCAAAAGTAAATTACTATCCTGTAGCAATGAATACCAGAGAAGCATATCAACTTTACAAAGAAGGATATGGATCTGGACTATTAGGAGATTTTTTCAATCGATTTAAGTTAAAATTTGCTTTCTTACAAGACAATCAGGAAAAAAGTAGTATTATTTTATAATTTTAATTTTATTAAGAAATTTACATTTTAAATATGTTAATTTCTTATAATACTATATATAAAATGTCATATGAAGCACCAGCAAATCCAATACAAAATATAGCCAATATAAATCCAATTGAAAAAGCACAGGATGTAGCAAAAAACACACAAGAAGCTTTTACATCAGCAGCAAGTAACATAAAGCAGACTACGAGCGAACTTTTCGACACATTTAGGAACAATCGCTATGTTTCTGGAACTGCTGATTTTTTAGAATCTAATTCAGCTATAGCTAAGATAGCATTCTTATTACTTGTATTAATTGCTTTTACATTTGTACTACGATTGGCAACAAACTTAATTCAAACTTATTTCGCTCCTTCTCCAAATCCAATATTGATTAATGGATTGAAACGAGGAAATCAACCTAAAATTATTAGTCAACATCCAAAGGATAATGGTTCTGTCACAATAATGCGTTCTAAAAATGAATCTGGAGGTATTGAATTTACATGGAATTTATGGTTATTTATTGAATCAGTTGATATGAATGGAAAGTATCAACATATTTTTCATAAAGGAGATTCTAAAATAGGTGGTGATATGATTAGTCAAATTAATAACGGACCTGGATTGTATATTAAAAAGAATGATAGTAATAATGGAGCAGAATTAAGAGTTGTTATGAGTTCATTTGAAAATCCTAAGGCTGCTGATATTAGTATCCCAAATATTCCATTGCAAAAATGGATAAATGTAACTATTCGCGCTAAACATAAAAATTTAGATATTTATGTTAACAATAACATTGTTCATAGACACATATTTGAAGGATCTCCTCCAAAACAAAACTATGGTAATGTATATGTTGGTCAACAAAGTGGGTTTGATGGTTTAATATCTAATCTTCGTTATTTCAATCGAGCACTTACCGGTGTTGAAGTAGCAAATATTGTAAAGAAGGGTGCTAATCTTAAAGCAGCGGATGGTGATTCAATGTCTATTAATCCACCATACTTATCAATGAGATGGTATTTACCACAAGAGTAAAGGAATCATTAAACTTATATGTATTTGTTTAAATGAGTTATATTTTATTTAAAATAATAACTCCATTTAGTAAATTAATTAACTTACATGTCAATTAATTCTATATTTATAAATGAATCGATAAATAATAAAAAATCAATTAAAAATCTCGAGCGAAAAGTTGACAATTTGAATATATCATTAAATGAAATAGATAAGAAAATAGATATAATAATAAATATATTAAACAATAATGTCAATAATAAATTTAATAGAATGGAAGAACATATAGATTTTATTAAAAATGTATATGATAATATTACAGATACTTCAAATTATTCACTAGAAGGTTTTGAAAGTGATGAAAAAGAAGATTTTGTTCCAGAGGAAGTTCAAGATGATAAATATAATGATGTAAAATATAAAAAAAACTATGTAGAAGTTTAATTATCGCAAATATGGATTAATACACATTTGCATTGTTGGGAATACTTTATTTGATTCACAAACATCTGTTTTTGCTATTTCTACACATTGTCTATTACCATTTTCACTACCGATATAACAGTAAGCAGATTTTTTAGATTTTACACTATTGGCAGTAGACGCATTTACAGTTCTACTACCATTAACTGGAATATTTTTTTCTGGTTGATTTAAGCGTTTTCTAATTTGTTGTTCTGGAACATTAATTAATTGAGAAATGCTTCCTTGTGCTACATCAAGAGCAACTTTTCCACCTATATTGGTAGTTGCTAGTGTTTTTTTAGTTCCTTCAGCTCCTTTTAATAATGATACACCTAAATACTTTCCAAATATATCAGTTCCTTCTGATAGGTAAGTAAAAACATTTAATCCCATCAATGCTAAAAACAACACAGCAAATATTATTTTAATATAAAACCAAACACTTTTATTTGAAACTTCAGAAACTAATTTATTTGTTGGTGATGACAAAGATGGTGTAATAACATCACTAATATTATTTTCCATATACAAATAGGTCATATAAAATAAATAAAGTTGTAACAAATATAGTTATATTCATTCTATATTTGTTATTGAAAATATCTAGTTATTAGATTTAGCATCCACATTTATTGTCGGCACGGTTAATGATTAGACGCATGGTGTATGGACTTTTACCAACACGGGTTGGGACACCAGATTTCATGTTACCACCAGTGGTACCATCATCTGCACGTTTAGCACTGTAATATCTTGGTCTGTAGGAAGGCATTATATACTAAATAAATATTATTTTTTATGAACGCGGTATTAAATTGGTTAAACTGTTCATTTTTTCCAATCTCTCAATTGTTTTTTCTAAATTACCAGAGTTATAACTATTGTTAAATAAATAGTCCGTTTTGGGTGTTATTTCATTTACTTTAATTTGTTTGTATATAACATTTATCTTTTTCTTTATTTTTTCTATTAGTTCTGAATTATTTATTATTTTTACAGAATTATCTACATATTCTGTTAATAACGCAATACTATAAAACATTAAATATTTTCTTTTTTTTTTAACACCTGGTAAATATTTTAAACAAAATAATGAATTAATAGCTGATACTATTTTGTACATTCCTTTGCTTTTTTCTTTTGCTTTTTTTAAAATCAAATCCCATATTATCCAAACTATATCTTTTTGAAATTGGTTAGCAACATTATATGCTCTTCTAGTTCCATAAAACACCAATTTGTTTTCTCGTTTTGACAATGCTTCAAATCCAAGTATCCATTCTATCCAATATATACACTTTGTCATATTTTTAACATTACTACTTAGATTATATGCTAATTCATTAACTGCTATAAATAATTCTTTGGGATCTTCTTTATGAACACTACTCTGTCCATATTCTAAACTATCTGCCTCTAATTTATATGAAATACGCAATATATTATATTCTTCAACTGGTATTTTTGGAACATCAAATGAGTTCTTTTTTCTAGATAAACATAATACACATACTATTTCAGCGAACATTTCTCGTATTTTTTGATTATTACGCATTTTAATTTCATTATCGATGTAACCATTATTTAGCATATCTCTAAAAAAATTAAGTCTTAATTCTAAATAAATAGAAATTTTAGGATTTCCAATATGAATATGTTTTCCAATTAAAAGTATGATAATTTCCCACAAATCAATAAAATGACCACTACATATAAATTCGGCACTCCAATAACATGCTTCTTCTATTTTATTATACAATATAGAATTTATTAGCTGTCGTTTAACATCACTTTTTTTAAATTGTGAAAATGTTATTCCTGAAAATTCTTTTTGTGTTCTTTTATCATTTATATCATTTTCGTTCATTAATAATTACATTTCATATAAAAAAAATACCAATAATACATATATGGCTAACTCATTTCTTAAATTTTTCAATAAATTATTTAAATCATTACGAAAAGTTCCTAAATTATTTGTTAAGATGCCTTTAATACAAAAAGTATTGGTATTATTAATAGTAGCATTTGTAATAACATCATACATGTTTAATAAAAAGGAAGGATTCGAACAATCTAGTGAGTTTATGGTTAAAAAAGGCAATGATGTATATGACGACTTTTATTGTTCTATTTACGATGATCTTGTATATGATGATCTTAAAAATGATTTTGAAGTAATTAATTTGAAAAAAGTTGGTAAAATCGATGAAAATTCATCACTAATTGATTTAGGTTGTGGAAGAGGACATCATGTAAACTATTATAATGAAAAGGGTATCGATATTACTGGATTGGATATATCTCCAAGTATGGTAAAATTAGCAAAGCAGGAATATCCAGAATGTAATTTTAAAGTAGGCGATATGTTGGATTCTTCCAATTTTCAATATGGAACTTCTAGTCACATTATTTGTTTGTATTTCACAATTTACAGTATAGAAGATAAAGTGAAATTCTTTAAAAATTGTTATGATTGGTTAAAACCGGGTGGTAAACTAATTATTCATTTGGTAAATCGTGATAAATTCGATCCTATTTTAAATGCTGCCAATCCACTTTCTTTAGTAAACGCTCAAAAATATGCTAAATCTCGTTTAACTAAATCTGTAGTTAAATTTAAAGATTTTCTATACAAAGCATCATTTGTTCCAGATAATGAAAACGATATGGCATATTTTTATGAAACATTTAAAGATGACGCAACTAAAAACACAAGAAAAAATGAACATATACTTTACATGGAATCACAGAAAGATATTTTAACAAAAGCAAAAAGCACTGGATTTATTATGCAATCTAAAATAGATATGGTTCATTGTCAATATGAATACCAATATTTGTATGTTCTTCAAAAACCTGAATAATTCGTCTTTTCTTTTAAAATTTATTGATTACTAACATATAATGAATAAATTTATGATAATTAAGTATATGGCGTTGATTATTATTATTTTTTACATTTTTTTTATAATTTATTTTAAACTGCGTTATCCATTTTGGTCAAAACAACCAATATTTTATTATCACGACATTAAAAATATATTTTATCCAAAGGGAATTATAGAAACATCTCTCCCCGATCATATTTATAAAGTAAATAAAAATATCGATTATATAAATGCAAGGAGGTTGACAAATGATCAAATTAAAAATATAAATCTTTTTTTAAAAAATAATTACATGATTGAAAATCATGAACGATATGTTCCTACTAATAATGATGTAATGGATCATTTATTATGTAGAACAATGCCTTCAAGTGTTTCATTGTATTATGATAATTTTTATCATGACTTGATAGGAACAATGACATCTGTTTATAAGACATTAATAAAACGAGATATTGAATTAAAAGTGGGATATGTTGATTACTTATGTGTTGATAAAAAACATCGAGGTAAAAATATTGCTGGAAAAATGATAGAAAATCATTACATAAGGGAGAGATACAAACATAAAACAGCAGTATATATGTTTAAACATGAAGGTGTATCTAGACCATTTGTTCCATTAACTATTTATAATACTTACTTCTATAAACTTGATTTATTTCATAAAATTATACGTACTCAAAATGGCTTAACTAATATATTAGTTAACGATAGTTCGTCGCATTTATTATACGATTTACAAAATTCATTAAAAAAAGATATCGAAGAAAAAAATAATCACTTTTCTTTTAAATGTGTAATAATGGATGATCTAGAACATATAACTTACCTAATTAAAAAACAACACTTACATGTATTTTGTTTGTTAGAAAACAAAACACCATTAGCTTTTTACTTTTTTAAAAATAATTATACTACTTATAATGGTGATAAATCGATTGAATGCTTTTCATGTATCAAATATGTTCCCACTATTGATAACGATAAGTTTTTATTTGGATTTTATCTAGCTATTGACTATTTAAAAACAATAGATAAATATAAAATTTTATTATTAGAAAATATTTCGGACTCACATTACATATTACAAGGTATAAAGCAATCTCCATATCATTATTCCAAATACTATTACTATATGTATAATTATGCCATGAAACCAATTAGTGCAAAACAAATAGCTATTATATAGAATATTCAAACCATTTATCGAGTGTATTTTCCTGCTTTGGCAAAACTATCTACTACAAATATTACAAAAACTCCTAAAAACATATATAAAATAAGTTCTTCTGTTACATTGTTTGTTTTTTCATCTTTATTTTCTTCAAGTAAATGAATCATATAGTTGAGCTTTTTCATCAAGTCATCTTTTGAACCATGAATATTTGGAACATTTGTTGTATTTTCATAATATGGTATATAATTATCGTAATATTGCTTAATCTTTTCATCGGATACATTAATATTATTAAATGCTTCAGGCGATAAAGCACTATCTACATTTTCTTCTACCTTTTCATTTGGGAGAGATGTTAATTCTGGATTAGGTGGAGGATTGAAATCTGCTAAACCTTCATCATCATCTTCATCATCATTTTTATAACTACTCATAGAATTTAGGAATTCCATTGCTTTTTTACTTGGTTTTGTTTTCTTCTTAATAGTTTTATTTTTCCTTTTTCGTGGTTCTTTATCCATATTTTCATTATTAGACATAAATTCAGAAAATCCTAATTGACTTGCCATACTTATAAAAAAAGAAGATTATTTTTTATTTGTTTTTATTTATATATAATGAAAAAATATGCAAATATAGTATTACTAGCAATATTAGCTGCCTTGTTTTACAAAACTCCAGCCTTTTTAATCGATAGTGTTAACGGTTCTGTTGGAAAATTGTCATGGATGGTTATTATTTTTGTTGTATACCAAATGTTAGATAAGGTTAGTGCTGTTATTTTAGCGATAATTATGATTACTCTTTTACATCAAAATATTGAAGGATTTGAAGATAAAAAAGAAGATGATAGTTCAGAAAAACTAAGTGAAATGGAGGAAGAAGAATTAGATGAAGAAATAGATGAAGAAGAAAAACATGATAAAAAATCAAAAAAAAAAGATGAAAAGAAAAAAGAAGAAAAATCAACCAAAAAAGAAGCTGAAGAAGAAACAGAAGAAGTAGAACAAGAAGGGTTTGAACTATTAAGCAAATCAGAAAAAAAATGTGAAACATATGATAAAGAAGGATTTACTGGATTTACTGAACTCCTCAAAAAATTTAAAATACCAGTTACTACTACAAACACTACAGATTTAGATAGAGAACTTAAAATTACATCGGAACGATCAACAATTGATTCTAGTAAAGAATAAGTTGATATGTAATAATCCCTAAATAAATTACACAATAAAATCTTTTAGATAATCTAAAAGATTTTATCAAACTATATTAAACAAGATGATAACAAAAATAAAAGAAAATTTAGCATCACTTAATAATAGTAAATTTTTTGCTGGTTTAGTAATGATAATGCTTAATATTGGTTCAAAATACATTACTATTGAGTTAAGTAAAACACAAGAAGAATATTTAAAAAACCATGTAGCAAGACAAATACTTATATTTTCGATATCTTGGATGGGAACTCGTGATATTTTAATGTCTCTGGCACTTACAGCTATTTTTATTGTAATGACTGAATTTTTATTTAATGAAAATAGTCAGTTTTGTGTTATTCCAATGGAGTACAGAAAATACAAAGATGTATTAGATTTAAATGGTGATGGTGTTGTTACACCTGATGAAATAAAGAAGGCAGAAGAGTTACTTAAAAAAGCAAAACAACAGCAAACTGATACTGCAATGTTAAAAACATTAAATAATTTTAAAACACTGGTATAAGGTTTAGATATAATGTATATTATCTCTCCCTTTTATTTTTAATTTATTTAATAATGATTAAATTATATTTTAGTTAAATTATCTAACTAAAATATAACTATGAGTAAATCTGATATATTAAAAAAAGATAATGTAATAACTTTAATAGATAAAACAACCAATGAAAGAAAAAGTGGAATAATTTTAAACACAGTTCGAAAAGGAGAAAAGGAAAGAATTGTTAATAAAAATGCGATTGATCATGAATTTGAAAAACGGTTGTTTATTAATAAATCAACATTATCATATGATGAACTAAACAATGAAAGATTTAAAAACTTATTAAATAATAAAGTTACTCGCGTATTAGCATACAATATCGAAGAAGAAGATGCTATAGATAACTTTCCTGATCTTGATAATATAAATATTACATTATCCCAATCCAGAAATAATAATTCTATTACATACAATGAATTTGTAAAAGAAACTTATCAAAACAAAAAAACTGAATATTGGTATAAAGCAACTATTACAAACAATGACGGGGATAGTATTTTTAGTATAAAATTTGATGATGGAGATGAGATCGATGAAATTTCACCAGAATATATTAGAAAACTTGATGAAGTATATGATACAAATACTGTTAATGTACTCACATCGAATGGTATAAAAACATTAAGAAACCTAAGTCGCGGTGATTACAAAAATATACAAGGTCAACTTGAAGACAATACAATTTATACAATATTAGAATCAAATGATTCTGAAGAAATAGCAAAATTAAAGAAACTTAAGGAAAAATTTGGTAAGATGTCTAAAAAACAAAACAAGAAAACTTTGTATAATTTAAAATGGTACTATAAAACAAACTATTCTGGTTCTCGATACTTTCCACTTAAAATATCAAATGTAGAATTACTTTCTGAAGCAGACAAATATGCTGAAATAGACAAATACACTGAATTAAAAGAAGGTGATATTGTAAAATATAATGATCCTAGTCACCGTAACCATACCTTATTAGCTAAAATAACTGGTATCCGTGAAGATCCTTTAAACAAAAGAAATTATTACGATAGAAAAAAGTATATTTATAACATTAAGTTTGAACCATTTGAAACATATATTGAACCAACTGAATTACAGGAATATCAAGAAAAATATGAAAATATAGTGACAACTATTCCAAATGTAAAACCAGAAAAACTTCTTAAATACAAATATGTTGAAAAAGAATATTATGATGAAGATATCGAAACATTACTTAAAAGTAAAGATAAAATTAACAACTTTAATAATGTTATTACAGAAAACACCCTTCAACAATTAAAAAAAAATACAAAATTCAATCTTGATTTTATTTTGGCAAAATATCAACCTGAATCTGGTGTAAAAGATTTAAACAAATTAATAAAACCAAATACAAAACACATATATACTATATCTCATTCTCCTAAAATAGAAAAAAGACAATCTGGATTGTTTTTTGATATGAAAATAAAAGATAGTGATCGCAAAAGAAAAACTATCGATATTGACATATATGTTGATTTAACATTATATCAATCCAAAGTAATCAACGAAGAAGAATGGAATAAAACACCATTAATTGGTAAATTGGGTACAATTTTAAGTGAACAAATTAAAAATAGTTATGCTGGTATATTAAATTGTCCTAGTAGGTTTGATAAGTTAAAAACAATAGTGTCAACCAAGGGATGGTTTATTAATCCAGATGAACTTGAAACAAATTTAATAAAAAAATCGTTTAATCAAACAAAAAAGGACATTCAAACCTTAAAAAAAGAAATTGATGCTATGGAGAATTCTAAAGATGAAATTTTAAAAGAAATAAAGGAAAATCAAAAAATGGATCAATTACTTGTAGTAGAAAAACAAATAGAATTAGGAAAAAAAGAAGAAGAAATTAAAAAAGCAAATAGACGACTTATTGAACTAGAATCTATTTTAAAACAAAAAGGGGGAAGAAAATCTAGACGAAATAAATATAAACTTAGACATAAGAAAAATAATAAATCAAAAAAAATAAACAAGCGACATCATAAAAATAATAAAACAAAGAAAAAACACTAATATAATAAAATGAATAAGTAACATTTTATTATAATTTAAATAGAATCACAATAATCTTCTTTAAGATCTGTTTGATTTATATTTCCACTTATATCTAATAAATTTTCTAATTGTTTTACTCTATCTTCCAACATTTTGATATGTTCCTCGTCGTGTTTTATTTTATGGTCTAAATTATTTATATTAATACCATAATACCAATTATATACAAATGCGACTCCATTAAATGTTAATTTTGTAGTATGATATGCAAGATCAACTGCTTCATATAATAAAAATCCCAAAACCATTTCTAGTATAGTGTATAAAATATATTTATATTTATAATTATATTTTGTAATAATTTAATTTGTCAATGATTGTTATTGTTAATATCTAATTATATACCCAAATTAACTACATTACGATTAGACTTTTTGCGTTTGCTTTTTACCATCTTATTTTTATTTGATGTTAAATCCGTTGATTGAATTTCTTCTAATTCTTGTAAACTAATTGTACTTCCTTCTTTTTTATCTTCATTGATATTGATGGTTTTGGTTTTCAATCCAGCAAGAATATCTCTTAAATCACCAGGTCCTTTCATTTCAGCTCTAGCACTTCCAAAACTAGAATCCATGTTTTCAGCATCGTTAAAATCAGGGTTTCCTCCTCGAGCAGCATCAATATCTGGTCTAGAAATAGTTACTTTTTTTCTTTGCTTAGGTGGATTTCGCTTCATTTCTTGAGATGGACCAGGCGGTGATCCTCGAGGTGGCATTACAGGTGGAGGTGGCATACTGTTATTATTTCCACCTCTGGCAAAATCAGACATAAAATTTCCAAATCCTGGATTACTTTCTCCCATTGTATTTACTGCTGCTTGTGTAAATTGTTGCATCAATTCAGGATTTTGTCTCATGATATCATCCATACCAGGCATAGACGACTTAAACATTGTATTTGTCATATGAAGCATTAAACCACTTCCACCCAACATAAACAATAATTTTAATTCAGGGGCTACCTTAGTTTTACCACCATACTTTTCATGTAATTCTCCAAACACTTCATCGTATTCATCCATATTTTCATTTACAGCTTCTGACCAACCATCTAATTTTAAATCAAATGGATCAAATTTATTGTTTAAAAACTCTATACCAGATACGAATGCCATCAACATCTTTGATTGAAATTTTTTGCTATTGTCCTTTTCCCTCTCAGATCGAATCATTTCATATTCTCCCTTCATTTCATCCAAATTACTTTCCATAGAATACTTTTTACTTAATGTAATTCCTTTTTTCTCTAATGCTTCCAATTTTCGTAAATAATTAAATTTCTCCTTTAAAAGTTCTTTACCAGTCAACTTAGGCTTTTCTGGTACCCTTACATCTGGATTTACAGGAATATCGGTAAAACTTTTAAAACCATCCGTCGATTGTGTTTTCCCTAAATTTCCCATTAATGATGGGCCTTTAGAAGAGCTACCAAAATCATCAATTGGTGGAGATTCAATATTCAGTTTAATAGGTGCTTCATCACTTAGATTGGATGCAGCATTTAATAGAAAATCTCCTTTACTTACCGACTCTTTTGGTTTTGTATCTCCAATATCAATATCGTCCAAATCATTAATTTCAGACAGCTTAATATCTGATTTAGGTTCGCTAGATTTATTTTGTTTACTAGGATTCATAAGCATTTCCGCACCCGGTCCAAAATTAACCGATTTTTGTCCTCCACTACTAATCGGTTCTACAGTTGGACCTGGCATAACTTCTTCTGATAATTTCAATTCAATACTCATACTTATGATTTATCTAGAACTTTTAATTTTAAGTAATCCGCACTATTATTTAATTAATTTTTATTATCAATTAAATAATATTTTATTTATTTTCTGATAATGTTTTTATAGTTGAAATAAACCACTTGCCCTGTAAATAACAATCGGCCAAATCATCCTTTTTACTATGTTTATTAAAATGATCAAACCATGATGATATTTCACTATATTTATTTAAATCTCCTAATGTATATTGAATACTTGCTTTTTTCCGTTCACTATAACATGTCTTTTTTCCACTACCAATCATTTGATTTAATTTATTAGAAGCATTTACCATTTCAATATCAGTTATACCATTTTCAATAAAATGTTGTGTTATCATACCTTGTAATGTTTTCATTCTTAATGCTAATGGACCTATTTGATTTTCTATGACAACTTTATCTATTTCTTCATAATTAAAAGTATCTGTAAATTTATCCTTTAAAGCAATTCCATAATCTACTAAACTAATTGAACTTGTTTTCTTAATAACCACAGGCATTAAATAATTATTAATTAATTCTTTTTTTATAGCATCTAATAATACTGATTTTGTATGTTTTTTAATAGATGCGTCTATTTCTATATTATACTTTTTAACATACTGTTTCAACTCAGATACAAGTCGTTTATCTATTTTTTTTATATTTAGTTCGTCCGTTGGAATTTTATGACTGCTTTGTTTTGCGTGTGTTTTGCAATAATAAGTTGTATTTTTAAAATATTTTGCTTTTTTATTACATTCCTTCTTATTTTTCGTTAAACATTTACACACATACTTATCTGAATCTGTTAAATTAATTACATTCCAATCAATCAATCTATAATTTATTTTATTAGCACTACACTCCTCTTCTGTATTAATTTCCATTAAACAATATGCTAAATTTTTCATACCAACATCAATACTAACTATTTTCATTGTAATATTATAATTTATTCTTTTAAAATTATAATATAATTAAATACTTAATTGCTAAATTTATTTGCGTGCGCGCTGTCTTAACAATTCTTCTTGAGTAATAATTGATGTAGACATTTTACTTTCTAATTGTTTTCTAGATAAATATAAATTTTTTAGATCAGATTTTTCATTTCCAAAAGGAGTTGTTGTGTCCGATAAACTTTTAAATAAATATTTACCGTGTGCTACTACATCAGAAAAATGTCTAACATTTGAACATTCTTGTGAAGATTCCATATTTTGAGACATAATATCCAATCCATTATTAATTAAATATTGTCTATAATCATAATTATTTTTTATTCCAACACTTTTCTGTAATTCATTGTTAATGTCACAGGCGCTTTCATGTTCTGTATGAACACGCCCATCACTCATCATAGCAGGAAAATCAGAATAAATATTATTTGAACCCTTATAACATGTGCTCCAACTCATTATTAATATATTATAGTATGATATTTTTATTAGTCATATTATAATATTTAATTATTAATTGATATCTTTTTATTGTACCAATAATTCTAAAAGCTCATGTTTCTTTTTTCCTTTAACCTCATATCCTTTTTGTTCACATAATAATCGTAGTTCAACTTTTCCCATTGAAGAATAATCAACTACTTCTTCAGTATCATCTTCTTCTAAATCTTCATCTAAATCATCCATATCATCTAATCCATCTTCTTCTTCGACATTTTCCTTCATTTCATGAAGAACATGTGTAGATGTCAAATCCATTATTTTATTATCTTCTACCTCTTCTTCTTCATCTTCATCTCCTTCTTCTTCTACTAATTCATGTTTTACAGATTCTTCTACATGTTCTTGCATTTCTACATTTGCTTCTTCTTCTTCATCTTCTTCTTCGTCACTACTTTCTTCGTCACTACTTTCTTCATCGGAAACTACTATTTTTTCATAGTTACACTGACCACCTGCCATACGAGTAGATGGTTGAGATAATTGGTCATGTGATTGTATAATTTGTAGCAATGTAGTAACCTTGTTTTCAAGATTATTAATTCTTGATTTTACATATAAATAAATCAAAATAGTAGAACATAATGATAATCCAACTGATAAAATAAAACCTTTGCTAAACATATTTTAATATCAATAAACATATTTAATCATAAATTTTAACGAATTAAATTGTGTTTAATATTTGCTTAGCAGCAGAAATAATAACTTCGGGATAATTTAATTGTTTTAATACAGATATACCTCCACGAATATTGGATATTCCTAAAATCATTTCATAGAAATAAGTTAATTTATCATTATACTGTGTTGTTTTCATATGACAATTTTCTATCGTTTTTTCATTTTTTAACAAATCACATATTTTCATAAAATGTGTCGTTAAAATAAAAGATACATTGTCAAATTTATTAATATATTTTAGATATGAAGTAGCACTAGAAATAGCTTCATATGGATTTGTACCTGAATACAATTCATCAAATACACAAAAATGTCTTTCGTTTGAATGTTTCTTTATTGTGTCTAATATATTTTTACATCTTCTTACTTCTGATTGAAATAAACTGTCTCTACTACAATTGTCTGGAATATTTATGTAACAATGAAAATATTTATAAGGATTTAAAACACCACTATCATAATATCCATAACCAAAACGCTGACTTAACAATATATTTACAATAACTGATTTTAATATTGTAGTTTTTCCAGCAGCATTTGGTCCTGTTATAATTTTATTTTTAACAAAATCTATATTATTTTTAACTGGAGTATCCTTAATGCTTGGATGATAGATAGAATTAAATTTACATTGATTTTTCTTTGTATAAGTTATTTTATGAATTTTATCATTTTTAATATTTTTAACCAAAGATTTTATTATATCAAAATATCCATGAAATCCTAATGAATATGTCATTACATCGTCTACTTCAGTGGAATCATATAATTCGTAAAATGTCTTCATTATTTTACCCGGTTTGGAACAATAACTATAATTCATATGTTCACTTACAAATTCAAATTTTTTATGCAATTCAACCGTTTTTTCTTTATAAGCATTTAATGTTTGCATAAATCGATTTGTTCCCATATATCCATATTCTTTTAATTTACAGTATTTAATTTTGTTATTTAAATAATCATATGACTGTATTGTGTAATTTAAATATTCTTTTGTTAAATATAAATGTTGTTGAATATCAAATTGTGATTTGTAAAACTTATAACATGATAAAAAGTTTTGATATAAATTATAAAAATACATAGAAACAAACATTATACATTGAAGTTTTTGTTGTATTGTTCCATTGTTAAAATTAATGATCATTTTCCCCAATGAGTTATTACTTAATACATATTTCAATCCTTCAAAATAATTAGAAAAAGTCATATGCTGATTATTTGTAATACTTCTCATTAGTAAAAAGGGTAATATAAGAAGTAACACAGGTGTTAATACCTGTAGTAATGGAGACAATAAATTAAGAATTGTAAGCCATGTTAAAAATATAGTAGAGTAATTTAAGTAACTAAATCTCTCAAATTCTAAATATTGATATGTTTCAACAAAATTTTTATTAGATTTTATACTCAACCAAAAATCAGTCATATTATTAACTACATGCTTATCAAACAATATATCTTTTGAATGTTTCAATAACTTTTGAGTATCTTTTAAATACTTAGTATTTGTTGAATATTTACTAGCAAATACTGGTAATATCTCCTTTCCTACTTGCGTGTCCGTTTCTACTAAATTATTATATACACTGTCACTTTCATCATTATCACTATTAACCAATTCTAAATCGCTCTGTATATGTTCTGATATTGTAAATGTTTTTTTACAATATTCAATTGGTTGTTTAAATATTTGATTTAATACTAATTTATAAGATTCACTATCTTTTTTTTCTATTTCATTTGACATAATATTTATAATTAGTAACTATAAATATGATGGTTATACAACGCGATTATTAAATTAAGCAGTATTTAAATGTTCTGTAAAATTAGCAGGCATTTCAATAATTTCTGTATGATAATAATCAGAAAATCTTTTTAGTTTTGTACTATCTTGTTTCGTTTGAAAATTAATAGCAATTCCTTTTCTACCCCATCTACCAGATCGACCAATACGATGTAAATAAGTATGTTCATTTTTTGGAATGTCAAAATTAATAACAATACTTACTTGTTGAACATCTATACCTCTAGCAAATAGATCAGATGTTATCAATACTCTACAAGCTCCTTGTTTAAATTTCATATAATTATCCTTTCTTTCTTGTTCTGACATTTTTCCATGTATCTTTTCAACTGGAAAATTGTCAGTCTTCATTGCTTCGGTTAGGTCATCTACACGATGTGTACTATTACAATATATAATTGCTTGAGAAATTGTAAGACTTTCAAATATATCTTTTATTGTTTCATATTTTTGAACATCATCCATTAAATTAATATAATATTGTGCGATACCTTGTAATGTAAGTTCTTCTGCCTTAACACGGATTTCAGTGGGATTCTGCATGAAACTTTTCGACAATTCTTCTAGTTCTTGAGAATATGTAGCACTAAATAAAGCGATTTGAATATCATTATGGAGATGTCGAAAAATGTTGTACATTTGATCTTTAAATCCAGAAGACAACATTTCATCTGCTTCATCAATTACTAGAAGTTTCATTTTATCAACTTTAAGATACCTTCTTCGTATCATATCGTGAATTCTACCAGGTGTACCAACAACTACATGTGGTTTTATTTCATTTAAATCCGACTTATTTTTATCAACTGATGTTCCTCCAACCAGCAACATTGATCTAATTTTCAAATAATGACCAAGTTGTTTTATTACTTTTGCTGTTTGATCCGCTAGTTCATGTGTTGGTGCTATAATTAGTGCCTGTGTTTCATCTAGTTTTTCATCAATTAGTTGTAGTGTTCCTACTGAAAAAGCACCTGTTTTTCCAGTACCAGATTGCGCTTGAGCAATAATATCTCGATGACGATTATTATTAATATTGTGTATCATTGGATACAATGCTTTTTTTTGAATACTACTTGGTATTTCAAACCCCATAGCATATATACCACGAATTAGTTTTGGTTTTAAACTAAGGTTGTCATCTTCCCATCCATCCATTTCATATAAATCATAATTATTTTTAAGTTTTGATTCGGTTTCAGTTATCATAATACTATTATTTCTTATAATGTTTTTAAGTTTATTTAAGTAAAGACTTATTTCATTTAAGTAGTGAAAATTATTATTATATGTAAAAATATATTAAATACATTAATATTACTAATATAATGCTACAATCATCTTCAATTAATTTTACTAAAAACGAAAACCGGTATGATTTAAATTTTTACAATAGAATTGAAAAAAATGGAAACATAGAAGAAATAAATGAAAATACTATTTTATTAATAAATAATTTGGCAAAACGAGTAGGAGCATCTACTTATCAAAAAACTCCTATTTTTAAAAAAAAACATAAGCATACAAAAAAAAATGATTTGTCTAATTGGAATGAAATAAGAAATTTTAAAGTTACAAAACTAGAAAAAAAACTAGATGACACCAATATTATAATAGACAAGGTTAGAAGTAATCTAAATAAGCTAACAAGGGATAATTATGATGTAATAAAGACAGAGGTCATTGATTTAATCAATAATGATGTTGAGGATAAAGAAATGATGAGAAAAGTAGTTACTTGTATTTTTGATATTGGTAAAACAAACTTTTTTTGGTCTGAGATCTATGCTAAATTGTATAAAGATCTGACTATTAAATATAATTTAAATGATATATATCAGGTAGACATTGATACATATACTCAATTGTTTAAGAATATCAAATATGTCGATCCAGATACAGATTATAATGAATTTTGTATTTGCAATAAAGCAAATGAAGAACGAAAAGCATTTAGTAAATTTCTAACATTTATTATGATAGAAAAACTAATTGATTATAATATTATTAAAAATATTGTAGTAGACCTATTAGAAAAATTTCATGAGTATTTAAATGATAAAAGTAAGATCCATGAACTCGATGAAGTAATTAACAATATAATAATTTTTGCTACTTATGACAATGGAGATTTATGTGAGTTAAAATTAAATGATGTAATTGAAAATATATCAAATATGAACGCTAAAAAATACGAAGGCTTAACACAAAAAACGGTATTTAAATGTTGTGATTTCGTAGATGAACATCTATGATAAACTATTAAAATAATAATATTAAAAACATTTGATAATTTTATGTAATGGACTATAATATTATTGATGGGAATAATTCAAAAGTAAGGAGTGTTTGTTTTGAAGAAATTGAAAAAATTGTTGAAATCGATTATCAAAAATTGTTGGATGAATCTGATAAAGAAAATAATGAATATGAAGAAATGGATGATAATGATTTATTGTGTTTAAAAATGGATTATGAAATCAATTATTTAAAAAAAGATTTACTTCATATAATGAAATATTACGGTTTATCAACACGAAAAAAAAATAAAGAAAATTGTATTGACGACATATTAGAGTTTGAACTACAACCAGAAAATGCGTTTATAGTAGATCATCGAAAAACACTTTGGTTATATCTAGAAGAATTAGAAAACGATGAATACTTGTCACAATTTATTAACATGAATAAGTAATCTATTCATATAATAACTTTTGTATATAGTAATAAATTGATATTAAATTAATATTTATAATTAAAATATTAATTTAAATTATAATGGTAGCCTCAAATATCATACAAAATGTTACATTTAAAGAAGATAAATCTGTAGAAAAACATGATAAAAAAACACTTGTATCTATATTTAGAGTGACTTTATTTGATGTCGATGTAAATATATCGTTGGGTAAAGTAAATACATCATTGTATGATGATATTTATTTTGCTCCAGTATATTTAGTATTGAATGAAAATGTTCAAATTAAAATTGGCGTATATGAATTTCTAGCTGAAGATTATACATCGTTATTAGATGAAGATAATGATTTAAATATTGCTTATATCGAAGGACCACTTTTATTTGACTTTGTTAATCAAGATTATCTACAAGAAATGATGGGAAAGTATGAATTGTTAAACGATATTTCTAGCGATGAATCTGAGTCTGACAATGAAGAAGAAGATGAAGATACTGATAAAATGAAAGAATTTACTTATGAAGAAGACGATGATGTTTATTTGGAATTAGAAGAAACAAAAACAAATGATGATGAAATTGTAAAATCATTTAAAAGTAATACAAATACATCATGGATTGAAGAATTTTATAAAAATAATAATTATAGTATTTTAGACAATGAAGGTGGTGGTGATTGTTTGTTTGCTACGATTCGAGATGGATTAAGAAATAATAATATATCTGTTACTGTTCCTGAAATTAGAAAAATGCTAAGTGAATCTACTACTCAAGAGCAATTCAATACTTATAAAGAAAATTATGATATGATTAGTGGTGAAATAAATGAATTAGAATCAAAAATGATAGAAACAAAAAAACGGCATGGTGAACTTGCTAAGGAATATAAGAAAATAGCAGCAAAAGCCAAACAAGAAAAAGATAGAGATAATAAGTTAATACTAAGAGATAAGGCTTTACAAATTAAATCCGACTTTGAATCTATTAAACCAATATTCCAAAAATATAAGGAAGAAAAAAAGGTTGCTGAAAAAAATTTAGTTGAATTTCAGTTTATGGAAAATATTGAATCACTTGGTGATTTAAAGAAAATGATTAATACTTGTAAATTTTGGGCAGATGCTGCTTCTATAACAAGAATTGAATATGTTATGAATATAAAACTTATTGTTTTAAGTAGTGAATTTTATAAAATGGGATTAAAAGAAAGAGTAGTTACATGTGGAGATTTTACTCTTAAGGAAATAGAAGAAAAAGGTTATTTTAATCCAAAATATTATATTATAGTAGATCACACAGGTGATCATTACAAACTAATTAAGTATAAAAACAAAGGTGCTATGTTGTTTCATGAACTTCCTCACAAATTAAGGGAAGATTTAATAGAACGATGTGCTACTTCACAAGGTAAAACTGTATACAATTATATACCTAAATTTCAAACTTATATGGGTGTTCCAGTTACAATGCCTAATGCTGGTGATAATGTAGAAGAAGAAATCACATCTGATAACGAAGCAGAAATGACTCCATCAGCATCTAAAGAAGATGATCAACCTTTATTTGATGATAGTGTTATATTACAATTTTATAGTAAATCTAGAGATTTGGCACCAGGAAAGGGTAGCGGTGAAAATATCTCTCCCAAATTAGAGAGCGAATTTGTAGAATTAGGTAAAATTAAAAACTGGAGACGACAATTATCTAATTTCCATACAAGGGTTGATAAAGATAAAAAAGTAGTTCCATTGTTTAAGTTAGATGGTTACAATTGGGCTAGTGTTGAACATTATTATCATGCAAATAAATTCAAGAAAAATAATATGGATTATTACAAATTATTTACTATGGAAAGTAAATCTGAAATATCTACTGATCCTATAGCAGCCAAAGGAGCAGGAGGTAAAACAGGTAAAGTTAACAAAAAGAAATTTCGACCTTCTAATATTAAAATGGACGAAGACTTTATGATGAATGGTAAAAATGAAGATGTTATGTATAATGGTCAACTCGCAAAATACAAACAAAATCCTGAATTGAAAAAAATGTTGCTATTAACCAATGATGCTAAGTTAGTTCACTTTTCAAGAGGAGGTTCTATTGTATTTTATGATACAATGAAGGTTAGACAAATGCTTCGAAATGAAGCAACTAAATAAATAGAAAAGAATATAAATAATTAAGTTAAATATAAATTATTTATATTTATAATATAAATGAGTAATAATGAAGAAATTATAGGTATATTGTTAGATAATATAGATAAATTTTATGTTCATAGTAAAAGTAGATCAGTAGAAAAAAAAATAATTGGAAATCTTTTTAATGATTTATATAGATCTTATAAAAAAATTCAAAATATGATAAAATCAAATAAAATACATGTCAATACTATTGTTCCTAATACTCCTTCTGACATTCCAAGTACGGACTTATTGGATAGTCATTTTTGTATTGAAAATCTAAAAGATATAGTCAATCAACAAACAGTAAAAGTTATTGTGTTTAGTTGTAGTATTAAAAATGTCAAAATTAAAATTTATCTTAATGATTTAACTACGTGTCAGGATATTCATAAATATACTATACATCATGTATTTTCTATTATCGATATGTTATTAGGGTATTCCTCTATAAAAAATCTAAAAACTTTAAATATCTTTTTATATTTGACAGATAAAGAAAAAAAATTACCAATGTCTAATATTTGTGTATTAAACAAAGAACATGTTAATTCTGCTGTTACATACAGTTGTAGTAATAATGGGGAAATATTAGTGTTTAGAAAAGAAGAATGGTTGAAATGTTTAATTCATGAATTATTTCATAGTTTGTGTTTGGATTTTATTGACTTGAGAAGTGATATAAATGTTAAAAAATATTTAAATGGGTTATTTTGTATAAAAAGCGACTTTTTACTTAGTGAGAGTTATAATGAATGGTGGGCTACTAATTTAAATTGTTTATTGAACGCTTTCATGATGTTGGAAAAAAAAAGTAATAAAAAAGAATGTTTAAGTTTTTATCATTTGTGTTTACTTACTGAACAAATGTTTTCTATGTTACAAATTACAAAAGTATTAAACCATATGGGGATGGATTATCATATGTTAGTAAATAAAAACATTGACAAATACATAAAAGAAAATTTATACAAGGAAGATACCAATGTATTTTGTTATTACATTATTAAAGGATTATTGTTATTTAATAACAACGAAACTTTTCGTTTTTTTAAAGACAACAATACTTCCTTGTTAAATTTTGATAAGACACCTCAAACTTTAACCAACTTTTTAAAATTAATAGAAGTATATCACGATGATTCTAAAGTTATAAAATTATCAAAGCGTTATCTTGAATTTTACAGAAGTTTGGATAAGTCAGATAAAAGTATAGAAAAATTTGTCAATACAATGCAGATGACTATAAATACTATTTAAATATAGTTCCAATGATTTATTTTATAAAATAATATATACTAATATATATTATATTATGTCTAGCGTATATCGTAAAAATAAAACTAAAACAAGAAAGTCTAAAAACAAAATAAAAAAACCGCGTTTAACTAAAAAAAACACTAGTTATCTTAAAAAATTAAAATTAGATGAAGAATTAAGTAGAAATATAATTAAGGAATCATCCACTAAAACCCCGGTAGTTGCTATGGGACATGGTGTTAAATTACTTTCTAAGTCAAGAAACCAATTGCGTAAAGGTAATATAGGTAATGCTATGGCATCTATATTAACAGCAGTAGCTGTTTTATCCGCAACAGGTCCATTCAATAAACATCCTAATGTAAGTGAATCGCGAATGTCTAGAGATTATCATGGTAGATGGACAGGTGATCCCGATGAACTAATGAAATGGCATATGGACGAACAATTTAATCCTTCTTTGAAAAGTATAAATCGTAAAAAAGGAAAATCAATTAAAAAAAGTGAAAAAAAATCTTTAAAACAAATAAAAAGTGTATCAAAACAAAAAACAAGAAAGAGTCGTATTAAAAAATAAATGTATATAAAATTGAAATAATAGTATTACTTAATATTTTAAGTATATTAAAATCTTACATAATAATGGGAATTAAACTACTAAACCGTTTGATGAAAAAACACGCAAAAAGTGGAGTCGATATTATTCACTTAAAACAATTAACAAACAAAAAAATAGTGATTGATATTAGTATTTACTTATACAAATATAAATCTCAAAATATGCTACTAACAAACATATTTAAACTATGTAGTATCTTAAATCATTATAATATTGATGCTATATTTGTATTTGATGGACGACCTACAAATATTAAAATGGAAACATTAAATCAACGAAGTGAACAAAAATATATTGCGAAGCAGAAATACTATGATATCATTGACAATTATTCTCAAGAATATATCAAAACAAATAAAAATCAACTGTTTGAATTAAAAAAATCATTTACAAGAGTAAAAAAAGATGATATTGAAAATATTAAAAATTTGTTAAAATCATACGGAATGAAATACTGTGAAGCAGTAAATGAAGCCGATCAGATTTGTGGTAAACTTGTTAATACTATTTGTAAAGATGGTTGTTTGTCCGATGATATGGACATGTTTGTTTACAAATCAAAATATGTTTATAGAAATCTTGATATTGTAAATGAAACATGTTTGTGTTATAATTTAGATTTGATTTTACGAAGTTTGGATATGAATTTTGAAGATTTTAAATGGATGTGTATACTATCTCAAAATGATTATAACACCAAAGGTAAAAATGTATTTTACTACTACAAATTGTATAAACAATATAAAGCAAGAAACACTGGTGTTAATACAAATAAAACCTTTATGGAATATGTTATGGTAAATGAGTTCATGAAAGAAAAAGAAATAGAAATGTATAAATCAGTTCATGATATGTATACAATTAAAAATTCATCATTTGATACAACTACAATCCAACAAAATTTCGCTGATGTAAATAAAGTGTATAAATTATTGGAACAAGATAATTTTATATACCCACCATCATTTATAACAGCATGTTAAAATAATATTTATAATAAATTATCATAAATATAATTAATTTTTATTGTGGTTAAATGTTAAATTAAGCAGATTGGGTACTGGTCTTGAAATGAGGTTTCATCCATTTCTGAAGATTGAAGTAAGTAAGACTGTCAGACTTCTTCATTCCCAATAGTTTACGCAACTTAGCATCAGCATTGATGTTACGACGATTTGATGGATCTTGAAGCTTATGACTAAGAATGTACTTTTGTAGTTCTTTAGTTACTTCAGTGCGTGCCATTTCTGTTCCTTCTGCCTTTCCTAGAAAAGCAGCCAATTCAGAACTAATTTGAGCTGGTTTGGTAAATCCACTTGGTTCCTTACTTCCTGCCTTACGCTTCTTCTTACTGGCTTTTTGTGCCTGCTTCAATTCGCGTTCAGATCGCTTGGCAAGTACACGAGCTTGAGTAGTTACAGCAGATAGCTGAGTTCGCAACGAAGACAATTGACTTAGCAAATCAGCAAATTGGTCTGATAGACTTGGTACTTCTACCGTTTCAGGAGTAGCAGCTACAGTCTTTTCTACTGGTGCTGTTGATTTAGCAGCTGCTTTAACAGAAGCAGGAGCTGGAGTGGAGGCTTTGGTTTTCTTTGATACTTTCTTTGGCATCTTATAATCTATTATTATCACTTCTTTTTAAGTTCATTTCATAGAATATATTATTTACTAAATAATTTTATTTTTAAACGAACCATCCAGTTAAAATAAAATAACTTTTTTTAAACAAGGTTGGATTTTCTAAATATCTAATATTGATTTCGTATAGTTCCATTTCGAATAGGTTCATCCATTAGACAACCTATTTCTAAAGTTAGTGAGGGCGATGCTTTATCAAATTCAGCCATTGTTCCATCATGATGTCTAAATTTAAATTTTAGTTTACTGAGAGATTTTATTGGTGGGGTATAATTATGAGAATTACTAGTAATTTCTGAAGAATTAAATGAAATCATATGAAACAATTGATCAGCAACAATTGATGCTTGAAGAACATTTGTTTTTACCAAAGAAAGTTTAGCAAAAGCACTATTGTTTTTAAATACTAAATCATTGTTAAAACTTGCATTTGTATTATCTGAATAAGGTTGAATTTCACTAATATAATTATGTTTGTCTAATTCAACATACATTGTATCATATTTTGTAGTATTTACAGCATGCGGTGATTCACTATATGAGACTGTTGTTTTTGCTGTAGTATGTTGTTTTGATGGTATCAACCATGCGGTTGTTTCATGTTCTAGTGTTAATCCTGTTTTCAATTGAGTGTAACTATCGGCTGTTGCTACATCAAATACAGTTCCCGTATAATCTTGTTTTTCATATCCTAATATACATCCAAGTCCCCAATCCATATAATTTGAAAATTTTGGTTTGTAAATACATTTTAATTCATCATTGTAGGTATGTTTATAAGTAAACAATAATTTAAATTCTCCTTCAGTTACACCAAATAAAATTTTATTTGTTATTTCATTATATTTAACTTTAAATGGTTCAAAATTAAACTGATTGTAAAATGTTCTATTCAATATGTTTTGAATCATATTTGCTAGTTTAACTGGAGTATAATATCCGTCTGGTATTTGTATTGTTTCTGTGACATCACCCGCATGGTGATTAATATCCATTGCTGTCCCAAATGATGGATTGGCATATTGAATTCTTAGTTTTGAATTTTGTTTTCTCTGACTTACATTATGTAGAAAATTAGGCAATGTAATATCTTTTAACTTAATATAACTTACATTTTGAATTGGATAAGGGAGAGATATTTCAAATTCATTATTTTTTGGCCATTTAGATACATCTTTATCCACCCCATGTATTGATATCAATTCTTTATGCATTACATAGTTTTGTCCTGGTTTTATTATTGGATGCATTATTATAAATTTAATATATATTATTTTTAAATTTATATCATTAACTCAATAAAATATCTAATTGTTATATATCATGAGTAAATTTGGATTAGCATTAATAGGATTTACAATAATAAACACTATCGTATCTATTCTTTTTGGATTTAAAATAAATAACGCCTTATTTGGATTTATAATTGGATTTCTAGCAATTATCGGTTTAGTATTTATTGGTAACATTTTTACATTTGCTAAAGAATTAGCAGAAGCCTTTCAAGAAAAATCAGGTGCGTTAAACATCATTAAAAAAACATTTTTTTCAATCTACAATAGTTTCGATATTTTTATCATTATTGGACAGCTTGTATTTTATATGATGATAGTTATGAATTCACCTGCTTTATTTGCTAGCAATGAAGTACCCAAAAATTTTAAAACGAAAAATACTACATTTATTTTATCAATAGCTGCCCAATTAATAATGACCATTGTTAGAGCTATTATGAAAAAACCAATATTTGGAGAAATAACAATATTAATAGGGGTAATTACAGCATTTTTAGTTTATGATATAAAAACAGATATTGAAAAGAAAAAAGTTGACAAATATAGTTATAAATAGAATTTCATAAATTATAAATAATTAGATTAGTTATAATTTATATTTACTTTTAGATCTACTTCATATCTAAAATTATAAAACGAAATGTAAGACCATGCTCTTTATTAGTTAACCACAGTCCAGATATCTTTAATATAATAGTTAGTTTTGAAATTTTACCCATTATCTTATTAGCATCTTTATGAAATAATTTAATGTAGTAATTCATAAGTTGTTCGCGTATAGTATATACTGGATGCTGTGTTAATTGAATATAATTTTTTAATATTTGATGTTCAATGTTTATTAACTCGCGCATAGTTGATTTGTTTTTTTCATTGTATCTAGAAAAATTGCATTTAATTTTGCTATAATACTCTTCTATTTCTAAATCATACAAATTAAATTTAATATATATACCGTTAGTGGAAAACAAACAATTTGAATAATACATTCTATAAAAAAAACTATGTTCTATTACATTGTTTTTAGATTTATCACTTATTATTACATTGTTTATTTCAAATTCTTTGGTTGGAATTGTTAGATACATGTTAACATAATATTTTACATTGTATTTAAATTATTATTATTGAAGATTGTAAATATAAGCAAAAATAGTTTGTTCATGAATTATTTATCAATTTTCTCATCATAAATATTGTTTGTAATTCTTCTATAGTAATTGATTTTTTACAAGACTGCACTACATCCAGCATATTTGAACACTCTTTTAAAGAATTATAGTATTCTTTTTCTTTTTTTAATAAATAAAGCTTCCAAATATTATAAACATTCGGTTGTGATTCTTTTATTTTGTCTAATTCTTTATGTACATTATTATAGTTGATATTATCCATTTTATAATATTTCAAATATATTTTTAAGTTTATGTATTTATTTTAAGTTAAACTTATATTTAGGTTTAAATATAAAACATTATTCATAAATTAATACTACATATGAATAATAAATTTGATGATTATATAAAACAAGTAGAGAATCATGATTTACATGAATATATTACAAAAGACAAAATTATAAATGAACATATTATACTATATGGCCCATCTGGAATAGGTAAATATTCTCAAGCACTTAAATATATAAAAGACTACAGTGCTACAAACTGTAAATATGATAAAAAAATGTCATTTATGTTTCAAAATAAAAAAGAGTATATGTTTAAAGTTAGTGATATTCACTTCGAAATAGATATGGAACTATTAGGTTGTAATTCCAAAGTGTTATTTAATAACTTATTTTATCATATTATTGAAATTATTAGTATGAGACAATCAAAATTTGGAATTATTTTATGTAAAAATTTTCATAAAATACATTCTGAATTATTAGACATATTTTTTACTTATATGCAGTCTCTTATTCACAAAAAAATAAAAATACAGTATATATTACTAACTGATCATATTAGTTTTATTCCAGATAATATACTTTATCGTTGTCAAATAATTAATTTAAGACGACCAACTAAAACTTCATATTTACAATGTGTAAAGTCACATTCTTCTAAAAATAAAAAATACAAAATAAATAAAAATAATTTGGATAATTCATTGTCTCAGGTTTATAATATTAAAAATATAAATAACATTCTATTTAATACCAATAAGTTAAATGAAATTGGTATTGTTCATATAGAAAATGTCATTAAAGCAATTGAGAATGTAAATCAAGTCAATTATTATGAAATAAGAGATTTGTTGTATAACTTACTTATTTTTGATGTTGATATATCCGAATTTTTATTTTATTCTATTAATTATTTTATATGTAAAAAAAAATTAGATGTAACAAAAATGGAACAGCTATTGTATGATATAAATCATTTTTTTTCACAATATAATAATAATTATAGACCTATTTTTCATTTAGAAACAATATTTTATAAATTATGTATAGCAATAAATAAAAATGGAAACTCAAAAAGAATATGTAATCGCTTGTGAAAGATTAAATATTTCACTGAAACGATTAAATAACATAACATCTAAAGAAGAAAAAATAAACTGTATAAAAAAATGTTATTACAAGTTAGCATTAAGACATCATCCAGATAAGGGGGGTGATTCAACAGAGTTTAAAAAAATTAAAGAAGCATATGATTTTATTATTAAACATGAGACGGATAACGAGTCAAATGTTTACATTAAAGAAGATAATGATACATTTGAAGGTATGTTTGTATCATTTGTTGAATCCATTATTAAAAATAGAAAGGGATTTGAACGATTTGATAAATTATTTATAAAAACAACATTGCATTCTATTTTAAAGAAATGCGATGTTTATTCTATTAAGGTATTTTCTCAACTTGATCTTGAAAAATGTAAACAGATATATGATTTTCTCTCCCAACATAAAGATGTATTTTTTTTATCAGACGAACAATTATTAAAGTATAAAGAAATTATTCAAAATAAGATGAAAAACAATAATATTATTTTATTGAATCCATCTATTGACGATATTTTAAGCGATAATATATATAAACTAGAATTAGAAGATGATACTCATTATATCCCACTATGGCACAATGAAATAATAGTAGATGATATGATTATTAAAAATATACCAGATATCTCTAGTAATATATCTATAAATGATAATCACGATATTATAATAAAACAAACTGTTTCAATTGTAGAATTATTTGAAAATGGTAAGTTAGGTATAACAGTGGGAAATAAAAATTACAATGTACATTCAGATCAGGTTAAAATTACAAAAGATATACAATTTATTTTATTTAAAGAACAAGGAAAGTTAATACCCAATTCGAACAATTTATATGAAAATAAAAAAAGAGGAAATGTTATTGTCGAATTAACATTGAGTGTTGTATAAATAAAGAAAATACATAAAAAAATTATATATTTTTATGTATTTTTTTATAATTTTAATTATTTAAAATAATTGTAAATTAATTTTTATTTTTATGATATTTTACTATTTAGTTCTTCTTTCTACGAACAACCTTCTTTTTCTTCTTTGGCTTTTCTTCAACTACTTCTTCCTGCTCTTCCTCTTCTTCATCGCTATCTTTAAACGATGGAGCTGGCATATCATCTTCTTCATCATCATGATTTGTTGTATCATCCTGTGCTTCTTTTTCTGCTAGACTTTTTTCCATTTCTTCATCATCACTATCATCTTCAATGTGACATGTTGCTGTTCCCAACAATCTAGCAGGTGGTCTTACACATGCTTGAACCAATTTCCATGTTACACCACATCTACCACCAGCGAACCATAGACCCTGACAGGCAATCAATCCATTTACATGTGATGCTTTTGGAATACATTCAACTGGATTACTAGTTGCTTCTTCATCTCTTCGTGGTGGCAAATACAATGGCTTTTTATCTTCGTAATTATACAATTCAATATTGAATCGTCCTTCCCAATATGGTAGTTTTACCTTCAATGATGGAGCTCGACTGTAATCTGCTTCATCTGTGTAATTACCATCGCTATCCTTCAACTTAGGATACTTAAGAATTGGATACATTAGATTGTCTACCAATTCACGACTCATCTTACTTTTACCAAACCATTCTTTACTGTATTTAATACAGTCATCCTTGATTTTATTTTCAAATGCTGTCATTGCTTCTTTGAATTTAAGAACTGATGATGTTTCATTTCTAAAATCCAATGCCATATCGTATGTTACTCGTCCACTTTGTTCATCTACACGCTCATTGACACCCCATGTTAGCATTAAAGGAACTTGTAATACAATAGGTTGACCAGATAAATTTAATTGAACGCTCTTACCACCTCTCTTATTATTAAGAGCAGGTTTGTAGGTAACTGCTTCGGCGTTAAATGATTTTGCTTTGGTGATTAGATAACTTACTGAACTCATGATTGCTTATATAGTTTATATCTATCATCTTTTTTTTAAATCAATTTTATAAAATAGTTAAAATCTTGAGAATTAAGTAATTTAATGTTATCACAAATTATATAGGATATAATATTATTAATATACAAATAATATTATAAATACTAACGAACAAAATTAGAGGAATGATGATGATGATGATGATGATTCGCATTATTTCTATGTGTGTTACTATCATTTGAGTCTGATGATACTAATCTTATATTATTATTTTGACTAGGCAACTCAAATGGTTTAATATTATTAGATGGAGGTAATGGAATATCATTATCTGATTGTAATATTTCACCTGGAAAAGTTTTTTTATACCATCTTGTTACAGATCGCTGTGATTCATCTAATATTTGTTTTGTATTTGGGGTGAGAGCATTCGAATTCTTATTTAACTCTTTTTTATGATTTGATGTTGTATTTATATTTAATCTATCTTTTCTAGTTATATATAATTTCTTTGTTGTTACATTTTTCAAATCTTTATCATTACCATTGTCATTAATAGGATTTTCTACATTATCCACATTTTTTTCAAACGGTTTAATCGTTGGTTTGCGTTTTGGAACTTTACAAGATAACTTATCTTGGTGTATTCTACTCTTTCGTTTTTTATAATATATAATACCCATTGCTACTAACATTGTAGAGCAAGTTCCTAATATTACAACAATAACTATAACATTGTCTTTATTTTCCACTGGAGTAACTTGATTTTCGTTTATATTTCTAATAGATCGCAAATTTGTAGATAATGTTTTATTTTCAATTAACGAAATATTTTCTGTAATATTTTTTGTTTTATTTTCAATAAAGGGAGAGATAGTTGTCGTATATAAATGTTGTGTTGTATCTATGTAACTTGAACTTGTTGTTGTTTCAATATGTTCTTGTATTTTATTTATTGTATCTGTTATATTTTTATCATTTGTTAGGTTTGAAATATTGTTAGTTGTATTTTTTATATCATTATATACAATGTTTTTCAAAGTTTCTGATGTTGGTTCAGATGACTTTAAATATGTGTTTTTGTATATGTTATAAGGATCTTCAATACACATAAACATTTCTACTTTATACAACATTTTACCATTTGCGTCTTGTGTAACACCCCACATTTTATTACAATTACTCATTTCAAGACAATTAATTGTACTAAAAATAAATAAAAATATTAAAATACACAAGTTATAATTATTTAAGTTTTTACATAATATATTTTTATATTTATTCATGATAATAATAAATTATTTAATGTATTTAAATATGTTTTTCAATTACTTAACGCGAACTTATAACAATATAATTAAAACATTAATAAAAATAGTATAAACATATATAAAATGTATAAATTAATGATAAATACTAATTTTGAAAATGAAAATAGATGTAATTTAAAAAAAACAAAACTACCATCACCAAAAACATATATACAAAATAATCTATATAAGGAAGTTGTATTTAATAAAAAAAGACATAAAGTAAACAATAACGATTTCAGAATTTTAAATCTAAACGAATTTGATGATATTTTACATTACAATTATAATGTTTCACAGTTAAAAAAAATGTGTAAACATTATAAATATAAAGTAAGTGGTAACAAATCTGAGTTAGTAAAAAGATTATATAATAATATGAGATTATCATCATATGCTGTAAAAATACAAGCTTTATTTCGCAAAAGAATTGTTCAAAAAATGATGAAATTAAAAAATATACATCTTTTAAAAGAAGCAACTAACGATATTGATTTTTTAACACTAGAACCAGTTAAAAATTTAAAAATATCACAAATATTATGTTTAACATCTGGAGAAAAAAATCATGTATACTGTTTTGATATTTGTTCATTATATAATTTGTTTAAAGAACACTATAACTCAAAAAAACAGTCTCGAAGAAAAAAGTCAAACGATGTATTTTTAAACCCATTTAACAGACAACCATTTCCTTCTAGCTTACACAAAGATCTTTATAAAGTAGTTAAATATACAAAATTAGCAGGAATAAATATTAATATTACTATTGAAAATGACAACTATTGTGAAACGCTAAAAAAAGAAAACCAATTTAGTGCTATCGAATTATTTCAAATCATTGATTCTCATGGTTTTATAACAGACAGTTCTTGGATAATGAATTTAAACATGTATGAATTAAGTAAATTTGTAAAACAATTAATTGATGTATGGGATTATCGAGCACAATTGTCTTCTGAGACAAGATTTAAAATTTTTCCAAGTGAATTAGGATATCCATTTCGTTTTAATAGACGCGTATTTTTTGGAGCTATTGAAAATGCTAGAAAATCTATTATTAAAAAAGTAACTAAGTTTATAACTGCTGGAATCGATAGAGAATCTCAATCACTTGCTGTATTTTATGTACTAGGAGCACTTACTATGGTTAGTAAACCAGCCGCTGAAAATCTACCATGGTTATTTGAATCATTTGCTCAATTGTAAAATAATAAAATAATTTATTTATTTTATTATTTATATTACTTATTATCAATCTTTGACTGAACCCACGACACTGTTATTTCTTCTTGTGTAGTACCCTTCATAGATATAAATTTAGGTACTCTCATAGTTGAAGTTTTATAATATACATATGGACCGTATATTCCTTTTCTAATACTAATATCATCGTTTATATGTTTTATAATATTGGTAGACGATGATGGTTTCTTATTTAAATATTCAACAACATCACTTAATTCAACATCATCAAACTCTTTTTTTATATTTTTAACTGATTTATTTTTACCTCCTATATTAACATACATTCCAAATTTCCCTTTTTTTAATATTACTTCTTCTCCATTATGATTTCCCAAATTGCGATTGTATTGACTGTATTGATTATTTCCAGAACTCATCAATTCTTTTAATGTATATTTACCAGATTTTAATTTTTCTAAATCTAACTTAATTGATTTGTTTATTTGTTTAAAACTAATCCCATTTTCATCTTCACATTTTATTACTGGTCCATATTTACCAATTATATAAGTATGATGTTCATCTATTTTAATAACCGGTTTATCTACCTTTTTAATTTTCTTTATACATTGATCTATGCTTTTATTACAATCATCACATAAATCAGTCCATTTTTTCTCTCCATTAGCAATTTCATCCAACATAGATTCCATATTCCTAGTATAATCATATTCAAACAATTGATCGAAATGTTTGATTAAAAATTCAATTACTAATATACCAGTTGGTTGTAATACTAATTTATTTTTTTCCGCACCAAACTCTTTAACTTCAGTAGTAGTTTCTATCTCGTCTCCTACTAATTCATAATTATCACATTTTATTTTAATACCAGGCACATTTTCTTTATGTACATACCCCTTGTCTTGTATTTTACTAATAATGGATGAAAATGTACTTGGTCTCCCTATCCCTTTCTTTTCTAATAATTGAATTAATTTTGATTCTGTATAATGTTGTTTTAAATCTATTATTGACATATTACAATTTACTTTACTATAATTTAACATGTCTTGTTTGTTTACATCATTAAAACGATTAAATAAATCTAAGTTATCTTCTATACCATACACTATTTTCCAACCAGGAAAATCGTTTTTTTCAATACAACTTTTATATTCCATACTCAAGGGTGCTGATAATGTCAAAGTTAATTTATCATATATAGAATTAGCCATACACGATGCTAATGCGTTTTTATAAATTAATAAATAAAGTTTTAACTCTTTTGTTGTAATTTTTGAATTAATTTGTAACGATGTTCTTTTTATATCAGTTGGTCGAATAGCTTCGTGTGCTTCTTGAGCCAGATTCTTTTTCTTTTTCGATTTTTCATTTTCAGATTTATTATTTTTCGAAATTGTTATTAACCCTAAGTTTTTTGAACCATAATTTTCACCATAGTTGTCAATAATAAAATTTTTGGCTTTTTTAACAAATTCAGCACTATATTTTGTCGAATCCGTTCGCATGTAAGTAATATATCCATTTTCATACAATCTTTGAGCACACATCATTGTTTGTTTTGGACTAAAACCAATATCATTACTCGCTTTTTGTTGTAATTTACTAGTAGTTAATGGAGTCGGTGGTTTCTTCATAACTTTTTTAATTTCTTTATTCGTAATATTGTGATCAAAAAATACACTTTCTTCTAAAAATTCTTCTATTTTACTTACATCTTTTATTTTTGTTGTTAATTCAAAAAAAATATCATCTGATTTCGCATTTGTATTAAACAACCCTGATGTAGAATATACTTTTTTTCCAGTTTGATTTTCAGTTGTTTTATAATTATCGTATACTAATCGCAAGGCGGTCGATTGACATCTACCAGCAGACAATTTTCCTCTTCTAGATATATTTGACCATAAAATAGGAGATATTTTGTATCCTACCAACAAATCCAGTATTTGACGGGACTGTTGGGAATAAATCTTATTTAAATTTAATGTAGTCGGATTAGCAAGTGCTTTTTTTATAGCAGGTTTTGTAATTTCATGAAATATAATACGCTTCGTATGTTGAATCGGTAGTTGAAATGACATACATATATGCCAAGCAATTGCCTCACCTTCTCTATCATCATCCGTTGCTAATATCACTTCTGATGCTTTTTTAATGTTTGTTCTTAACTGATTTATATACTTTTTCTTTGAAATCATTAATTTATACGAAGGTTTAAATGTAGATCCAGCAATATCAATTGATTTTAAACCATTTAAAAATTCTCGTATATGCCCATAACTTGCTATACATTTGTAACCTATTCCCAAATAAGATTCGATTTTTTTACACTTCGCAGGAGATTCCACAATCACTAATTTCATATAATAATTATTTTACTATAATTATTATATTATACACTTTAAATTGTTTGTTTAAATTATTCCGTCTTAATTCTTTTTTCAGAAGTATTATCACAATCTTCATTACTAAGCATTACCAATGCTTCAAGTGCTTCTCTTTCTTCTGCCATATCCATTGTTAAATCAATTGGATTTAGATAACTATCTCCCTCACTTACCTTTACAGGTTTTAATGGTTCAAAGTTATATTTCGAATGATCAAATAAACCTTTACTTACCTTCAATAAGTATTCATGTATATTTTCACTCATTCTACTACCAGCATGAAATGAGAAATATGTTATAGAACCTAGTTCTACAAAACTCCATTGGTTCATCGACTTCCATGTTGTAAGTATTGTACTATACAAAACACCAATTACAAATGAAATTAGGATAGTTGACATTAAATTAATTTTTGATGTTGTAATTTTATCATACACTCTAGTATATTTATAATAATTATATTCAAAATAAGACTTATATAAGTTTACTTTTTCAGTAATAGATTCAATAGTTGACTGCATTGCTTATATTTACTGGAATAAAATGTTTATATCTGTTTTATAAACTATTTAATTTATTTCTCTGCTTTTTTGCTTTTAAAATCGTTCCATGATACTTTTTTTGCCTTTCGGTATTTATGTTTTTTACTGGTTCGTTTTTTTTCTTCTCTTAAAGCACTGTCAATATACAACTCTTTTAATATTTGTCCAACCTTTACAGATGCTTCGTGTTGATCTAATTTTCCAATTTCTATCTGCTTTAGAATATTTACAAACTGAAACAAAATATTTAAGTCTAATTCATCTTTTACAAGTTTATTATAAAGATTTGTATAATTGGTGTAAAGAAATTCACATTTCTTTTTACACATTGATTTAAATGTTTCCTGCGATACACGACTGTACTGTTTTTTTAATTGTAAAAATAGATTTACTTGTTCTTTAATTTTATCACTATGTTTCAATGTTCTAATTTTTCCTGTAGTTTCTTCTGGATTAAATTCATTAATCATATTTTTCAACTTTAATCTTGCTTCATCATTCATAATTATATAAATAATTATTTTTATTGTTTTATATTATTTTACGCGTTATTTATATAAATGCCAAAACAACTTTTAAAAAAAAATAATCAAAGTAATAAAACCAAAAAAAATAAATTAAAAATTAAAAGTAAAAAAAATCGCAAAAATAGAATTAGCTTTAAAAAAATGTCGAAGCGAAAACTTAAGACGACACTTAAAAAAGCAAAAAAAAAGATACACAAACAATTAAAAAATATCGCTATGAAAGGGGGATCAAATGATGGTAAAAAAGTTAAAATGCATAAAGAAGTTCCTCAAGATCCAAATCAAAGTGAAGATAGTATAGAATCCACTAAATCAGCCGCTGAAGTTTCAAACCAAGCAAATGTTCTCAATCAATTAGAACCCAATGTTGTAGAACCATTCACCGGTATGTCATCAAATAGTTATTCTGTTTTTTCAAGTCAACCTACTATGTTAGGAGGCGGTAAAATGCCTAAACCTATGAAACATCTTCGAAAAACGATGAAGAAACGATTGAAACTAATTAAAAAGCATAAAAAATAGTTATTGTAATACTATATAATTTATTTTAATGTTTTTGTAAAATATTAAAATCAAAGCATAATTTATTATGGAAGCATTAAAAATTTTAAAAAATTTAAATTTTACAAAAAATGTAATAACAAAAACCCCTAGTCAAAATAGTGATTTGGGAACTACATTGCTTATTATTGTAATTTTTATTGCATTATATATCTCTTCTTTTTTAGCTATAGGTTTAAAAAAAATAAAAGAAAATTGGAATACATATAGATGTAGTCCAATGGCAATGCCTTTCGCAGGATATTTAGGATTTGATGCTTTGGAAAATTTCGCTTTTTGTATTGGTAAAATTCAATCCGGGTTAATGAATACATTTCTTAAACCTATCTTTTCAAATTTAAATATATTGGGTGATGTTGCTGGAAGCATTGTGGGATCTTTAAAATCATTAACAGTATTAATGTCTAATATGAATGTTGGATTTGGTATGGCTAGCTTTGATATTTTATCAATGTTTAAGGGTATTATGGTAAAAATGCAATATTTTATTGTAAATATTAAAGATGTATTCGCAAAATTTGCTGGAACAATGTCTGTTATGTCTAATATAATAGAAGGAAGTAGTTTAACAGCGCGAAGTATGTGGAGAGGACCTGTAGGTGAAACCTTGAGAACACTGTGTTTCTCTCCCAACTCAATGGTAACAATGAATGATGGTAGTGTTAAAAAAATAAAGGATATCGTAATTGGAGATGTATTAAAAGATGACATTGATGTAATTGCCACTCTTAAAATTAAAGGAGGAACCGATAATTGTTTTTACAGAATATGGAGTACAGAATTAAATGATTTTATCTATGTAACTGGTAGTCATAAGATTATCGATCCAGAAAGCAACACATTAATTCCAGTAGAAGTGTGTAAACTAGCAGAAAAAACAAATAAGTATAGTGATACTTTATATTGTCTAATTACTTCAAACCATATTATTCCTATTGGAGAATATAAATTTTGGGATTGGGAAGATTAGATTATTTATAATATGATTTTATTAAATACAAAATCATATTATTATCCATTTTATATATAAGATGAATGATACTTTTATTTTAAATGTAAATAAATTATACAGAAATAAGACTTATTTAGAAAAATATGGACATTCTGTTGCAATTACCGTTATCATTCTATTAGCATTTTTTTTTATATTTTCGTATTTTTACATAAAATCAAATTTAGAACCAATAAAAAAAGACTGGAATAATATGAAATGTCATCCAGGTATCATACCGTTTGCTGGTATGATAAATAGAGACCCAAATGACACTGTATTTGAAAGTACTGGAAAAAATTTCACCTTATGTACTAATTTGATATTAAAAACCGTTGTTGATGTATTTACTAAACCAGTTACCTCTACTATGAACTCATTAAATAATACCTTTAAAAAAATACTTCAGTCAGGTGGTATGCTTCAAAAGGTTGTCGCGAAATTATTTGAAAAAATACAAAAAATGATGCAATATTTTATAAACCGATTGGCGTCTATAATAATACCTGTTCAAAAACTTTTTATTAACATCAAAGATACAATGAAAAAGATGAATGGTGTACTTAGTGCTTTTTTATATACATTGATAGCACAATTTTATGCTATGAAATCATTTGTTGGTTCGTTTATTGATATGATGATTGTAGGTATGATTGCTTCATCCGCATCTATAGTTGCTCTTTGGTTAATTCCATTTTCATGGCCTGTTGCTATACCAGCAACTGTATTTTATGTTGTTATAATGACTCTTATGATTATTATAAAAGTTAACATGTCTAGAATATTACTTATAAGCTCTGGACAAATACCTCCAAAACCAGGTAAGCCTGCTAATTGTTTTCACAAAGATACAATTATAGAAACAATTAACGGGGATGTAAAAATATCTGATATAAATCCTGGAGATAAATTATTAAATGGCGATATAGTTACTGGTGTTTTTAAAACTTGTGGATTAAAAAATAATTTTTATGATTTAAATGGTATTATTGTAACTGGTAATCATCATGTCTACAATGAAAGCATAGGATGGAATCGTGTTGAAAATGATCCTCGTTCTATTCTTATACCAGAAATGAAGGAGAAATATGTGTTTTGTTTAAATACTCAATCTAAAAAAATTAATATTAAAAATCAAGTATTTATGGATTGGGATGAGGTTGATATAACCGATATTCTTATTCTTAAAAACAAAAAATATATTTACACAAAAGAAGATATTAACTATTATTTAAATAGTGGATTTTTTAAAGATACATTAATCGAAATGAATAACGGTGAGAAAAAGAAAATTCAAAATGTAAATGTGGGAGAGATATTAAAAGGGGATATCAAAATAACAGGTATTGTAAAATCATTGGATCATAAAAAAACATATAATTATTTAAATGATGATTTTAATGTAAAAGGTAATAATATTATTTTTCAAAAGGATAGTTTAGCAAATTACAATAAAAAATATATTAAAACCAAGGATACAGGTAGATTTTTATATCATATTATCACAGATAAAAAATACTTTTTTTTAAATAATGCAAAAATATTTCATTATAACTCATGTTTAGAGCATTTTTTAAATAACTGATTTTATACTTATATATTTGAATTATTATCTATTTATTATTTATATGAGTAATATTTCTATAACCCTTGATCTTAATTTAATTAATATATTAATTATTATAATCATTGCTGGATTTATTGTTAGTAATACATGCATTAGTTGCATCCATAAAGAAAATATGGCTAATCTGTTTTACAAAACTTCTGATGGAATTCACGAAGATAAATATCAAAAACTCTACGAACCAGGTGAGAATTTTGAAAAAGTATCCGTTCCTATGCCTGAAGGACAATTATTTTACTACGGAAATAATGATTTTAAACCAGAATGCTGTAAACATTCAACAGTTAGTGGAACAGGTGGTTGTGCTTGTGAAACATCGGAACAAAAAAATTATTTAGCATCTAGAGCAGGAAATAAAAGTGAGTCGGATTGGGACAAGGAATTTTAAGAATAAATAACGATTTCACTTAATCAATATTAAATAATTCATTTTATATATATATTATATATACCATGAGTAACAAAACCCTTACATTTAAAAATACGCTATATAATATCATCGACAATGGTGTAATTGGAAATGGATGGAAATATGTAGAAGTGTTAAATAAAAAACACGAATTTTCTCTCCCTCAATGCCTTTATTATAAAGGAGAGTCCATGAAAAATTTATTAACATACAGTGAATATATCAATCATTTAGATGTTGGTAAAGATTTTATGAATGATTTCGTAAAAGATATTTTTAGAGAATGTTATCCTGGTAGCAAAAACCCTATTTGTAAAGTAAAAGAAAATTTAATGATAGGTGGTGCTCCTATAAGACTAGGATATTTAAAAACTATTGTAGACATGAGAAAAGATGATGAGTATAACGATAAAACAAGAAATCTAGATGATATAAAAAAATTTATCAATAAAAAATTAGATGAGAATGCTGGTAATTATTACTATTGGGGAAATGGTAATATAGATATTAGTAAAACTCAAAAAAAAGTGGAATTTGCTAATAATATTATTGACGAAGTAACTAGAAATCCTGATTTAAAGTTTAATGATATTAATCGCCCTGCCGGTATAAATCAATATATCCAAGATAAAAAAGGCCGTCGTGGTATGATTAAAAAAGTTACTATGCAACATATAGAAGAAGAAAAACTTTTTAATGATATTAAAGATTACATTATTTCAACTTTATTATCCGATACTTCAGAAGGAGAAAAAGAAAATGAAGATGAACCTGGATCAGTGGAAGAAAAAGAAGAAAATGATGAAGAAGAAAAAGAAACTGAAGTAGTGGAAGAAAATGATGAAGAAGAAAAAGAACCTG